TATCCGAGCAATGATATCGGGGCCGGCCAAACCTTGGCTCAGTGCCAGTCGTCCGTGCTCTCCATTGGATTGCTCTGCTCGTCGCTGGGCATTCCGATCTGGCAGACCACGCTGCCGCCCCGCACCACCAGTCCTCAAAGCTCGGCAAACCTGCAGACCGTGCTGTCGACCGAGTCGGTTCGTATCTCGTGGAATCATTGGGTCCGCGACGGCATGCCGATCAACTCGTCGTATTCACCGCTCGCCGTGGGATCGAATTCCGCGATCCGGGTCGGTCAGGCGGGTCACCCGTTCAGCGGCGTGTTCGACACTGGCGCGTTGATCGAGGTCAACGCCAGCAACCAGTTCCAGCTCGACGGCGGGTTCTGGTATTGCGGCCCGGGCAACAACACGGTCTACAGCAATGACGGCACGCACTATAACGGGCTGGCCGCGGTGCTGATGCAGCAGGGCATCACGACAAGCGTTTTCACGGTCAATTAAATCGGGGGCGCGCAGGCATGATCTCGCTCTGGCGCACCGCGCTCACCTCCAGGGACAATCAGTCCGGCGATATCGGCCGCATCTCCCTAGCACTCCTGCTCACCACCTATTGCTGCCTTGAGATCTACAGTGTGGTCTGGCTCAAGCAGCCATTCAGCGAGATGCAATTCGCCACGGCAGGCGCCGCTCTCGTGGCGGGCTGCTCGGCAGGGCTGCGTCTGAAGGCCTCCACCGAACCGGGCAGCTGATGCTGGTCAAGCACGAGGCCGGCAAGCCGCTCAGCGATGCGGAACGCAAGCAGCGCCGCGACGCGGCACGGGCGCGCTGGCACGTCGGCCTCGTCGCGACAGGCGCTGCTGTCGGCGCGGCTGCCGGTGCTGGGCGTGCCGCGGCGCGCACCGCGATCACGAGCCAGAACGAGATCGTGGCCCGCACCCGCGCCGCCGGCGTGCATGCGGCAGAGACAGCCGCCGCGGCCGAGCGTCGCATCCAGGAACGCGCAGATCGGCGCAACGCCGCGATCCGCGAGGCGTTTCGGTTTCGCAGGCGCGCAAACCCAGAGACGCAGCGCGAGCGCCAGCAGCGCTTTGGGCGCACCCTCGAGGAGGCCCGAAAGCCGGATACTGCAGCGGCGCGCCGCACCGTGCCGCCCGTCATCGGCACGCCCGAAAATGCGCGCATTTACGACTACCAGATCGCCTCTGCGCAACTGAAGCTGGGTGCCGAGCAGCGCTACCTTGCGCGCCTCAAGCAAGCCGAGCAGGACGCGTTCGACGGCAAGGACGTGCAGGCGCCCGAGCCGCGTCTGGTCCGCGCCATCACCCAGCGCGTGGCGCGCCTGCAGCGCGACCTCGATGAGCTGAACCGGCTCAAGGCGCGCGCGCACGACAAGATCGTGCGGCGGGGCACCACAGCAACCCGCCGGGGCAAGTCCGTCGATGTGCGGCCCACCACGACCGACCAGTTCCGCGGCGGCGAAACACTGCGCCAGCGCAAGAACCGCATCCTTGGTGCCAAGCGCGAACTCGCGGCCAAGGAGCGCAAGGTGTTGGACCAGTCGGCCCGCACGACAGCTGCGCTGCGCACCAGGGCCCGTGAGACTGCCTTCGAGGACGCTGGGGAAGCTGTCAGGCGGGCCTTCGTGCAGGGCCGCTACGGGAGCCGCATCGCCCGTGCCGCCGGGCGTGCCGGCCTCGTGGGGGCCGGAATCGGGGCCGCCGTCGGCGCCGGTGTGGCCGGCGCACACTGGCTCGCTACCCGGCGGGTCGAGAAGCTGGCCAAGGCCGCACCCGATGAGCCGGAAGATCCGATCGAGGTCGAGCGGAAGATCGCGGTCGAGCTGGCCCGCGTGTTCCAGGGCTGGATCAAGCAGATCTCTGACGAGACACCGACCATCAAGCTGGAGCAGGACCTGGGCCGCGCCCTGGCGCCGCTGGCCGACGTGTTCCGTGACGGCGCGAAGAAGCCGCCGATCGACGCCGGCGCGTCCGACCCCCGCGTGATCGAGTTCGACTTCGACAAGATGAACCCAGCGGTGCGCCAGCACATGCAGGACTACACGCTGAACCGGATCCGTGAGATCTCCGACGAGCAGCGCGACGCGGTCCGTGCCGTGCTTCAGGGTGCCATAGCCGACGGCGCCGCACCTGCCACGATGGCGCAGCAGATCAAAGAGACGATCGGCTTGACCGTGGCCCAAGCTGCTATGGTCCAGACGTTCCGCAAGCAACTGGACGCGCTCGATCCGAACGCGCTGAACCGCCAGTTGCGCGACAAGCGGTTCGACCGGACCGTCCAGAAGGCGATCGACACCGGCACACCGCTGTCGGACGCCCAGGTCAACAAGATGGTCGACGCGTATCACCGTCGGTTCGTCGCGTTGCGCGCCATGACGATCGCGCGGACCGAAGCGCTCCGAGCCGCGAACTACGGCAACCTGGCCGGGATGCGCCGCTTCCTGGAGGCGCACCCAGACTTCACAGTCATCAAGACCTGGAAGGCGACCGAGGACGAGCGGACCCGCGAGACGCACCGCGAGCTCGACGGGCGCCAGGTCCTGGGGATCGACACGCCGTTCCTGACCGGCACGGGCGACACGATCCGCTGGCCGCACGACGACACCGCGCCTGCGCGAGAGGTCGTCAACTGCCGCTGCACCCTGCAGTTCGTGGTCATCCCGAAGTCCACCGCCGTGTCCCGCTTCCTGACCGCCGATCAACCCATAGCACCGTGGAGACCAAAGCCATGACCCAGACCGCTGTCGCCACTGCCGACCGGCAGTATGGCGCCCTGCAGAAGATGATCGACGTGGCGAACACGCCCGAGGCGAAACAGCGCCTGATGTTCAAGGTCGCGATGTATCGCGCCGACATCAACAAGGCGCAGGCCCAGTTCGAGCAGATGTCCAAGGCGATGAAGCCGGCCGAGGCCCAGACCGTGATGAAGGGCGCGCTCCAGAAGTGGATCGACGCGGGCGACGGCGAGCTGAAGAAGGCCGTGGCGCAAGGCGTGTTCGGCCATATGTCGAACGTCGGCAAGCCACCGGCCGGCGAGCATGGCACCCCGGTAGCGGGACGGATCACCGGCAAAGACGATGGCGGTGTGCCGCGCATCGGTGCCAAGCATCAGAGCGTCAAGGGCAACATGAGCCGGTCCGAGACGACAGGCGGCAAGGGCACGGTCGACCCGGTGGAGCGCGCCGAACATGAGCGTGGCCCGGAAGAGGACGAAATCCTGGCGCCCGACAGCGAGGATTTCGACTACGAGGGCGTCGAGGACGGCGAGACCGAGACGGTCGGCCATCCAGGTGACGACGAAGGCGAGGACGAGGGCGACATGAGGCGCAAGAAGGCCCGCGCCAAGCTCGCCGCCGGCGCCGGCAAGATCAAGGTCGGCCAAGCGTTTGGTGGCAAGGTCGGCCAGAAGGAGCCAATGCCGGCCAAGAAGGTCACTCTTGCGGTCGAGCTGGTGAAGATCGCTCCGGACGCGATGATCGATGTGCTGACCAAGTTGGCGCCGGCCGACAAGGTGGCGATGCTGACCAAGGCGGAGCGCTACGCGGCAGACCTGATGGCATTCATCGACGGGGCGCGCGAGGCCGGCCTGAGCAAGCGCGATATCAGCCGGTCGGTCAGCGAGTGGATGCGGGGCGGCGACGTGCTGACCAAGAAGTTCACCGCCGAGGCACTCGCCGGCGCCGGGCAGATCCCGCTCCAGCTCGGCAATATGGTCCTTGCCTGGGAGGGCCGGTCGGCGGGACGCGGCCCTTTCGGCTGAGGAAGAGCTTTTCCGAGGGCGCGATGCATGCCCTCGGGAACGCGATCGGCATCATCGAGCGCCAGGCCGCGCGGCGCGCGAAGCCGAAATCTTCCCGGCACCACCTGATTGCCGGCTATCGCGTCGGGCGCGGCCTGCCCGCGAAGAAAGGGTTCACCGCGCCATGAACATGTCGCTGACGATGCCGCCGAAGGGCGCGATGCAAATCTTCGTCCCGCTCTGCAAGATCGACGAGGAGAAGCGCCTGGTCTATGGCATTGCCGCAGTCGAGAAGCCGGACAAGGCTGGCGAGATCATGGACTATGCCACGGCCAAGCCGGCCTTCACCGAATGGTCGAACAGCTTCTCGAATGCCACGAACGGCATGTCCAAGGGCAATGTGCGCGTGATGCATAACCCGAAGTTGGTCGCGGGCAAGCTGACCGACATGACGTTCGACGACGACAACAAGGCGGTCCATGTCTGCGCGAAGATCGTCGACGACGCCGAGTGGCAGAAGACGCTGGAGGGCTGCTACACCGGTTTCTCGATCGGCGGCGGCTATGGCAATTGGTGGGCCGATGGCGCCTTGAAGCGCTACACGCCGAAGATCGCCGAGATCAGCCTGGTGGACAGCCCGTGCATCCCGGGCGCGCGCATCATCGAGCTGCAGAAGGCGGACGGCAGCGTGACGGAGATCCACGCGACCGGCCGTGCCCCGCTGACCTACGGGCAGATGGTGCCGCCCAAGACCTATGGCGATTTGGCGAAGGGGTTGGGTGGCATCGCGCGCATGGCGGGTCGGGGCGCCCTGAATTACTTCGACAGGGCTGGCGATATTGGCGAAAATATTGGAAGTTACGCAGGCGGCCACATCGGAAATTTCGCCGGCAGAGCCGCAGCAACCGCGCCAGCCGTGGCTGCTTATGTTGGTGCGAAAAACCATGTCAGTGCAGCGTTAAGCGACCGTAAGCGCGACGAGCACGGCCGCTTCGCCGCTAAAATCGATGGCGCCTACGAAATGCGCAAAGGTCTGGGCGGTTTTGCGCGGATCGCCGGCCGCATCGAGCGCGAGGCTGTGCATTCGCCGCGGCTGGGCACCCCGGTTCGCCCGCGCATCCAGAGCGAGGGCCGATTCTCGGCGCGGCTCGGCAGCGGTATGGAAGATGCCAAGTCGCGCGACGCATCCGGCGCGACACATGCGCCAAGAAAGACAGGCCGTGGTCGCCTGATCACCGAACACGAGGTGCGCGCCGCGGCTCGCTCCGGCGCGGTTGGTGCAGGCATCGGAGCGGCCGCAGGCTATGGTGCTGGCCGCCGCGCCAAGCCCTTCGCCAGCACGGTCGAGCCGGACGAGCATCGCCGCGATGAGCATGGTCGCTTCGCCCACAAGATCGATGGCGCCCACGAGTTGAGCAAGCGCCGTGTCTAAGCCGCCGCACATCCCACCGATCGTCCTGCTCGGTCTGTTCAGCCTGTTCCTGATGATCGGGTTCTATATGGTGATCGGCGAGATCGTGTCCGGCACGATGATGCCCGGAGCCTAACGCCTCACCGATAGACGCAGACCAGCGATCCCGACGATCGCAACACGGTCTTGTTCATGTCGCAGACCGTGGCGGCCAGCCCGACCGGCGGCGGCGGCCCGTGCTCGATCATGGCGAGCATGTCGTTGAACGTCAGCTGATCGCCCGGCAAACAGGTGCCTCGTATCTGCGACACGATCTCGGTTCCCGACGGCTCGAAAGTGCGGACCATGTTGACCACGCATGCGCCATTGGTCCGGGAGTTGTGATACGAAGTCTCGACCGGCTGAATAGCGGGTTGCGGCGCTGCGCAGCCAGCCAGAACAAGCGCAAATATCGTCAGGTTTAGACTTCGCATTCTCGTCTCCTTACAACGAAAAACGCCGCACCCCGAAGGATGCAGCGCCTAGTCTTTCGGCCACAAATTGAAGCGGTTCATGACTTCGGTTGATCCAAAGCCAATCAGGACAAGCAACCAAACCGGGACAAGCCACCAAACCAAGAAGAAAATCGCGAAAACGAACAGCAATACACCAGCCAGCTGTCCGAAGAAGGACAAATCTTCATCGCTTTTGTATCCGGCGTGATTGTTGTTGGTTTCGGGCTTCTTCTGCATTTTCCCTCCACACACGATCATGTGGGAACTCAGCACCGTAACGGCTAGCGGCGGTGATCTGCAACCCTGGAATGAGGAGAGGCCATGGCTCTGCCGAATCCTCACTTCGATGCCTCGGTGATCGGCGCGTTGCGCCAGCGTCTCGTGGCGCACAACCAGGCGCTCGCCAAGCGGGACGACAGGCTCACCCTAGGCAAGATGAAGGGGCTCTATCGGCGCTTCTACCATGGCAGCGATGATCCGCACGTCGCTGCCCTGATCCGGATCGACAGCCACCTCGCCAAGTTGCGTAAGGCCGAGTTCGACGCGGATGACCATCCCCGCGGCGCTGGCGGCAAGTTCCGCTCGAAGGGCGGAGCGAGAGCTGGTGCATTCTACCCGGCAACCCGCGATCAGCACGAGGCGCTGAAAGACGAGAACTACGGTTATCGCCAAAACCAAACCGCGATCATTCCCGAGACGCGCTACGAGACGCTCGGACCTCCCGCTGCCACAGCGATCGGTGTGGGAGCAGGTGCTATCCAGGGCGCTCTGTTCTCGACCCCAAAGGGAGACGCAGTCGATCGCGTTGTGGGGCGTTTCGGCCGCGGATTGGGATGGCTGGCAGGTGATATCGCGGGTCGCGCCACAATCGGAGCACCTGTTGTCTTGAGCGCGAAGGCAGCGAGACTTGGAATCGGAATGATCAACCGTTCTACCGGTTCTCGATTTCCGCGACCAAAACCAGATGCGGGCAAAAAATATTTGGCAGCGGGAGCCAAGATCGGCCGTCGTGCTGGACAACAAGTAGGCGGCCTTGCAGGAAAAGCCACTGGGCAGCTTGCTTCCATTCCGGCGTGGGCAACACGTCGAGCAATCGCAGGAATGATACCAGGTCGCCGCGGCAAATTGATTGCCGCACTCGCTGGGGGTTCGGTCGGCGGCGTTTTTCCAGGCTATTACGCCTATGGGCACTACCTCAACGCTGGCGTCTCATCGATCGCCCCTTTCATCGACGCGATGTTCCCGCGCCATGTCGAAAAGGCATTCGGCGCCGACATCGCCGCGCTCCTGACGGACTCCGAGGTGCTGGCCAAGCGCGACGCCGTGCTCGGCCTAGCCGGCGGCAACGACGTGTTGGAGAAGGCGCTGGGCGCCGAGATTGTGCGACGCGCCGTTCGGTTGATCGGCACCAAGGCCCGCGGCGTCGTCACCAGCAACGCGACCCAGGTGCCGCGCAAGTTCCGCATGTCGGCCGCGGGGCGCGCCGCCGTCACGGCCAGCGGTGGTGCGGTCGGCTCGATCGCCGGCGCCGCCGGCGGGGCCGCGGTTGGAGCCGGGCGGGCCATCTGGTCGGAGTTCAACGAAAAGCATCCCCGCGACGAGCGCGGGCGCTTCGCGCATGCCAATTCGGGTCGCGCCATCGCCCATGCCGCCGTGGTGGGGGCAGCGGTCGGCAGCGGGATCGGCCTGCTGGGCGGGCGCTACGCGGCGCGCCGGTTCGAAACCCGCCTGGCACGCAATGCCCTGGAGACGCATTTCTCGGCCGAAAACGTGCAGCGGATGCACAGCGACCTCGCCGCCAAGGTCAAGGAGCGCGTCGCGGATCGCTTTCTGGATGGGATGCACGACCCCGACAAAATGCATGCCGAGGCGCTCGCAGCCGCGGCCCGAAACAAGACGGAGAAGTCTGAAGCGGCTGAGTTCGGGCGCGCCGCGTCGCACCTGGCGCGTCACCGTCCCTCCCTGCCCGAGACGATTCCTGTCGCACCTGGCGCGGACATGCATGGCACGGTGCGGGCCTCTCTGGCGCGCGCCGCCAGGGTGCGGTTCGACGCCACGATAGGGCGCGCCGCCACATCGCCGATCAGCTGGATCACGCACCAGCTCGACGAGGGGTTCGACACCGAGTTCCGCAAGGGTATGTCGGCGCTCGGCGAAAAGATGCCGATGTTCGCCAACGCCAAGGGCGCCAAGGCGAACCTGATCAACAACGTCGATCCGGAGCAGCTCAGCCCCGAGGCCCGCAAGCTGTGGGACGGACTGGTGGCGCGCCGGACCAAGACGCTGGATGAGGTCAAGGAGACGCTACACCGCCGCACCGGCGATATGCAGGGTGCCCAGAAGACGCAACGTGAGTTGCAGCGCAAGGTAGATGCACTGGCGGCGAAGCGGCAGCATGTCGAATACCGGGGCGCCGAACTGATCGATGACGACGAAGCCGATCCGGCCGAGTTGCGTGCCTTCCTGAAATCCGAATTCGGCATCGAGTCGAAGGTAAGCAAGCGTCTCGCGCCAGAGGCGCAGCTCAAGGCGCTCAAGACCGAACTGCATAGCGCGATCACACAGTTCGACGCCTCGGCCAAGACAGAGATCGAAGACATGACGCGCGACCTGGAGGACGCCAGGGAGCAGGTCAACCATCTGTCATCCGATATCCACGGCGATCTGCGGCCCGCCGAGCGCGAGGCGATCCGCAACCCGTTCGCCACAGGCAAGAAGTCGCCGTTCTTCGAGCCGGTCCCGACCCGGGAAGAGCTTGAATTGATGCGCCAGGTCGCGATCCGGCGCGATCCGACCGTGCGCGCGTTCGACACCGTGACAGAGCAGCGCATCCGCGACGCCGGCAAGCGGCTCGGTAGCATCCTAGCGACGCAGAAGAAGGCGCTGGAGCGCCGGGGCCGCGCCGGCCTGACGGATGCCGGGGCGCACTGGATGCGCCGCGCCACGCCTATCCTGGCCCAGCATCTCGATGATGCGATGGCCGACCTGCACGCGCTGCGCGAGACGATGGTGGGCAATCGCGAGCCGAAGGGCTTCCTGCATTGGGTGCTGTTCGACCGCGACATGAAGACCGCGGGCGCCTGGATGAAGGCTCAGGCCAAGAAGGCCCACGATTTCGGCGAGAAGATCGGCGGCGCGGCCTGGAACAACAAGGCGAAGATTGTCGGCGCGCTGGGCGTGGCCGAGGCGATCGGCGGCGTGTCCTACGACGACAAGACAGGCACGAAGGTGACGCTCAACCCGCTGAAATGGTCGCTGCCGCGCGGCCTGAAGGTCGAGGCGAGTAACCCAGATCCGTTCAACAAGGACAAAGGCCTGGTCGGCGTCACCTATCGAGCGCGCGACGGCAAGCGCCGGTTCCTGGTCGGCGCCTATGACGACGGACAGCAGGTCGGTGAAGGCAAGCCACGCCCGCGCCGCGACATCGCGTTCAACGCCGAACTAGAGCAGGTCCGCGAGCGTGTCCGCCAAGGCGGTCAGGGCGGCGGGGCGCAGGGCCAGGGTGGGGGCGCCCGCGCTGAGCCGGTCCTGCCGGACGACAAGCGCCAGGAGGCTATCACCGCAGTGGCCACGCTCAAGGCCCACGGCAAGATCAGAGACGGCGGTTCGGGCGACTGGACCTATCAGCACAAGGAGGGTGCCGATTACGGCCGGCTCCAGAACGAGGTGCGCACCGCGTTCATTGCCAAGCACAACCAGCGCTGGAATTTCGCGAAGGACAAGCGTCCATACAACCCGGTCGCCTATTTCAGCGCGCTCCACGATCTCTTCGAGGCGCCCGAAACCGCGCTACTTTCGACCCAGAACAGGGCCGACATCCTGACCGGCAAGGGCATCAACCACGGCATCATGGCGTGGAACCCGGCCTATGACGGGCAGAACAAGGGGCAGGTCAAACAGGCGCTCCTTCAGGAATTCGCTGGTCAAAGTAACGATGTGCATGTCATCCGTGGCGAGTCCGACAAGAAGCAGGTGTTCCGCGCGATCGACGTGCTTGGCAAGCATTACGGCCTCGACGGCAGCGATGTGGGCCAGATCCAGGCCGCGGTCGAACAGAAGATGTCTGGCCACCCGGTCCGCGAAGGCCGTCCACAAGGACAGAGCAACCAGCCGCGTCAGGAGCAGCCACGCGCGCAGAATCGCATCGATCCCAAGAACCTGGCCGATGAGCTTTGGCGCGACGGCCATCGCGGCAATCACACGGACCAGGAAAGTTTCCGAAGCATCGTGGCGAAGGCCTACGAGATTAAGCTCGGGGAACTGAAGCGTGCCGGCAAGGAAGGCCGTGCCGCCGAGATCGAGGCGCTGAACAGCACTGAGCTGAAGTTCAAGGGCTACCAGAAGTCCGACTATGCCGTCGATCTCCGCAAGGCCGATCTGTGGAGCGCCGAGGAGGGCGACGGCATCAAGCGCGCCGTCGGCATGGGCGCCGGCGATCTCGCTGAGGCCGGGGGCCGCAAGCTTGGTTCGGGCGCGGGTGGTGGTCCAGATGTTGGGTCAAAGCAGGACAAGCGCTCGTTCTTCGAGCCGGTCCGACTTGGTGGCTCGGTGGGCAGCTTCGCCGGCGGCGCGGCTGGCTGGACCGGTGCCGAGCGTGCCCTGGCGAGTCGTGCCGCCGGGCGAGCCGCACGTGCGACAGCGGCCGGCGTCATCTCGGTGCCGCGCCGCGCCAGCGCCGGCATCGCCGGCCGGCTCACCGGCGCGGGCCTCAAGTCTCTCGCGCGAGACGGCGCTGAACACGTGGTCGGGTTCGGCCTGAAGACGGCCGGCTCGATCCTGGGCGGCGCGGTCGGGCAGATCGGCCTCGAAGCCGCGGCGCGCGGCGCCTACGCATTGGCCGGCAAGAAGGCGCCGGGCAGCTACGCGCCCAAGATGTCGGGTGGCGAGCAGGTGGCGCGCACCGTCGGCTCAGTGTTGGGACAGGGCGCGGCTGTAGCGCTGGCCCCCGAAACGTTCGGCGCATCCCTGGCAGCTGGCACAGCCGGCGGTATGGCGGGTGATGCGGTCGGCGGTTGGCTCTACCACCATTTCGCGTCGAACTACGGCAAAGCCACGGCCAAACACATGGGCCGCTACTTCGCGCCCCCGGCGAAGAGCGCATGAGCGACTCGGCCGGCACCGGCGGTCCCGGTTTCACGCAAAGCCCAGCAGCCTTCTCCGGCCTGACCAACACAGATCTGCGGCCCCGTCCCCGCAAAAAGCGTCCCGTGCCTTTGCTCAACACAAGCTTTGTGACCCGGCGCGGCCGGAACAGCAGGAGTCCTCACATGCGTAAAATCTTCGCCGACAAGCTTGCGCTGCTGAAGACCAGCATCGCCGAGATCAGCAACGCCGCGCCCGAAACACGCGACGCGCTGCTGGCCAAGTCCTTCAGCGAGTTCGAGGCCGACATCGGCGCGACACTCGATGAAGTCGCGCCCGAGCCGGAGCCGTTGGCCAAAGGGCTGAACCTGATCAGCAGCCTCGCCACGCTGCTCACCCAGGTCGAGACCACGGTGAAGTGCATCTGCGAGGGCAAGGCCTATCGCTACAGCGACGCCGATGAGGAATGCCCCGAGCATATCCAACTGGGCCTCCATCACTTCCTCGCGGTCGGCGAGATGGTGCTGCGCGAAATGGTCAACGACCATGTCGAGATGCCGGAAGACGAGATGGACGCCGAGAAGGCGGACCGGGCCGGCCAGCTGTTCAAGATCGACAGCGCCGGCACTGTTCTGTTGATCAAGAGCGCACTGCCGGAGAATCTGGTCGGCTTCGCGCAGGACCCTGCCCTGCTGGCGATCGACCGCATCGAGCTGGGCCGCGACCTCGTCGCGATGGGTGGCGACGTGCTGGTCGCGCTGGACCAGCAGGGCGTGCTGCCCGACGAGTTGCGCAAGGCCATCCCGCCCGAGATGGGGTCGGACGATGACGCCGGCGACGAGATGGATGGCGACGAGTCGGCCGATGCCGGCGATGAGGGTATGGATGACGGCTCTGGCGATGATGGGTCTGGCGATGACGGCGGCGATGGCACCGATCAGATGGACCCGCTCGAGGTCATCGTGCGCCTCGCGTCCGCCATCATGGTGGTGGGCGGCTCGCTGATCCAGGCTCAGGGCGGCTCAGCGTCGGAAGATGAAGGCGAGATGGGCGGCGAGACCGATGAGGATGGCACGGACGAGGCCGACCAAGAGTCGGAGGATACGGGTGGGCCAGGTCCGGCGATCCATGAAGGCGACGATGACGGAAGCACGCCCGAGGGCGAGTCGGGCCAGGGCGGCACGGACCACACCGCCGATGCGATGCACCGCAAGAACGCGGCGCACCAGTCCGCGCATGGACCGGCGGGGAGCCGCGCCATGTTCTCGGCCGGCAAGAAGCGCAACCCCGATCAGGCCGAGAAGGTCGCGCCCGGCGGCGCGCTCACCAAGGCGGTCGAGGCACGCATGGGTAAGCTCGAAGAAACGATGGGTGTGCTGAGCCAGGGCGTGGCCGCGCTCCTGAACCGTCCCGCCGCCGACGACAAGGGCCATTCCGGCATCAGCGCCGCGATCCCGCGTCAGCAGGATGGTCTCGGCAAAGCAGCCGGTCCCGACATTGCCGAGTTGGCGAAAACCAATCCGGAAGCCGCCGCCACAGCAATGATCCGCACCATCCTGACCGGCCGCTGATTTTGCTTGCTAATCACATTTTTATGTGATTCGTATTCGACACCATTGAGCGAGCCATGTGCCGCTCCTGCTCGTCGCGCCGGTTGAGCCCCGGCTGATCCGGTCCGGTCACTGACCAGGCCAAGGGTCCTGCCCGATACGCCGCCCTGGGCAGCGGTGAGCCGAAAGCTCAACTGATGAATACCCCGCAAGACAGTCTGGAGCTCATCAAGGGCGCCCTGGCGAGTGCTGGCCTTTCCGCAGCCGAAGACGTGCTGGCGAAGGCCTTTCTGCAGCCCACCACAACGCCCACAGGCTTGCAGGTCTATGACCTCGAAGCCCCGGCAAAGCTGCTCTACCCGGTCCTCACTCCGCTGCGCAACGCGATCCCGCGCGTCGGCAATGGACGCGGCATCCAGGCCAACTGGCGCGCCGTGGTCGGCATCAACACGACCGGCGTGATCGGCTCGCTGGGCCAGGGCAACCGCGGCGGCGTGATCTCGACCACCACCAAGGACTACCTCGCCGCGTTCCGTGGCCTCGGCTACGACGACTATGTGACCTGGGAAGCGGACATGTCCGCCGAAGGGTTCCAGGACCTCAAGGCGCTCGCCGTCCAGGGCCTGCTTCGCTCGCTGATGATCGAGGAAGAGGCCACCATTCTGGGTGGTAACGGCTCGGTCGCACTGGGCACGCCCTCGACCCCGACCGTCACCGCGATCGGCTCGGGCGGTTCCATCGCCAACGCGACCACGGTCTATGTCGGCGTCGTCGCGCTGACCCACCAAGGCTGGCGTTCCTCGAACCTGGTCAGCGGTGTGCCTGGTCTGGTGAGCCGCACCAACGCCGACAGCTCGGTTGACACCTATGGCGGCGGCTCGTCCGCAGCCTCGGCGCTCGGCTCCGTCACCACCTCGGCGTCCAGCTCGACAGTCACCGCATCCGTCACCCCGATGGAGGGTGCCGTTGCCTATGCCTGGTTCGTCGGCTCGGCCAACAGCGCGGCGTCGTGCTATCTCGCCGCGATCACCACGCTCAACTCGGCCGTCTTCACCGCGCTGCCGGCCAACACCCAGCAGGCCCTCAGCACCATCACGGCGGACAACAGCGCCAACTCGCTGTCGTTCAATGGGCTGCTGTATCTCGCATCGGCTTCGGGCTCGGGTGCCTACTGGGCCGCGCAGCCGACCGGCACGAACGGCACCGGCACGCCGCTCACCGCGGACGGGTCGGGCGGCATTGTCGAGTTCGACACGATGCTGCAGTCGTTTTGGACCAACTACCGCCTGTCGCCTTCCGAATTCTGGGTGGGAACGCAGGAGCTCAACTACCTTCGCAAGAAGGTGCTGGCCAACACCGCGTCCGTGCCGAATCTGGTGCGCTTCACCGTCTCGACGGCGCGCGACCAGCTGCAGGGCGGTCTCGGTATCCGCGGTTACCTGAACCCGTTCGGCATGGGTCAGGCGGTCGAGATCCCGATCAAGCTGCACCCGAACATGCCGAACGGCACCATCCTGGCCGTCACGCATGAGCTGCCCTACTCGCTGTCGGGCGTCTCCAACGTGATCCAGATGAAGCTGCGACGCGAGTATCACCAGCTCGAGTGGCCGCTGCGGTCGCGCAAGTATGAATACGGCGTCTACATGGATGGCGTCCTGCAGCATTATTTCCCGCCGTCGTTGGGTATGATCACCAATATCGGCGCCGGCTGATCCTGGCTTCGCCTGATCGGTCCGTCTCAAACGTGGCGTGGAGGGAAACTTCCACGCCACGACTGTTTTCAGGAGAACTCGAATGCATCTCTTCAAGCTGCGGCCCGGCGTAACATCCGTCTCGGTCGACGGTGTCGAATACCGGCCCGACGAAGACGGTTTCGTTCGGATCGACTCGCCATCGCTCAAGGTGCTGGGGTTCCTCTCCACCGAAGGGCACCGCGCCGCGACCGACGAGGATTTCGCGACGCCACCGGCCGCCGGCTCGGAAGACGACGAGAAGACAGCGCTGCTGGCGCGCATCGAGGCGGCGGGCGGCAAAGCGGATCGGCGCCGCTCGCTCGCCAACCTGCGCTACATCGCGGCCGAGCTCGAAGCGCCAACACCGCCAGCCGCCGCCGCGGCAGCAGCACCAGCAGCACCAGCAGCGGCGCCTGCAACCCCTGCGGCCACCCCGGAGCCGCCGGCGGCTACGCCAGCGCCCACAACAGCCACCACGCCAGCACCGGAAGCAACGGGCGCCGCTGCCCCGGCCACGCCTGAGTCAGCGGCTACCTGATCCGTGTCTGGCTCGACCGAAACCGTATCGACGCCCTGGATCACGCTGGCGCAGCTCAAGGCGTGGCTCAACATCACCGACTCGAGCCAGGACGCCAACCTGACCCCCTTGCTCACCGCGGCGACGCAGGCCTGTATCTCCTATCTGAACCGCGACCTGGTGCAGTCCAGCCAGACCGAGACCTATGACGGGCCGGGCAGTTCGATCCTGCCGCTGAACACGTTCCCCATCACCGCGGTGGCGAGCGTGATGATGGACGGCCAGCCCGTCGTTCCGGCCGCGTTCAACCAGGCCGGCTATGTGATCGGCAAGTTCTCGCTCCGGGCGAAGGGAATGGTCTGGTGCAAGGGGTTCCAGAACGTCACGGTCAGCTACACGGGCGGCTATGCCACGATCCCCACCGATGCGGTGCAGGCCTGCCTGCTGGCCGCGTCGGCCATGTTCAACTCGATGGCGGCTGACCCCAACCTCCAGTCGGAATCGACGTCAGGCGTATTCTCCGGCTCGTTCTGGCAAAGCGGGCCCGGCGCGCTGCCGCCGTCGTCGCGCAGCCTGCTGATCAACTATCGCAAGGTCTACAGCGGCATCGCGGGGTAACGCATCATGATGGGACGCGGCTACTACCTGCAGCGTCGCATCGATGCCCGCTACCAGCAGCGCGGCTCGCAAATCACGCTGCGGCGGGTCTCCTTCCTGTCAGGCAACAATACGCTGCCCAACCCAGCCATGCTCAAGAATCTCACCGTCGCCCAAGACGCGGCCCAAGGTGACGTCACGGTTTCGCTCAGCGCCACCGTGGCGCGGGGACGGCTCGTGCCGGGCGACCAGCTCGTGATGGGCAACGTCACGGCCACTGTGGCGCAGCTCCAGGTCAACGACATCACGCTAGAAAGCGGGACCGTTCTCTTCGCCGAAAATGGCGATCAGATCACGCTCGACGGGTCGTTCTCATCCTATGACCTGCCGCCCTTGCTGACCGACACGCCAGCGGTGAACAATGCTTTTCCGCAGGTCCTGCTGACCGAGCCCTTGTCGGGGCCCGTGAGTGCCGGAACCCAGGTGACGATGGTCTGGCAGGCCGACACGACGGTTTATGGCTACATCAACAGCTATGACAACACGATGATCGACGGCCAGCGCATCCAGGCCAATGACCTCCAGGTCGGCATTTCCGCGCTCAGCGCCAATCCTGCTGCGCCTCCCACCATCACCGACAAGATCGTCGTGCTGGGCGTCGAGAAGGCGATCCTGAACGTGAGCAGCAAGATCAACGACAACCAGCAGCTCGTATGGGTGTGCCAGGTCCGCTGAGGAGGTCGCTATGGCGGATTTCTCGGTCGATGTGGCGTCCTGGGTCGACAAGGCGCTGATGCGGGCCGAACAGGCGTTCCAGGCCACGGCTCAGGGCGCGGTGAACCGGGTCAAGGATCTCACGCCGGTCAAGACGGGCTACCTGCGCGCCAACTGGACCGCGATTCATGCCGGCGATGCCGAGCCCACCCCTGGCGCGGTGCCAGACGCAATGGATGCGATCAGCAGCGCGCCGCTGGGTAGCACTCTCGTTGTGCTCAACCCGGTCGTCTATGCGCGACGCGTCGAGTATGGGTTCGTTGGCGAGGACAGCCTGGGGCGGCACTATAACCAGCCAGGGCGGCACATGACCCAGCAGACCGTGTCCGAGATGCCGTCCATCGCCGAGGCAGCCGTCGAACTGGTTGTCAGCGAGTGAGTTCGATCGGCATTCAGACCGCGCTGGATAACGCGATCATCGCGTTTCAGGCGGCCAACCCGCAGTTCGAGTTGGCGCTGGAGAACACACCCTACACTCCCACAAAAGGGGTGATGTATCTCAGCACCGCGATCAGCGGGCTCAACCGCCGCAAGATCGCGCTGGGTCCGCAGGCCGTCTCGGTTGCGGAATACATGGGCTACTATCAGGTCAGCGTGAACGGCGCGATCGACGAGGGCATGGCCGTGCTGCGCGCCGCCGGCGATCTCGTCGCGGACGCGTTTCCGAGCGGCCTGGTCCTGATCGGCTCGGACGGCACACGGGTGATCATCCAGATCGCCTCCCCGCAATCGGCGATCGAAAACGGCGACTGGGTGACCGTGCCCGTCGCGATCCAGTGGTTCAGCACCGACCCATAGGCTGAAGCGTCAGTAGAGTCCCACATGCCGCTTGGGTAGCGGCGAACAGCAAGGTTTCCGCACATGACGACAACTTTCGCACGCGGCGTTGCGAAGACGCTTGCGCTCGCCGAAGAAGCCTCGTTCGGCGTCAAGTCGACCGCGGCAGGCTCCTATCTGCGCCGCACCTCGTCGGACCTGACCCTGTCGACCGACGCCTACCAGAGCCAGGAAATCCTGCCGAGCCAGCAGGTCGAGGATCTCCGGCTCGGCGTTCATCGCGTCTCGGGCACGATCAGCGGACAACTATCGCCCGGCGCCTATGCCGATCTGTTCCAGGGCATGATGCGCGGCACCTGGGCCGGAAAGGTGCAACTGACCAGCCAGATCGTCACTCTGTCGGCCTTGTCGAACGGCGGCACGGCGATCAATGCCAGCGCCGGCGGCTTCCTCGCCTCGGGCCTGAAGATCGGTGACATCATTGTCCTGACCGGATTCTCTGGCGGTTACACGGCGAACAACAACGTCAACTGCCGCATCTTCGCCATGACCGACACCACGATTTCGGTCTATGAGGGGCTGACCGTGGTCAGTTCGGCGGTGAGCGGCATCACGATCGCCCAGGCCGGCAAGAAGCTGCTCATGGCGGGTAGCAACCAGCTGTTCCGCAGCTACACGCTGGAGCACTGGTTCGCCGATGTGGGTATCTCCGAGGCTTTCGTGGGCTGCCGCATCAGCCAGATCTCGCTCAACATCCCGGCCACGGGTCTGGTGACATTCAGCGCCACCGTGACGGGTCAAGACATGATCACCGGCACGACCCAGGTCTACGGGTCGGCCGCGGGTCCGACGACGGACAACTCGCTCGCCGCGGTGAGTGGCAAGATCGCCTACAACGGCGCATCGCTCGGCATCATCACCGGCCTGTCGCTCCAGCTCACCGCGAATGTGCAGTCTAACCCTGTGCTGGGCTCGGACGTGGTGCCCGAAATCTTCATGGGCATGATGCGGGTCAATGGCAGCTTCACCGCCATGTTCACCGATGAGACGCTTGAGACCAACTTTATCACCGAGACCGAGACCACGCTCCACGCCTATCTGACCTCGACCCAGGCGCCGAACTCCGATTTCATCAGCATCTTCATCCCAAGGGTCAAGGCGATGTCGGCCCAGAAGTCGGACAGCGATATGAGCCTGATCCAGTCGTTCAACTTCAGCGGCCTTTACCAGACCGCCGGCGGCGCCGGCACCGCGCTGGACGCCACCTCGATCAGCATGATGGATAGTTCGGTGCCGAGCTGGATCGGGGCTTGATATCCACATCATCGTGTGTTTTCGTGTGTGGGCTGGCGCTTGGTCCAGTGACGCGCAACAAGGGAAGGGACGGAGATGGCTGACGAGGTCGAGGACAAGCTGCTGCTCGATCTGCGGCGTGGCCAGCTCCGCTCCCCCCGTCACTCGCTTCTGATCCGGCCGTTCCTGTTTGGTCAGTTCCGAATCCAGCTGACCAGGGTGGGCAATGAAATGGTCCCGGGTGCGCCCGCGGGGCGCGGCGACATCGTGCGCGAACTTTGCACCTACAGCCGGACCCGCGCCTCGATCGTCGCGACCGCGCTGCGGGATGCGGAAGATCCGGAACAGCGTGCCGAGGAATTCGCCAATCCGTGGAATTGCGAAGGGCCTGGCGCCCGAATCCGGCTGGATAACTGCCCAGAGGACAGGCCCGAGACGATGGGCCAGCAGGTGCTCAACGCCGGCACGATCGAAGTCCCGTTGCCAGGCGATATCACCTAAACACACGACTCTGTGCTAATTCGGAACCGATTGACGGACGGAAACCACATTGTTATGTGGTCCGTATGTCGCATCTCTATGAGACCGAACCTGACGCCCGTCAGTCCAGCGTGCCGATCACCACGTCGCGGTTCCGGCCACGATATCGGCAACTCACTGCCGACGAGATCGCGTTGCACGACCAGCTCAAGGCCAAGGCCGCGGAACTGGAAGCGCTGATCGAGCAGGTCAAACCGGGCCGCTACCGCAGCCTCGCCATCACCGCCCTCGAAGAGTCCATCATCTGGGTAGTGAAGGAACTCACGGCATGAGCTTCGATCTCGCCACGCTCGACACGCTGGCCAAGTCGCAGATCGGGGCGGATATGGAGATCATCCATCCCGCCAACCGCGCCCCGGTCAAGGGTGACAACGGCCAACCGCTGACAATCACCCTGCTAGGCCGCAGTTCCGACGTGTTCCAGGCGATGAGCCGGCGCATCATGCAGGAACGGGTCGCTAAGTCGGGTCGCGGCATCAACCTGACCCAGGACGACATCGAGCGCGAAAACGTCGAGTTGCTGACGGCCTGCACGGTGCGCTGGACCGAATTCTCGATCGACGGCACGCCGTTTCCCTGGACACCCGACAATGCGCGCCGGCTCTGGTCCGATCCGCGCTGGCGCTGGCTCAGCGAGGCCGCGTTCAAGTTCATCCATGACGATGGAAATTTTTTGGCTCGCTGATCGGCCGGCTCGTCCTTGGCGCTGAGGCGCTGTTCAAGCTCGACAAGCCGATGCCCGAGGGCGGCACGCTGCGCGACGCCTTTGCCAGCTATCGCCGCCAGGTCGGTCGCCCTCATCCGCAGGAGGTCAGCGCCGACCAGATCCCCGAAAGCGTGGCCTACCTGGTCCAGTATTTCGGCGAGATGTGCCGCGGCCGCCCGATTACCGAGGTCGGGATGTTGCCAATCCCCGCCAGCGAAATGCTGGCCTGGTCACAACTGACTGGCATCCGTCTGGCGCGTTGGGAACTCAGCGCGATCGTGCAGCTCGACCAGACCTATCTCCGCGTCATGCGGCCCACCCCGCCGGCGAAATAGGAGGCGCGCATGACTGATCTCGCGTCGCTCTCCTTCTCGATCGACAGCAGCCAGGCCAAGCAGGCCAGCGACACACTGACCGCCATGGCGCTCGCCGCGGCACAGGCCAACACGAGCCAGAAGGATCTGGCCCAGACCAGCGCCGCGTTCAGCCAATCGCTCCAGCAGCAGCTCCAGGCGATGACGATGTGGCAGTTCGGCCTGCAGCAGGCCGGCTCGGCGCTCCAGTTGATGATTACCCAGATGCACGCCTGGCAGGACGTGATGGGAACCAGCACGACGGCGACCAACTCGTTCCGCGACAGCCTGAACCAGGTCATCGCCGTGGCGACGACGTTCGGCCAGAGCGCGGCCGGGTTTGAGACCTTCGTCAATCAGGCAAACCGGCTGAAGCTTGCCGCCGATCAGATCCCGCAAGCGCTGCAACGCATCAGCGCGGCGACGGAGAACCAAACGCCGTTCGGGATGCAGGTGCGCCAGGTCGCGCAAAGCTATGGCACCATTGTGCCGCAGGGCGGCTATGATCAGGCCGGCGACGTGCTGCAATCCTTCGTGGCGAACGCGGGTCAGTATCGCGACACGATGCAGAAGCTGCGCGACATCCAGACCGTGTTGGGTCCGATGGATGCGCAGAGCATTCGCCAGTTGCAGCGGCTCGATTATGTGCCGATCGCGACACAGCAGGCGCGCAACTATGCGCAGAGCTACAACGTCCAAGCCGATCGCACCGCGCAATTCGTCGACCAACAGACCTATCAGAATAACCAGTTCGCCGCCCAATATGCCGATCTGACGAGCCGCTACAATGTGCCCCCGTCGATGTCGTTTTCGACGCAGGCCCAGCAGCTCGATTACCTGCAAAACCTCCAGCAGAACGGCAGCATCTGGCAGAAACTGGGATCGTCCACCAACCTGCTGGGGGCTTTGTTCGATCCGGCTGTCGTCGGCACATCGAACCCGCTGCTCAACACGCTGAGCTATTGGAATTCGGGCCAGTTCGGGCGAAACCAGTCCGCCATCATGGCGCAGTTCGTCGGCGATCGCCAGCAGCAGGGGCTTTTCCCAGCCGCATGGACGGCGATAGGCCGAGAAGTATCGAACTATCTGCCGGGCGGCTACACCGCCCCTGCGGTCAACGACAACCGATTCCTGAGCCCGGCCGACATCGCGGCGCAGCAGACCGCGCTGGGCGGCCAGCTGGCCGGGTTCGGAAGCAGTGGCTACGCCCAGTGGGCCAATGCGACCCAGCAGATCGCCGCACTCAATGCGCCTGGCAATGGGCTTGGGCTGTTCCAGCGCGCCTACGGCGACACGGAAGGGGCACGGCAGTTCTATAACGCCAGCACTGCGCTGGGGCAGCAGCAGACCTATGCCTTGGCGCCTTGGCAGCGCCAGCAGGACCAGACCGGTCAGCAGGCGTGGTTGATGAGCCTTCCGCCCGACCAGCGCGCCCGCGCTCAGGCCTTCCTCCAGGCCGCACCGCAGTATGGGGTGAGCACGTCCAACCTTCGCCCCGGCACCACGCTGGCGCAGGCCATGGGCGGCCCAGGGCTGAACGACAACATCGCTGGCGCGATCAATGGCAGTTTCGATCAAGGAGTCGCTGGCCAGCTGCAAGGCTCGCAGGAAGCGTCGCAGCGCGACATCGATCTTCAGACCCAGCTCCAGCAGAAACTGACCGAGGGCAAGGCGGCGGCCGACGACTTCGTGAAGTCCTGGCAGGCCAGGACCCAGGCCCTCCTGGATGGCGCGACGAAGGACCAGGCCGCGGCGGCCGCGTCCGATGCGCTGAACAAGAGCACGGCCGAGCGTATCACGATCGGCAAGGCGCTCCTGGTGCAGATCGGTCAGCAGACCGATGCAACGAAGCAGCAGATCAACATCGCGGCGAACGCCACTTCGTCGAACGACCCGATCCAACGCGCCGCCGCCGCCTATGCGTTCGGGGTCGACAACACCACGCTGAACGCGATCCTGAGCGGCCAGATCGATGGCAGCCAGGGCACGGCCTACACCGCGGCGCAGTTCAACCAGCTGAGCAACCAGGGCTTGCTGAGCGCTTATCAGCGCACCAACACGCAGCGCAACACGCTCGGCCAGCAGCAGCAGGTCCTGAGCGTCGCGCAAGCCGGCGGTAACACCGGCTATGCGCAGCAGTCGATCCAGCTGCAGCAGCAATACAGCGACGATCTCGCCAAGGCGCAGGCCCAGGTCTTGTCGATCTCGCAGCAGATCTGGAGCGGCAACGCCCAGGACCTCGCCAACGCCAAGGCGAAGGTCTCGGCGATCCAGAGCCAGGCCGACGCGGCGCAGCAGTTGTTGCAGGCCCAGCAGCGTGCCACGGAGGCAACGAAGAACTACAGCGACGCCAACTCGATGGAGAACCAGGCGCAGCTGAACATGCTGATCGCCGGCGCGCCTGACTCGCAGCGTGGCCTGATGCAAACCTACGCCGGCGTGATCGGGTCGCGCATGAACGACATCTCGATGCGCCAGCAGACGCCGAGCACCTACAACGTGCCGCAGCAGTATCAGGCGGCGATCGCCGCGGCGGCCCAGCAATATGGCGTGCCGCAGAACTTCCTGACCACGATGCTAGGCACTGAGAATTCGGGGTTCAACCCGAACTTGGTCAATCCGAAGTCCGGCGCGATAGGGCTAGGCCAGTTTATGCCGAGCACGGCGCAGAACGTGCCTGGCTATGGGCCGGTCGATCCAACCAATCCAATCGCCAGCATCAATGCGATGGCCGCATATCTGGCCAACTTGCAGAAAAACACGGGCCAGAGCGGCGCGCAGAGTTGGCTGACCGCGGGCATGCAATACAAGGGCGCCGGCTCCTTCATGAGCCAGGGCGTCTCGTCGCAGGCCATCGCCGACCTGGCGACTTCGCTAGGCGTCAATCTCGGCACTGTCATGTCGCCCAGCCAGATGATCGCGAGCATCCGGCCCGGCGGCAACGGCGCACCAGACCTGCAAGCCCTGGGCGCGGCCGCAACCGACCTCTACGGCTCTCAGCAGGCCGTGGCGATGGCGAACACCAACAGCGCCACCAATCTAGCCACGGCGCGGTTCAGGGCCGGTCTGCCCTTCGCCCAGGCCGGTATGCCGCAGGCCGCGCAATTCGCCGCCCTCGGCGTGGCCAACCCGCAGCTCGCGCCGGGCAATGCGGCCGCGGGCACAACCTCGGCACAGCTCGGCTACGTGCAGGGCCTGACCAACAGCACGGACCAGTCCAACGGCGCGCTTTTGATCCAGATCCAACAGGCTCAGATGCTCGCCCAGGCCGCGTTGGCCGGCAACGCAGCGCTCCAGCAGCTCCAGCAGACCCTGCAAAACTACAACAGTTTGCAGCAAGCCGGCGCGATGAAGAGCATGTCGACCACGAGCGACATGACACAGGCGATCAACACCTACATCGCGTCGCTCCAAAAGTCGCAAGCTCTTCAGCAGCAGGCCACGAACGCGCAGGGCATGATCAAGGTCAACTCGGCGATCGCCGGCAACAATTCGGAATCAGACCTGCTCAACGCCAACCTGGCCCTCGGTCCGTTCATCAACCAGGACCAGGCGCAAATGGCGATGGTGGCGCCCACCGTGCATCAGCAGATGCTCAACGATCCGACCCAGGCCGGCCTGGTCGGCACCTCGGCGGAAAGCGATCTCGTGCAATCCACCCAGGCCGTCACCGCGCTGAAGCAGTTGGCCAACCAGCAGCAGGCGGTGCGCAGCGGCTTTGACGCGATGAGCTCCTCCATTCTCAATAGCTTCACCAGCGCTGTGACCGGCGGTCAGAACCTGCGGAGCGTGCTGAGCGGCCTGCTCAACGATCTGATCAAGATCACGATACAGGCTACGGTGCAGAAGCCGCTGAGCAACGCGCTGTCGAGCGGCGCTTCGGGTCTGTGGGGACTACTGACCAGTGGAATAAGCGGCTATAGCGCCGAGGGTTTGCCCACCGCGTCCACGCTGACGAGTTTGGGCAACCAAGCCGCTGCGAACATCGCCGGCGGCTCGGCAGGACTGGCCGCAGGCGGCGTCTACAACCCCATCCGGCTCTACGGCTCGGGCGGTCTGTTCGGCGGTCCCACGCTCATCCCAGCGGCCGACGGCATGGTGCTGGCCGGCGAGGCCGGCCCGGAAGCCGCGATGCCGCTGACACGTCTCGCCAACGGCGATCTCGGCGTGAAGATGTCGGGCGGCTCGAGCGGCGGGTTTAGCTACAGCCCCGCCATCACCGTGCATGTCAATTCGCCGGCCAACGGCAACGGGGCAGCAAACGTCCAGGCGTCCAAGCAGATGGGTGACATCATCTCGCGGCAGGTCAAGCAGACGATGGACGACAACATGGCGCGTCACCTTCAGCCGGGTGGCCTGATCTACAGCGCGATCCGTCAGAACCGCGGGGTGGCCTGATGAGCAGCTACCCTACCTTCTCGCCGCCGATGCAGCCCAGCGCGCAAGGGACGTCGCGCAAGATCGTGCCGCGCGTCCTCGCCACGAATTTCGGCGATGGCTACGTGCATCGCATCGCCGACGGGATCAACACCCAGCTCGAGGAATGGACCGTGACGTGGTCCGTCCTGCTGCCATCCCAATCCGCGACGATCCAATCGTTTTTCGCGTCGCTCTACGGCTGCCTGCCGTTCACCTGGACCCCGCCGAACAGCACCCAGGCCAACGTCTATATCTGCTCGGACTGGACCGAATCAGAAGTCGATTCCGGCCTGGTTTCGCTGAGCGCCACGATCGTCCAGACCGTCGATTACGGGTTCGCCGAGCCATGACATGGGAATTCGATCAGGTCCGGCAGCTTCTCTCGCCGGGCCAACTGGTCAAGCTCTACACGCTCGACGCCTCGGCGCTGGGTGGCCCCGTGCTCTATTGGGTGCCTGGCCCGCTCAACGGCGCCCCTGTATCCCTGGGTGGAATCAGCTACACGCCCTACCCCGTCGATGCGAGCGGGTTCGAGTGGAGCGGTCAGGGCTCGCCGCCGCGCCCCAAGCTGAGGGCGTCGAACATCAACGGCTACATGACCAGCCTGATCATCGCCTACGGCGATCTGCGCGGCGCGCAGGTGATCCGGACCCGCACCCTGGCCGACTTCCTGGATGGTCAGCCCGACGCCGATCCGACGGCGGGCTGGTCGACCGACGTCTGGTATATCGACCAGAAGACCCACGCCGATAACACCTACGTCGAATGGCAGCTCGCGATGGTGTCCGACCAGCAGGGCATCATCCTGCCGCGGCGCCAGTGCATCCAGAACAACTGCACCTACACCTACCGGGTCTGGCAGGGCGATGCGTTCAACTACTCCGCGGCCCAGTGCCCCTACACGGGCTCGGCGCTCTACACCACCGAGGGGCTCGGCACCGAGGATCCCACTCAGGACGTGTGCGGCCGCAAGCTGACCGACTGCCGGCTCCGGTTCGGCCAGGGTGCCACGCTGCCCTTTGGCGGCTTCCCGGGCATGCTGCGCTCGTGACGTTCTTCGTCTCCCCTATGGCGCGAGCTGCGGCCAAGGCACACGCGGTCGAGACCTACCCGCAGGAGGCGTGCGGCGTGCTGAAGAACGGCACTTATGTGCGCTGCACCAACACCGCGACCGAGAAGGACACCTTCGTGATCGCGGCCGAAGAGTGGCACAACCTTCAGCCGGTCGAGGCCCTGATCCACAGCCATCCCGATGGGCCCGGCTTTCCGTCGATGCAGGACATGAAAAGCCAGATCGACATGGATATCCCGTGGGGCCTCATCGTGGTCGGCAAGGGTGGTCCCAACGGCGAGATCATGGCGGCCGACCCCTGGTTCTGGGGCGACACGCTGCCCATCGCACCGCTCACGATGCGCGACTTCCGGCACGGCCCGAGCGGCACCGACAACAAAGGCGATTGCTACGCCCTGATCCGCGACGTGTATCGCAGCGATCCGGCCGAGATACAGGCTGCGATCGACCGTGCCACGGGACGGATCCACGCCCCTGCCCCACCGCGTCACGGCGCGCCGGTGCAACGCACGCTGGAGACGTGGCCCCTCGCCGCGCCCGTCGTGCTCGACGAAATACCGCGTGACGACAGCTGGTGGACCAAAGGAAGCAATCTCTATCTCGACCACTTCAACGCGGTCGGGTTCGACGCCATCGTCAAAGATCCGAAGATGGTGCGGGCCGGCGACATCTTTCTGACCCGACTCATCAGCAAGGTGCCGAACCACGGCATGGTCTACCTGGGCAACAATCTGATCATGCACCACAAGCCGGGCCGCCCGGCCAACATCGAGCCGTGCCACCGCTGGTTTCCGAACCTGACCCACGTGTTGCGCTACCGAGGTGTGTCATGACCGCTGCGACAATGACGACGCCTGTCCCAATGGTGGTGCGGGAGGTGTGGCTGCACGGCCGCCTGCGCAAGAAATACGGCAGTCCGTTCCGCCTCGCCGTCAAAAGCGCCGCCGAAGCGATCCGCGCCCTGTCGGCCCAGCTGAAAGGGTTCCGGTTCGACGTCGCGAAGATGGATTTCTGGGTCGTCTATGGCGAGTTGCGCCGCGGCGTCTCGATTCCGCTCGAAGCGGTCGACATCAACCTGGGCAGCAAGCCGTTGCACTTCTATCCCGTCCCGCAGGGGGCAAAGAGTGGATCGGGCGGCGCTCTGCTCAAAACCGTTATCGGCGCCGCGCTGATCACGGCATCCTTTTTCGCGCCGGAAGCGGCGGCGGCTGCGGGCTTCAGCATCGCCGTCGGCACGGCGGCGGCTTCGATTACGCTGGGCCTCGGCGTCTCGCTGTTCCTAGGCGGCATTTCATCGTTGATCTCGCCGCATCCGCAGTCCAGCACCACCCAGCAGACCACGCCGGGATACGTGTTCCAAGGTCCTGCCAACGTGACGGCGCAGGGCGTCTCGATTCCGGTGGTCTACGGCACCTGTATGTGCGGCACCGTCGTCATCGCGGCGTCGCTGTCGAACAGCGACATCCTGGACGGTCAGGTCGGCACGCCGTCCAAGACGGGGCAGATCTTCGGCGCGAGTAGTTGATGGCTGTTACCCGAACCACGATTCCTGTCCCGCGGGACATCGTTGGGCGGGGCGGCGGCAAGTCTTCGTCGAGCGCAACGACACCGACCGAGGAGGCCAATAGCCTCGCCTCGAATGCGTTTGCCTATTGCTTCGACCTGATCTCCGAGGGGCCGATCGAGGGCTTGGTCGATGGGGCCAACAGCGTGTTCTTCAACAACACGCCCTGGGGCTACACCGACGGCGGCGGCGCCCAGCAATACAACTTCCAGGGTGTCCAATTCTCGCTGGTGCAGGGCCTTCCGGATCAAGGTCCGTTGTCTGGCCCCAGCGACACGGAGACCACCTACGAGGTCGATGCCCAGGTCAAGTTCGCGCAACCCGTCACACGACAGATATCGTCCGAATATGCCGACCATGTCCGCGTCACGCTGCAAATCCCGGCGCTGGTCAGCGAAGATACGAATACGGGAGAGGTGGGCCACACCTCGGTCGAGATACAAATTCTGATCCAAGCCAATGGCGGGTCCTACTATGTCGCGGTCGATGACACGATCGATGGCAAAACCACCACGGTCTACGAGAAAGACTACACGATTCCGCTGCCGGCCGGCGGCTATCCGTGGAACGTGCAGATGTCGCGGATCACGGCCGACTCGACCGTTAGCACACTTTCGAATGATACCTATTTCTTAGCCTACACCGAGATCATCTCGGTTCTGTTGACCTATCCAAACGATGCCATCGCGTGCGTCGGGTTGAACGCGCAGGACTTCGGATCGGCTATCCCGACCAGGTCCTATCTGGTCAAGGGACTGCAGATCAGCATCCCGTCAAACTACGATCCGATCGCGCTCACCTATGACGGCATGTGGGACGGCACGTTCCAGACCGCGTGGACCTGCAACCCGGCCTGGGTCTTCTACGACCTGCTCACCAACAATCGCTACGGGATGGGCAACGTCGTCAGTGCCGAGCAGGTCGACAAGTGGGCCCTCTATCAGATCGCTCAGTATTGCGACGAGCTCGTGCCGGACGGCTACGGCAATCAGGAGCCGCGCTACACGTTCAACATGCAGATCACATCGGCGCAGGATGCTTATTCCGCGCTGCAGATGATCGCGTCCGTGTTCCGCGGCATGATCTACTGGGGCGCTGGCACCATCATCGCCACGGCGGACATGCCCGAGACCGGCATTGCCAAGATCCTGACCAACGCAAACGTAAAGGACGGCCAGTTCATCTATTCGGGTGCGCCGCTCTCGTCCTACCACTCGATTTGCCAGGTCACATGGAACGACCCATCGCAGAACTACCAGCCCACCGTCGAGACGATTGTCGACGATGCCGCCGTGCTTCAGTTCGGGTCTCGTGTCTCTCAGATCTATGCCTATGGCTGCACCAGCCGAGGACAGGCACGGCGCACCGGGCTGTGGTTGCTCTACACGGAGCGAAACCAGACCGAGACGATGACATGCACCGTCGCGCTGGATCAGATGGCGGATGTCAGGCCCGGCGATATCGTGGCCGTGGCGGACCAATGGTATCAGGGCGTGCGTTACGCGGGCCGCATCGTCGCGAACGATGGCAGCACCTACACCGAAGGGCCGACCGACGGCACGCTGGTTCTCGAGTCAGGCGCGCCCGTCTATGTCGGCGGCGATGTCCTCACCACCGAGGGCTATACGGTTCCGCCCGGCCTCGTGCTAACGCTGGACTCCAACGTCACGCTGCCGGCCGGCGACAGCTACACGATCCGCGTGTTCAACCAGTATGGCAACACGCTCCAGGAACAGGGGATCAATCTCGACCTGACCGGCACCGGGCCGACCAACCAGATCGTGGTCAACGGTGTTTTCGCTCAGTCCGTCGGTGCCAACGCGGTCTGGATGATCTACTGCAACGCGGTCAACCCACGGCTGTTCCAGATCCTGACCGTGACGGAGCAGGACGGCAGCGAGTTCCAGATCACCGGGCTTTTCTTCGACCCGGACAAGTTCGCCGAGGTCGAGCTGGGCCTCAACCTGGTCGAGCCGAACTACACCACGCTACCCACAGGCGCCATAGCGCCGCCGAGTAACGTGTCGGTGCAGGACTACATCACGGGCGTGGGTCAAACCACGATCATCCGGACCACGGTAAGTTGGACAAACTCGCCGGATTCCCGGGTCAATGCGTATCAGGTCAGGGCTTCGTCGGACCAGGGCTTCTACGGCACCTTCGCCGCGACGGGCGGCTCGAAGGACATCGACAACCTTCCCGTGGCGAACTATGTGTTCGGGGTGCGGGCCTGCTCCGTCGATGGGCAGTATTCGGTGTGGGTCGATGCGGCCGCGGTTTATATCGACGGCCAGCCCATCCCGCCCGCCGCACCGACAGATCTTGTCGCGGTGGGTGGCACCCGTCAGATCCAGCTGACCTGGAACGCCTCGCCGTCCCCATCGATCCTCCAATACGAGGTGTGGCGCGGCAACAGCCCGGAGCAATCGCCAGGCGAAGGAGCGACATTCCTCGCCGATGTCAGCGCAACCAGTTACATGGACGCCGACAGCAACACGCTGCTGCCCAACACGACCTGGTATTACTGGGTCAGGGCGCAGAACACGTTGCTGTCTTTGGGACCGTTCGAGGGGCCTGCGTCCGGCACAACCACGCTTCTCGTCGCGGCCGATCTCGAGCAGGGCATTCTCGACACGGCGAGCTTCGCGGCGACGATCAAGGCGCCCTACGTCATCGCGAACCTGTCGGTGCATGGCATCGCCTACAACGATCTGGCGGTCAACGAGGAGAACAGCCAGCTCTACATCTGGAACGGGACGACGTGGAACAACGTCGTCTCGGCCGGTAGTCTCTATGGTCAATTGGGCGCGGGCCAATTCGCGGCGAACTCGGTCACAGCCGGTGTGGTCGCGGCGGGCGCTATCGGATCGTCCCAGATAGCGGCTGGTCAGGTCAGGGCCGTCAACCTGGCGTCCGACACGCTGATCACGCTGTCGGCCCAGATCGGAAACGCCGTCATCACCAATGCGAACATCGCCAATCTTTCGGTCGACAACGCCAAGATCGGGAATCTCGCGGTTGGAACGAGCAACATCCAAACCCAGACCGTGACGCAGACCTATCAGGGGGTTCGGACTTCACTATCCGATTACATCAACGGCACCGAAACATTGGTGAGCTTGACAGCACAAGTTCCTCAGAACGGCAAAATCCTCCTGCTCGCCAGAATTCTCCCGTTCAATTTGGGGGGTGGCGGAAACTTCGGCGGCGGCGGTGGCGGCGAAGGATCCGGCAACGGAGTCGGCGAATGAGCATCTATTGGTATATTGACCGGCTCAACGACGGACAGATTATCCGAGGTGCTTACCTGGCCGACTCGATGCCGGTCGTTTTCGCGGTGGACTTTCCTCCCGAGGGAACCTGGACCTACGCCATTAATGCTTTTGGCGATGGCACCGAGCAAGTTCTCGAGTGCGAGTTGCTGGGCATGGTGATCAAGCTGTGACAGAGCCAGCACCTCACGCCGCTTTCGCCGGCACTGACGGCAAGGTCATCGTCGCCCATACCAATGAGGATGGCGTTGTAACATACGTCTCATCGATGAGCCCGCATGTGGTCGACACGCACCTGAAGCATGCCGGCGGCCAGATCCTGATGCCGTCGGAGCACGGCAAGTTGCACAAAGGCAAGAAGCTGAAGTTGCGCGCCGGCGTGCTCAGCGAAGCCGATCAAACCGATGCGGACCTAGAACTGAAGCGCCGCGCCGGGTGCGCCACGATCGACAGACAGGCCGAGCGTGCCAGGGGCCGCTTCGTGACGCTCGGCGCCGGGCAGCTGATGGAATACGAAGCAACGCTGCGGGACGCCCAAGCCGTCTTGAACGCCGGCGCCGGGGATCACCCTTGGGTGGCGGCGGAACAGGCCGCACTCGAATCCGCCGGTGAGACCCTCACCATGACGCAGGTCGCGCAGCGCATCGTGACGCGGGCCCAGGCGTGCCAAGTCGCGCTCGTCAAGATCAAGCAGGTGCGCCGCACCGCGAAGCTCGCGGTCGGTCAAGCATCATCCGATGAACAGATACAGGCCATCGTCTCAGCGCTGAGCTGGCCGACCGCCTGATCCCAGCCATACCGACTCGTAGAGCCCCCGGAGCGATCCAGGGGGCCTTTCGGCGTTTTTTCCATGAGGTGAGCCATGCCAGCGATTAGCGATCTTCTCGCTTCCTCGACCACGACCGCAACGACGCTCAACAGCGGCGATGGCTTCCTGATCAGCCAGGGCGGCGTTTCGAAGGGCATCACCTGGGCGACCATTCTGTCCGTGCTGGGCAGCAGCATCGCGGCGGGGATCACGATTCCGTCCGGCACCCTGATGGGACGCTCGAGCGCGGGGACCGGCTCCTATCAGGCGCTGACCCCGAGCTCGAATTTCGTGTTCGGGTCCGGCACTCTCTCGCTGACCGGCGTCGCCCTGGTGGCGAACGATCTGTCGGAATACAGCGGAACCGCCTCGGCGGCCCGGACCAACCTGGGCCTTGGCACCATCTCGACCCAGTCGGCCGGCGCTGTGGCGCTGACCGGCGGCACCGCGACGGGCCTGGCGATCACGGCCGGCTCGATCGACGCCGCGCCGATCGGCGCAAACACGCCGGCGTCGCTGCGCGGCACATCGCTGGCGCTCACCGGCTCGATCGCCGCATCGACGGTGCTGGTTGGTCCGTCGGGTGCCAGTGGCGCGCCGACCTGGCGCATGCTGACCACGGCCGACGTGACGGGCGCCGAGAACACGGCGAACAAGGGCGCGGCGAGTGGCTATGCCGGCCTGGATAGCACCGGAAAGGTGCCGCTCGGCAGCCTACCGGCCACGGTGTCGGGTGCGCTCCACTATCTCGGCATGTGGAACGCCTCGACCAACTCGCCCACCTTGGCCAGCAACGTCGCGCCTGCGGGTGACAACGCATCGGCTGGCGGGTTCTACATCGTCGGCACGGCCGGCACGACCCTGATCAACGGCGTGTCGACCTGGGGCGCGGGCGACTGGATCGTCTGGACCGGGTCGGCCTGGAACAAGGTCCAGGGCGCGGCCGTGCCGGTCAGCAGTGTGGCCGGGCGGACCGGCGCCGTCACGTTGAGCAACACGGACATTACGGGCCTGGGCGCGGCCGCGCTGCTCGGTGTCGGGGCCGGCCTCACCAGTTCGGGCGGCGCCATCGTGGTCAGCTTCGGCACGACCAGCGGCACCGTGACGCAGGGCAATGACACGCGCGTCGTCTTCGCGCTCCAGTCGACCAACAATTTGTCCGAGCTGAATGCCACGGCCAGTGCGGCGCGCACCAATCTGGGCCTCGGCACCATCTCGACCCAATCGGCCGGCGCGGTGGCGCTGACCGGGGGCACGATGAACGGCGTGGTGATCGGCGCCAGCTCGGCCGCCGCGATCACCGGCACCACACTGGCCCTGACGGCGTCGGTCTCGGCCTCCTATGTCCATGTCGGTCCGACCGGCTCGGCCGGCGCGCCGACCTGGCGCATGCTCACCACGGCCGACGTGACGGGTGCCGAGAACACGGCCAACAAGGGCGCTCCCAGCGGCTATGCGCCGCTCGACAGCACCGGCAAGGTGCCGCTGGCCAATATCCCGTCCTCCGTGATTGGATCGAGCTACTACCTGGGCGTCTGGAACGCTTCGACCAACACGCCGACCATCACCAGCAGCGCGGCGCCGACCGGCTACGGTGTCGGCGCCTACTACGTCTGCGACGTGGCAGGAACGACCAGCATCAACGGCATCTCCACCTGGGGCATCGGCGACTGGATCATCTGGTCGGGCACGGTCTGGAACAAGATCGATGGCTCGGCCAACCCGGTGACCAGCGTGGCAGGCCGTCAGGGCGCCGTGACGCTGACCTATGCCGATATCTCGGGCCTGGGCGCTGCGGCCCAGCTCAGCGTTGGCACCGGGCTCCAGAGCGTCAGCGGCTCGCTGGCGATCAACTTCGGCACGACCAGCGGCACCGCGGCGCAAGGCAATGACAGCCGCATCACGGGCGCGCTCCAGGCCGCCAATGCGTTGTCCGAGCTGACCGGCGCGGCTTCGATCGCGCGTGGCAACCTGGGCCTTGGCACCATCTCGACCCAGTCGGCCGGCGCTGTGGCGCTGACCGGGGGCACCGCGGCGGCCCTGGCGATCAGCAGCGGCACGATCAATGGCACGCCGATCGGCGGCGTTACGCCAGCGGCGGTGAGCGCGACCACCTTGACCGTTACGGGCTCGCTTGCCGCGTCCTACGCGCATATCGCGCCCACCGGATCCTCGGGTGCGCCGACCTGGCGCGCCATCACCACGGCTGACATCGCCAACGCCGAGAACACGACGAACAAGGGTGCGGCGGGCGGCTACGCGCCGCTGGACGGCAGCTCGCATGTCCCATTGACCAACCTGCCCGCCACCGTTTCGGGTGCGCTCCACTACCTCGGCACCTGGAACGCCTCGACCAACTCGCCGACGCTCGCCAGCAACACCGCGCCTGCGGGCGATAACGCATCGGCGGGTGGCTTCTACATCGTCAGCACGGCGGGCACGACGCTGATCAACGGCGTGTCGGCATGGGGTGTGGGCGACTGGATCGTCTGGACCGGATCGGCCTGGGCCAAGCAGGTCGGCGAAGCCAACCCGGTCGGCAGCGTTGCGGGCCGCACCGGCGCCGTCACGTTGAGCAACACGGACATTACGGGCCTGGGCGCGGCCGCGCTTCTCGGCGTGGGCACCGGTTTGACCAGTTCGGGCGGCTCCCTGGTGGTCAGCTATGGCACGACGAGTGGCACCGCGGCGCAGGGCAACGACAGCCGCATCACGGGCGCGCTCCAGGCCAGCAACGCTCTGTCCGAGTTGAGCGGATCGGTTGCCACGGCGCGCACCAACCTGGGCCTTGGCACCATCTCGACCCAGTCGGCCGGCGCTGTGGCGCTGACCGGCGGCACGATGAACGGCGTGGTGATTGGCGGCTCGTCGCCCGCCGCGATGACTGGCACCACGCTCGCCCTGACCGCGTCGCAGACCGCATCCTACGTGCTGGCCGCGCCCACCTCGACCGCTGGCGCACCGACCTGGCGCATGCTCGCCGCGGCCGACATCAGCGGTCTTGGCGGGGCGGCCACGCTGAACGTGGGCACGGCGAGCGGCACTGTGGCGGCCGGCAATGACAGCCGCATCACGGGCGCGCTCCAGACCAGCGCCATTCCGACCGCATCCCTGCTTGGGGGTGCGAGCAACGCGCTGACCAGCATCAGCATCAACGGCACGCTGAGGTTGAGCAGCGGCGTGCTGTCGTTCCTGGCCGCGCCGACCGAAACCAGCGCGACGCGCTACGAGACGGCTGGCGGCGCGATCATCTACGAGTCGGACACCACCAAATTCGCCTTCTTCGACGGCACGGCATGGCACTACATGGTTCGCGCCGACGGTGACACGATGACGGGCGCACTTACTGTGACTGGCACCACCTCGCTTGCCACGTTGAGCGCTGCCAGCGGCACGATCACCGGAGCTTTCGTGATCGAGGGCGCCGCCACGCTTGCAGCGCTGAGTGCGACGACAGGCTCGTTCAGCAGCACGTTGCACGTAACGGGGGTCGCAACACTCGCCACAGCGGCTAACATCAACGGTGTTGCATCGGGCTATGCCACGGCCGGCCTTACGGTGGGAACCGACTACGGTGGCACCAACGAAACCGACCTAATGGTGGGTGCGGCCGGCCTGAACGTTTATTCGATCAGCAGCGGCGGCATTCCTTCTTCGGTGCCACTACTGTCGATGAACAACAAGGGCCAGCTTGTCAGCATTGCCGGCGGCCAATCCGGAGTTGCGGGCGAAAACATCGCGACGCTCGATCTGACCGCCGGTCGGGTCAACATGCTGAAGCAAATCAGCACAACACAGACCAACTCGCCAACCGTCAACGTGCAACTTAGCAATAGTTGCGCGCTGACATTGAGTGCAGATGGTCTGTATCCCCAAATCGGCGCACTAGACGTCACCGCCTATGGACTGACAGGCGGTTCCGCTTGTCTCGATGCGCTGATCGCGACGATCAACGTCTATGGCAACAACGCGATTAGCGCCCAGGACGTGGCTGTGCAGGCCACGGTGAACCAATACGGTCACGACAGCACATGGGGTCTGGACGTATTCACGACGGACTGGTCCGGCGAGCCGCCCCAAGGCTTCGCGCAGGTCGGCGTCGAGATCGACATGGCGGGCAACGGTGCCGATGCGGCCACGTCGCAGTATGACAGTCTCCACAACTACCGCGCCGCCATAGTCATCTCGCCTGGCACCCAGGGATGGTCGGCCTGGACCCCCTCCACGGCCTATCATGCGAACGGCACGAATTCGGTTGGTTCCATCATTCAGATGACCAATTCGGCCGGCGTGCTGAGCATCTACAAATGCACGACGGGGGGCACCAGTGGCGCCTCAGCGCCCGCTTCTTGGCCCACCTCAGGAACGGTTACGGATAACACAGTCGTCTGGACTTATCAGCAGGCCGCTGCCTACCAGGTCGGACGTGGCATCTTCCTGAATGGTTATGGCTCGGCCGGTGCGTATTTTGGAACGGGCTTCAGTTCGGATGCGGCCTATTCCAATGCCGTCATAGATATCAGCGAAGCGACGCTCAGCACATCGATCAATGCGAATGCGGCTGCAATCAGAATCGCGGCAAACCAAGCTATAGACTTTTCGGGAAACGGCACATTGGCCGGTCAGAATCTGCATACCCTAAGTTATAGCAGCGTCTATTCTTCGCTTTACTACAACGTCAGTGGTCAGAACCGTTTCCAGATCAAGGATACGGGTGCGTTGCTTGCGTTCGGAACGTTCAACTGCGCATCGAACTCAACCATTTCATCGTTGCACAGCGTGACCAGCGGTTACCTAGGAGGTCTGACTGTTGGTGTGAACTACGCCGGAACCGGCGAGACCGACTTCATGGTCGACACGGCTGGCCTTCAGATATACGCGGTGCAGTCGGGTGGCACGCTCTCTTCGGTGCTGTTCAGCATGGACGGCAGCGGCGACACGGCGATTGCGGGCAGCTTGAGCAGCGGCGGGATCGCCCATCTGGCGACGCTGGCGGGCGGTATTGGTAGTCTGCATGGCGCAACCACGTTCAGCGCATCTGGCGGTCTCATCGTCGGCTCGGATTATAATGGCAGCGGCGAGCTCGATTTTCTGATCAACACCGGGGGCCTCGGCATCTACGCGGTGCAGTCGGGTGGCACGCTGTCGTCCGTGTTGTTCAACCTCGATGGCAGCGGCAACGCCACGATTGCGGGGAATCTGACTTGCGGCGGCGAGGCTCACTTCGGAACGTTGTCCGGGGGTTCTGGCAGTCTGCATGGCATGACGACGTTCAGCACCTCGGGTGGTCTGATCGTCGGTTCGGGCTATAGCGGAGTTGATGGTGAGACTGACTTTCTCGTCAACACGACGGGCCTTTCGATCTATGCGGTGCAGTCGAGTGGCACGCTGTCGTCAGCGCTTTTTACGATAGATGGAAGCGGCGATGTCGGAATCGCAGGAACTCTGAATGTCACCGGAGCAGCAAGCCTCGCGGCTCTGAGCGCGACGAATGCCACCTTTACCGGCACGATGTCGGTCTCGGGCAACGTCACGCTGGGGGGCGCCATCCTCGCCCAGGTCTCCGGCTCGACAACGGCGCAGAGCAGCGGCCTGCCGAGCCTGGACTTCCTCGGCTCGACCATAAATTTCCAGAGGAAGGTCTCGAGCGGCAATCCGACCTACGCCGGGACGCGCGTGTTCCTGGACAACTACAGCTCGGCCTACACGGTGCAGAGCTGGGGCGGCTACTCCAGCGTCCCCGCCTTCTCGGTCACCGCGACATCCCACCCGGGAGCCAACGGCTCGACGGTCGGCGTCGCCGCCATCCTCAACAGCAACGGCAGCGCCGGCTACGCCGCGCAGGAGTGCGCGATCACGGCCAACGTCACCAAGACGGGCACGAACGGGACCTGGGCCCTGGCGACGCAGAGCGTCGACAACACGGGGCTTACTCCGACCGCCTTCTCGCTGTGGGGCGTCGAGATCGACCTTCTCTCTAACGGTCCCGATAGCGCAGCGTCGGCCTATACCTACAGTGCGGCCGCTCGTCAGGGCATCCTGATCGCGGCCAAGCCCAACCCGGTCAACACCTACGCCGCCAACACGCCCTTCTCGGTCGGCCAGCTCATCGCCGAAACTCCGAGCGCCGGCGTCTCGACTGTCTTCATCTGCACGACGGCGGGCACAACGGGATCCACCGCGCCGACCTGGAACGGGACCTACGGTGCGACGGTTACGGATGGCACCGTGGTGTGGACCACGGGTGTCGCCTATGCCACGACGATCGGCACCGGCATACAGATCGGGTCGGCCAGCGGGGCCACGATCAATACCGGCATGTGGTTCAACGGCCAGTTCAACAACGCCTTCCTGGACTTCTCGGGAGCGACGCTGGGTGGTTCGAATAGCGCCGCGATCCGGCTCGCGTCCGGCATGGTGATCGACTTCACCGGCAACGCGACCTCGGCCGGCCAAAACATCCGGACGCTTGGCTACTCGAATTACGCCTCGGCGCTCCAATACGTCATCAGCGGAACGGTTTCCTGGGCAGCGAACAACGCCGGGAATTTCTTTGCGAATGGCCAGACAATCCTGGGTGGCGGCGCGGCCGCCAATCTCAGCGGTGTCACCACCGGCTTCTCAAATACAGCCCTCACAATTGGCCGCAACTCCTCGACCTATGGCGAGATCGATCTGATCACCGGGTCCGGTGGGATCGACTTCATCGCGACGAATGGTTCTGGTGTGATCTCGTCGCCGTATCTGACGGCGTCTCCGACCGGCCTGACCGCCTACGGCAAGCTCTCAGTCAGTGGTATCACCAACCTGGGCAACGGCTCTGGTGCCAACATCTACGGCGTGACGACCGGGTTCGGCTACACCGGCATTTCGTTCGGCTACAACGCCGCGGATCTCGGTGATACGGACATCCTGTTCAACAACGCGGGTCTCTACTTCTACCCGGTGTCGAGCAGCGGGACGATCTCGTCCCCTGCCGCGATCCTGACGGGCGCTGGTGCCCTGAGGACCTACGGCATCACCAACTTGGGCAACGGCTCGGGTGCCAACATTGGCAGCGTGACGACCGGCTTCTCCAATACCGGCATCACCTTCGCCTACAACGCAGGACTGACCGGCGACACGGACGTCCTGTTCAACAACGCGGGTCTCTACTTCTACCCGGTGTCGAGCAGCGGGACGATCTCGAACGCGGCGGCGACTCTGACGTCTTCGCTCCTGTCGATCGAGGGCCACCTGAACGCGCCCCTCGCCACCCCGGCCTCGTCCTCGGCCGCCGGCACGGCTGGCACGGTCCAGTGGGACGCCAACTATGTCTACGTCTGCACCGCGACTAACACCTGGAAACGGGCCGCGCTCAGCACATTCTGATCTTGTCGGTCCTGGATCACCCTGCTAAGGAAACACATAGTTGTGTGTTTTAAGGCAGGGTGACAAATGAAAATCGCCGAGATCGATCGTATCCTGAGCGGAATCGCGGCCATCCAGGGCGGCGGTGAGTCGGTCAACGTCAAGCTGGCCTATGCGCTGGCCAAGAACCGGCGCGCCCTCGCCCAGGCACGCGAGGAGTATGTCGAGACGGTGAAGGGGCCGTTCGATGAGGTGCTCCAGGCGTTCGACAAGGACAAGTTCGACCTGGTCCGCCAGCATGCGGTCAAGGACCAGTTCGGCAATCCGGTCAGCGAAGCCGGGCTGTTCAAGTTTCAGCCCGGGTTCGACATCGAGGCGGCGCTGACCCAGATCAAGGCAAAGCACCCCGCGTTCGACGATGCCATCGCCGAGCGTGACGCGCGCCTGAAGGATGCGGCGCAGATCGAGTTCGACGTCGCGCTCCACAAGATCGGGTGGGACGATCTGCCGACCCAGATCAATCCGGCCATTCTCGACGCGATCGTGCCGCTGATCTCGGATGACGGGGCGCCGGCGTCCGCTGCTGCGGCCTGATGCCATTCGCTCTCCTTTCGCTGGTCTGGAACCATACCAGCGCGAAGGTAATCGACTGCCTATTGGCGATCGCTGGCGTCGCGCTGCTCGGTTGGTATTTCCTCTCGATGCACGACGCGGCGCGCGACGCGGCACGGGAATTGACCGAGCAGAAGGTCATTGCCGCGGCGGCCGAGGCGCAGCACGCCAAGATTGAAGCAGGTCTGACGCAGCTCAACACAGCGACGCAAGCCGCCCTGGTGCAGGTCGCGAGCATAAAGGCAGCGGCCCATGCGCTTCCTCCGACCACTGGCTGTATCACGAGTCCTGCTGTTGGCCTGCTTCGTCAGCGCCTGTCAGGCGCCCCCGGAATCAATTCTGGCGCCCCGGCCACCCATCCCTGACACGCTGCTGACCTGCCCGCCGGCCGTCATGATTCCGGAGACGCTGAACAGCGACGCCGATTTCGTGGACTGGATCATGGATGACCGCGCCGCCGGCGATGAGTGCCGCACCAAGCTTGGCATCGTGAAGGGCATCGAAGAGGAAGGACCGACACCATGAGCGATCTGGTAGACTGGTTCCAGAAGGAGTTCGCCGCGCTGCCATCCGCGCCCGTGGTGCTTGCACCCCCTGTTCCGGTCACGGCGCCTCCCATCGCTGTCGCGCCCACGGCGCCCCTCACCACCTTTCCCGACAACTTCCCGGTCTGCGTGGCATGGATCCTGACCCGTGAAGGCGGCTTCGTCGATAATCCCAACGATGCGGGTAAAGCGACGAACATGGGGATCACCGCGGCCGTGCTGGCCGCGTGGCGCGGCGCCCCCGTCACGACCGACGATGTGCGCGGCCTGACCGTGGCCGAGGCGACGCAGATCTACCGGGCCAATTACTGGAACAAGATGCAGTGCGCCGCGCTGCCGGCCGGGGTGGACCTGTCGATCCTCGATCCGGGCGTGATGTCGGGCCCATCGCGCGGCATCAAGTTCCTCCAGGGCGCGCTCGGCGTGAAGCAGGACGGCGCGATCGGCAAAGTCACGCTGGGCGCCGTCGCCGCGTTCAGCGACGTGCGCGGCCTGATCCAGGCCATAGCGAACGAGCGGGACGCGTTCTACGCCGAGCTGGCCGCCACGATCCCGTCCGACGTGGTGTTCCTGACCGGCTGGCGAAACCGGGCCCAGCTGACCATGCAGCGCGCCCTGGACATGGTTCCGGCCTGAAAACAGGAGATCGCTACCCCAAAACGTAGCAAAGCCCCCAGGACCGTCCTGGGGGCTTTTTGCATGATCCATAGAAAGGGATCGACATGCCCCAGGACAACGACTCCAACATGGCGGATATCCGCGAAGAGCTTGGTCGTCTCGGGGCACGGATGGATGCCGTGGTCGACGCGGTGAGCCGCCTCACAGCCCGAGACTCCGAGCATGAGCGTGGCCTCCAGATGCTGGGCGAGCGTGTCGCGCAATCTCTCAGTGAAATCACGCTGCGCTTCACATCCTCGCTGACCGAGCAGCGCGAGGCGTTCCGGATCCAGATGGAAACTCTGAAGGCCAGCGCGTTGAAGCGGGAGGATTTCGCCTGGGTCAAGGGGGCGGGAATCGTGATCATCAGCGCGCTGGCGACGGCATTGGCCGAGACCTGGATCCATCACTGATGTTTCGCGGTTGGCACGCCCTGCTATGGCAGGTTGGGGTCGGTATAGCGGTCGGCCTGGCCGTGGCGCTGGCCTACCCTTGGCTGAGCCGTTTCTTCCCGGCTCCAGCGCCGATTGAGCTCCACATCCGGATCGAGTTGCCCGCCGCGCCCATGCCTCCGATCGATTGAAGGTCGATCGTTAGACGCTGCGCATAGAGCCGAAAACGACGAAGCCCCCCAGGTCAGACCTGGGGGGCTTTTTCTGCGTCTGGGGCGGTTCCGAGGCCCTTCTCGATCTCATGGATAATGGAACTGCGGAACGCCCTCATGTCCGCCTCGCCGGTGGCCGGCACGCTGGACGGCTGCACCATAGAAGCGGTGAATGTGGCGAACCTGATGGCTTGGTCCCAGCCGGCCCGGAAGCTCGCTTCGCAGGCAACCGGTCCATCGCCGCCGGTCAGGACGACAGGCTTGGGCCGCGCAGGCGGCTGCATGGCAAGGTGCAGCTCAATGGTCTTGAGCGTCTGACGATGCAGCCAGGTCGGCCCATGCGAGTTGCGCAGCCCTTGCAGAACTGCGTTTGTGCCGCCCCATTCCCATCGGTCGCGGAGTTGGGATTTCCAGGTGCGGCCCCAGTCCTTGGCGAAGCGCCACAAGGCGAGGGCTTGTTCGTCGGTGAGCGGTGGAAAATCAGCCATCTTCGTCGTCCTCAGTGACGATGACACGGTCACCGGGATGGATGGCGCCGGTGTCGCGAAGCATCTGGACCATGAGGACGCAGGCTTCGGTCGGATCGCGTGCGACGCGACGATCCAATTCGCCTCCAGAATTCTGGAAGCTGATGATGATCATATGGTTCTCCTTTGCTGTGAACCGGCACGCCGGCTATGTGCCGACGGCTTCGCCCTCCTTCGGGGGCTCTTCGGGGTTCGGGCGTGGATCGTGGCACCAGCGCTGTGTGTAATCACAGAAGTGGCATATCCAGCCGTTGACGGTCGGGGCGAGGTATCCATCACCGCGGGCGTGCTTTCCATCGCCTCGCCTGGGACAGGTGTAGGGATGGTAGCTCCCGTCGGCCTGGTGATCAGCGAGCAACTGGACGACTTCGGGCGCCCAGGGCGCGTCGAGCCGTGCCATCACATCCCGTCCGGGATGGGATAGCCGTTCTGGACCAGGAAGGTGCGCCAGGAGGTCTGGGCAATCACGGTGACGCTGCCGTCGCGGCCGATCTCGCTGATCCTGCTATGCGGACGGTCCATCGCGAGTAACCGCAGCACGGCTTCGTCGAGGGTGAGCCAAGTGATCTTGGCCGTGAGCTGTTCCAGCGTGATCTTCGGATCCAGCGTGGTGTAGCCGTCCGGGTATTCGTCACCTTCACGCTCCTCGCCGCACACGAAGGCGTTGCCGCCCAGCGGTTGCTTGTCGTGGCGATCTTCGAGCACGAACCAATGCTTGTTGAGCGGCGGCAGCAGGCCATCCTCGTCGACCATGAGAGTGTCGCCGTTGGGCCAGCGGAACGCCGCTTCCATTGAGCTGATCCCGACCGCGTGTTTGGCGTCGGGATAGATAGATTCGACCTCGACCTCGGTGATGAGCCGAAGCTCTGAGTCGATTTTGAAGATTTTCACGGGTTGCCTTTCTGCCGGGATGCGCCGGCTGATCGCGCCACGCTATGCGCGGCAAGGCGCCTCCGTCAGGAGGCTGTATTCCGTGGGTTGACGAGGAATGGGTATTTGACCTCGCGGCCGAGCACTTGAGAGGCCCAGGCGAGCGGTTCCTTCCAGTCGCGCTCATCACCATCCGATGTGACTTTGATCGCGTCAGAGCAATGCTCCTTCGCTATCGCCAGCACCGCGCAAACAACCGTGTCGTATGGCTTTGACGCCGTCTTGCAGAACGAGAAGCTGTCCGACGGGACACGCTCCAGGATGAAAGTCTCGTGGCCGTCCGGATCGGGGGTTCCGTTAAACCGGATCACGTAGCTGCCGACGTATGGCGGTTCCGGATCATCTTCCTCGTATGCCAGCTTGCAGGGGGCTGCGCTAATCAGTTTGAACGCATCGTCAGCGATTTTCTGCCAGCGGTCCGATGGGATGCTCTTGTTCTGACGCCAATAATGGGTGTAACCCATGTGGTTTCCTTTCTGCCGGTGAGCGCCGGCTGATCGCCCCGCACCTGGTGCGGGAAGGCCCCGCGCTAGGCGGCTAGGAGGACGGCTCAACGATGGTTTCGAGAACGTCGATGGTCTCAAACCGGATCACCTTGAGGCCCAGCCCGGCGTGCTCAGCAAGCACGATTGCAGCGCCGCGCATCTGTTCGAGAATGCCGCGATTGCCATGAATCATCGGAAAGGTATCGAGCCCCAACGTGATAGAGGGGATTCCCTCTTTTCCCTTTCCGTCGAAAACGACGAAGGCGAAATACTCGGTGATCGGATCACGCAGAGGCATGTTTTTCAGAACGTCAGGCATTGGGTATCTCCTCGGTCCGGCACTATTGCCGGGGAAGCCTATTCTGGCTTTTCGGATGAGCCCTGGACCGGCGCCGGCGGCGGCTCAGGCCCCGCGCCTTCCTTGTCGTCGGGCGGAGCGGCGGGCGGCTGGTTGATCTTCTGGATCAGGTCATGGGCCAGTTCGGCCGCAATCTTGTAGTGCAACTCGCGATCGAGGGCCGGCATGTTGGTGCGCCGCATCGTCTCCTCGATGATCAGGAAAGCGGCAAAAAGCATGTCCTGCATGGGCCGCTCGTTCAGCAGCGCGACGAGGATATTGTATGTCGCCATCGTGGCGGGAAACCGCATCTGAAGCAGGGCGCGTAGCTGAACGTCGAGGAATTTGGTGCGCTCGTGCGCCACCACCTCATCGGGCGAAGGGACAATGTTGAACAGCCTCATCGCGTCTTTCTCGTCCATGACTTCCTCGGCCTGGTTGAACAGGTAGGCCGCGGCGCGGCCTTTCAATTGGGTTTGGTAAGCCCGGAGCCACGGCCGATCAATCGGGATTGCTCGGTTTCGGCGTAATCGATGAAGCTCTTGGCGAGGCTTTGCATAGCGGCCTCGGTGCGGTTCCGCTCCTCCGGGGTGAAATTGCCATTGCGATAGACAGCCTCCAGTTCGGCGTGGAGCACGAACAGGATGATGATCTTCGATAACGGTTCGGCCATCAGAACGCCGGCGATGCGCTGACCGAGCTGAGTGACCTTCGATCTGTTGAGATCGATCATCATCTTCAGCTGGGCGGCCAATCTTTCCTCGGCAGACATCTGGGAAATTCTGTCGTCTGGCATTGGGTATCTCCTCAGTCCGGCACTATTGCCGGGGAGCCCGACGGGTGCGCCGTCAGGGTTTCGTCGCGCGATTTTGCGTCTTCAGTTCGCGGTCAATCTCATGCCGCTCGGTTGTTGTCGTTTCCGATTGGTATAATTCATCCAACAGCCACGCCGTGGCCCGGCATGACGCCGCGATGCCGTCGCGCTTGCCGCAATAGGACGCAACAACCCGCTGCGCTGCTTCAATCGCTACGACGGCTCGCCGAAGCTTGGTGAGGTCTTCCATCGTCAGGTTTGTGCCAGATTCTGGCATTGGGTCTAACCTTTTCAACCGACGCACGATTGCGTCGAAACGCATCGAGCCGCAGGGAATGCCTGCGGCTCGATGTTTCGGTCAGATGCTCAGTCGCTTGCAGATCTTGTCGACCTGCCCGCCAACTGTGGCAAGCTTGCTCGCAAGGTCCTCGGTCGAAGCGTCAACCGCTTCGGCGACGATGTCTTGCAGGCTGGGGGCTGTCTTGGACGGCACCTTGGTCTCCAGCAGGTCGAGATGCTGCTGCATCCCGGCCGCCGCGTCGGCGATGTCCTGGTCGGTAATGACGAACTGGCCTCCTCCGGCCCGACCGATCGCATAGAGCTTGGCGCGCTCCACGGCTTCACGGATCACGGCAGGAATCTGGCCGGCCAAGACGAGGCCCGCGCGCTCCAGGGTGTCGGCCGCATCGAGGCGGGTGCGCCCATACAGGCGCATCAGCTTGCGAGCCGCCGGCGCGTCCGGGGGCGTCACGTCGATCACCGCATCGAGCCGACCAGGGCGAAGCATCGCCTTGTTGATCTGCTCGACGTGGTTGGTGGTAAGCGCCACCATGATCTCGGTGTTCTTCGACTGCACGCCATCGATCGTGTTCAGAATGTCGTCGATCTTCACGGTGCGGTCAGCGCCGGACAAGACCCGGTCGATGTCCTCCGCGAAGATGACGCAGGGCTGGTAGGCCTTGGCGAAATCCAAAAGCGTTCGCGAGACCCTTGACCCGCTTCAGCAGCAGGAAGGTCCAGCCGTGCTCGACGGCGATCTTGGCCGTGGCATGGGCGGTCAGCGTCTTGCCCGTGCCGTAGCGGCCCGAGAGCAGCACACCCCGCTTCAGCGGGATCTTCTGCTCGCGGCACGCCGCGGTGTGCTTGATCGGGGTCCAGAGCGACGTTTCGATCTGCCGCTCCGTCACCTCGCTGAACACCAGCTCGGTCGTGTCGATCTTGGTCGTGTCGAGGAAGTTCAGTTCGTCATAGTCCAGGTCACCGTCATCATCGGCTGTCATCGCGAAGGCTTTGCCCTTGTAGATGGACTGCTCCGCGATGAACTTCCGGGTCAGATGTGCCAGTTCCACGATGGTCTTGTGGAACCGGCGCTCCACCTCGCCACCGATCAGGAAATTCAGACCGGTCTTGCTGCGCCAGGTGTCGCAGGCGACATAGCCGACGATGCCGGGGATCTCGAAGCGACCCCACACCACCGACATACGCTTGCCGTTGGCACCGATGGTGACATCGAGCGTTTGGGGTGGGTTGTGGCCCCAGAATCCCGGCGTCGGGACGGCTTCCGCCCAGCCGAACATCGTCGCCATCGCACGGTAAAACGCGACGGCGCCGTCGAGATAATGAGCGTTGATCTTCTCATTGATCGCGACCTTCTGGGTCTCCTCGCGCAGCTTGCGCTGCAACGTGTCGATCGCGGTGGGCAAGCCCATCTCGGCCGGCTGGGCCGGTAGCGTGATGTGCTCGCCAAAGTGGCGAACCGGAACGTCGATCCCTTTGAAGGGATCTTCGAGAACGGCTGGGGTAAACGAATCAGGCATTTGTTTGTCCTGTTGTTGTGTCGCGGGGAGCAGCGCGACGGGAAAACTCCCAGCGCTCGCCAACCGTCATGGGGAAGGACGGCGAGGCTTCTGCGGCTCAGTTGTTGGTCCGAGCCGTGTCTTCAGGGGAGTATTCAGGAAGATCGATGTCGCGAAGAAGGTTGGAAAAGCGGCCAGTGCAGTTCTCGCGAAGTTCGTCATCCTTGTCTGGCACCAAGGCAGCGATATTGCCTTCGGTGTCGCGAATGATATCGAACATCGTGAGTTTTCGGACTGTCTGCGTTTCGCAGGTCATCACGACCACCTCGCGCCGGTCTGGCTGCTCCGAGGGTAGAAAATTCGGATCAGCCTTTAAGGCCTCAGGTGTGGACGTCGCGGTCCACGCTTCCATGACAAGGTAGATCAGGTCGGTGTTGCTCATGGAGCCGGCAAGTATCAGAGCGCCGGCCAGGGCATCTTTGAGATACGCCGAATTCGGCATGTCGCCCACGACGACCGGCACGAACATGCCGGATGAAGAAACAAAGAAAGCGGTGAACGGACAGCTAGTCTTGCCGCGCAAGCTTGCCTCGATCATGGGACGAATTACGTCTCGCATGTGGCCGATCGGATCGGCTAATTGCTTGGCCACAATGTCGCGGGTGCGCTGCTCATATTTGCGCTTGGATAGTTCCACGACGTGAAAGACCAGATCCTTCAAGCTGCCGAACCTGACCTCGTCATACTGTGGCGCGTTATGCGCTTCGCTCATGGGGTATCTCCTCAGTGCCGCGCAGAATTGCGTGGCGTATGCCTTGGGGCATTTCGCTGAGCGAGACGACGCGCCGAATGGCGTTGATCCGCTTGCATATATGGTGATTTCCCGTTGCCCAGGCAACATGAAATCACATGGTCATGTGTTTTTCAAGCGGTTTTCACATGGTCCTGTGCGAATTCGTTCCACGTGGAACACGGCGTCACAGGAGGGGGTCGAACTTCTGCTGCGCTGCGATGAAGTCCTGCGCGGCGCGGGCGGCGGCGAGATATTCGACCGAGGGCCGCTTGTCGATCTCCTGGCCGGGCCGGTAGGTGGCCCACACTGCATCCCTGAGCGGCTTGGGCAGGCTGAACCAGTGCTGCTTGCACATGAACATCCGGGGCGGCACGGCCCGCTGGCAGCCCGGCGCGTGGCAGGTGTGGGGCATTACTGGGGCAACTCCATGTCCCATTCGTGGCCGCAAATGTCGCACCGCATCGTCACGATATCGCCGCCGGGATATCCGTCGCGGTCAGCGATCTCGTATGCGGCCGGATGAACAGCCGGCGTCGGACCGCCCTTATGCCAGGGATTCAGTTCCGTGCAGACGAAACGCACTTTCTGAGGCGCTCTCTCAGGATTTGTCATCGACCGCTGCCGTCGCACTCAGGCGCAGCTTTCGCGCGCTCGCGATACGACTGCGACATCAGGCCATTTCCTCGGCGCGGGCCTGGTGACGCGCCAGGGTGTGCAGCCGACCCAGCACCGAGCTACCCGCACGGGGTGGAACCATCTGCTTGCCTGTCAGGTGCGCCGAGACGCCCTGAGCCGCGAGGCGCAGGATGAAAGCATCATCTTCGGCGGTGAAAACGCGCACCACCCGTCCGGCGCGGTAGTTGACCGGCTTACGGACGGGGATCGCAGTCTGGCGCCGCAGTTCGGTCGGCAGATCGACGCCGTGGGTCAGGCAATGCCAGGCGATGCAACCGGGCGACACGCCGAACCGCCGGGCAATCTCTGGGAAACCCAGGCCCTCGACCTCACGCATCTGGAACGCTCGGTCGAGGTCGTCCTGGCTGAGCTTGGCGATGCGCCTCATTCCGCGGCCTCCTGCTGCCCGGCCTCCTCGTCGGCCTCCGAATCACCCTCGCCGTCATCGTCATCACCGGGTCGCGCCACGATGGGCGCCCGGTCGTCGAACCAGCCCGGCGGCGTCCAACCCGGCAGCTTGCCGACCAGCTGTGCGCGCAGCTTCGCCCCGGTCTTGGCCGGGACCATCTCCTTGCCCTCGGCCAGCAGCGCCAGCACGTCCGCATTGACGTGCGCCAGGAATTCCTCGGTGTCGAACCGTGGCTGCTCGACGTGGAAAATCTGGCTGCCAATCCACCCCACGGCAGGGCCGCTCCCGATGCCCTTGCCGTCCGAGACTTGGATGATGCGGGACAGCGCCTCGCCGGCCATGATCTTCAGATCATCGACGCTCGCGCTGTTGGTGGGCCACGCCAGGGCGCGCTCCGCAATGTCCTCCATATTTTCGGTGCGCCACGCCACGCCATCCCTGGTGATCCGCAGATTGCTGGCCGCCAGCGCGATCAGCAGAAGCCTGATCATATTGGCGTCGCTGAGCGCCCGGATTTCGTCGGAGAACGCCTCGGCGAAGAAGCCGCGCTTCATCTCGTTCAGCAGGATTGCGCCCTTCTTGTCGATCGGCGGCTTCACTGTGACCGGCTTAGGGTCATCCTGGATCGCCGCTCGGCCCGGCGCGCCCTTCTTTTTCGCGCCGGCTTCGCTGATTGCGGCCGCCGTGGCGCGACCCATGCCATAGCCCTCGGGCACGACGCCGATCAGTAGCTTGCGGTCCGGACCCGGGCTGCGGATCGGCTTGCGCGCGTCGAACTGGATGGTGTGTTCCATCTTCCAGCCGGCCGGCGCCACCAGCAGGCCGGTCGGCCCGACCTCGCCATAGACGGCATGCTTGCTCTTGGCGGCCAACGCCTTCACGGCCTGCACCTGGCAGGCCATGAACTTTTTCGTGTCCGACGTGGTGAACCGGTCGTCGGCGTCAGGCTCGGCGAACAGGTCCTCGTCCCAGACGATGCCGAATGCGTCAGGATCGAACAGGGCATCGACCTTGTTCAGTCGCATCACCTCGCAGTGCCGCGCGATGTAATGCCACCGCGGCTCCCGCGCGCCCTTCGGGCCAGCCCAGGAGTGGCGATGCGCGATAGCCGCCTTCTGCATATCGCGCGGAGCCGCGACGATCCGGCGCAGCTCGTGGGTATTCGGGATGCCGTGCTCGGCAATGGCGGCCAGAACGTCCGGATGCGCGCCCGCGAGCAGAGTCATGCGGCGCGCCGTGGTCTCGGGAATGCCCAGGGACTGGGCCGCCAGAGCGACCGACATTCCCCCGTCCTGCAGCGTCTTCATGGCGCGCCACTGGTCGACCGGGTTCATGCTGCTGCGAACCATGTTCTCAGCCGCTCCAGCGGCGACGATCTGATCGCCGGAGCCGGCATGGTCGATCGCCTCGATCTCGGTCCAGCCCAGCGCCTGAGCGGCCCGCCAGCGCCTCTCGCCAGCGACGATGACGTAACGTCGACCACCTTCCGGATTGTCGCGCACCAGGATCGGCTGCAGCTGGCCCAGCGTGGACATGCTGATCCGCAGCGCCTCGTCCGCCTCCCTCGAAGGCTTGATCCGCCGCACATTGTCCGGATCCGGGGAGATGTGCGTGATATCGATTTTCATCTCGTGTTGCTCCGCTGATGACGTTCAAGGTGGCGCTGCACCGAGGCCGGCGGGTCGCGGGGCCGGTCGGCCAGCCCCTTGCAAATTTGCACGACCCTGTCGCACGTCTCGATGTCGAAATACCCGATGTGACAGGCCGACGGCGTCAGATCGAGCTGCATGGCGAGGTAGCCGTAGGCCGCGCTGCGCGACATCATGCCGCTGCGCCAGAGTGGGTCGAACGCGTTATGAACGCGTATCTTCGCGGCACGCAGCGCCTTGTCGGCCAGGCGGCCCAGCGGTGTGACGGTGCCTTTGTGGCATCCCACCCAGGCACCGCACGGCACGCAGGCCCACAGCGGCCCGTAATCGCGCCCGTTGTAGAAGCGCTCCGAGGATTGGAAGAAGCGTGCCGGCTTCCCGCAATAAGGGCACGTCACCGTCACACCGGCCGTCGCCTCGGATGTCGTGCTGCTCATCAGATGCCTCCACGTCGGTTGGCCGACATGGTCTGCCAGGCGTCACACAGCATCCGGGACGCCTCGCGCCTGGCGCGCAACGTCTCGAACCGAGCTGTGGCGCTGGCGTGCTCCTTGACCGCGTTCTGGTATTGGGAGCTGGCGCGCGCCTCCCACTTCTTCGCGTCGGCGGACCGCTCCTCGGACATGCCGGCGGCCAGGGCCTCGATCGAGCCGATCATGAATTCGGTGCGCACCATCTCGCCGCGCGCCGCGCCGACCTCCTCGGCGGACAGGGCGAGGAAGTTGAGCGCTTCCTCGACCTGGTTCTCGGTGACGAAGGCGCGGCCCGGCGGTTCCCGCCGGCGCGCGTTGTTGTCGTGCGACATGGGCGATCCCTAAAACGGTATCTCGTCGTCGAGATCGTTCGGCGGCGGCACGCCGCGGCCTCCATTGCCATTCCCGTTGCCTGGCGGAGCGCCCCGGTCATAGCCGCCGCGCCCGGCGTCACGCGCGTTCTGGCGATCGTCGCGGCGCCCGCCCCAGGCCCCATCCCCGCCACGCCCCGCGTCCCGGCCATTTCCGTTGCCCCGGTCGCCGCCATTGCCCTGGCTGCGGTCATAGCCGCCCCGGTCGCCGCCATTGCCCTGGCTGCGGCCTGAAGGCGATCCGCAGGGCACGACCTGACCGCCAGGACCGGCCACCACGACTTCCGAGACGTAGACCTTCTGGCCGTTCTTGTCGTAGCTGCGGTGCTGCAGCTGGCCCACGATGGTGATCAGGTCGCCCTTGCGCATGCTCTCGACGACTTTGCAGGCACCGCCATAAATCACCACCATGTGCCAGTCGGTGATCTCCTCGCCTTGCTGGTTCTTGTAGCGGGTCGTAGCGACGCTGAGGCGCGCCGCATCGTTGTCGCGGCCGATCTGCTTGATCTCGGGATCCTTGCCCAGCCGGCCGCACAGCGTGACGCTGTTGATCGAGGTTGCCATCTCCGGTTACTCCGCCGCCGCTTGGTGTTCAGGCTGATCCGCGGGCGGCTCGCGATGCCACGTCTCGCGGTAGGTCGTGGTGACGAACGCCAGGGTCGCGGGCGACATCTTGCCGCGCAACTCGACATCATCGAGCCAGAACTTGTCCGCCTCGGCCGGGTCGGCCGCGTTCTTCAGCGCGGAGTTGAATGCGGCGACGAGCTTTCTGAACGTCGCATCTTCCTTCGTTGCACTCGGCGGCGCAGAGGCCGGCGTGCGACCCGTGGGGCGGCGCGTCTCCTGCGGTGGCTCGGGCTGCTGCTGCTGCGCCATGTCGCGCTCGAGGGCGGCACGCTCGGCATCGTAGTCGCGGAAATGGTTGCCCTCGAAGATGTTGGCGTCGTCGTCCTCGTCACTGGCAAGGCAGAGGATCGTGTTCACGCTGTAGCGGCGCATATAGGTCAGCTGCGAGCCAAACGCCTGCGGACCGCCACCCTCTTCCAGCGGCATTTCGCAGCTGATCCACTGGCCGCTCTTGTGAATGATGCGCGTGGTCAGCCACGGGCGCGGCTCGTAGGTGATGACCTGGATCACGGCCAGACCCGCATTCGCCATAGGGGCGCGGATCGTGTTCATGATGCTGCCGAGCGTGGCATACTTGAACTTGTAGGAGCCGCTCGACTTCGATCTGACCTCGACCTCGCGGTCGCGGGGCGGGTTCTGCACCTCTCCCTGGAACTGGACCAGGGCGGCATAGATTTCGACGATCTCTGCGCTCTCACGGCGGATCGGGGCAGGCACAACTTGCGCCGGCGGGGCCGACAGGATCGATGCGTCGCTCATTCTGCGGCCTCCTGGACCGGTTCTGCGGCCTGCTCGGCCGGTGCCTCATCGGGCATTTTGACGATGGTGACGGCGCCGTTCTTCGCCTTGCTGGCGCTGATGCCGTGGCCGAACGCGCGGCGCGCCTCCTTCGGGAAAAGCGCCTTGATGTCCTTCTTGGCGGCGTCGAGAATCTTCGCGGCCTCCTCGTGGTCGATGAACCGGTGTGCCGCATCGGCCCAGGCGTTGCTCGCCGTCATGTCGGTCTCGACCATGCTGCTTAGGTCGAGCACGGCGGGCGGCAGGTTCATCGCTTTTGGCTCGATGCCGCGCTCGACCGATTGCCAGAACCGCGCCTCGGCCTCGGCCAGTTCGGCCATATAGACCGGATCGAATTCGATGGGCTGGAGGATGTGCTTGTAGGTGCCCATCGTCATCGAGAGATAGGCGAACTCGGTGCCGGCGACCCACATGTTGTGCTGACATTGGGGCCAGAACTTTTCGATCAGCTCGGGCAGCTTCTGGAACCCCACCGCTGCCTTACACTCGACAATGCCTGTCATGCCGGCGATCGTGCTGAGCAGGAATCCGTCGAGCGAAGCGTGCCGGTGCGCCACCTTCGGATGTCGCGCCACCTCGCCGTGACGGGTGATGCGCGTCCCAGGCGCGCAGAAGCCCTGCGCCGCGGCCGCTTCCTCGGTGATGGCGAGGTTGAGACGTTCGAGCCAATGGCCGCAGCGCACCGTCAGGTCGCCCGAGATGTCATGGTGGGCGCGTTCGCCCCGCATGATCTCGGCCAGTTCGAGCAGCTTGCCCGGCTCGCCCTTGGCGATGATCCGGGCGTCCGAGCCGCCGATGCTGCGCTCGCGCTGGGCGCGCTGCTTGGGGGTGAGGCCGAGACTGGCCAGGTCGACGATACCGTCGGGCCGGAGCCCGTAATGGGGCGTCAGTGCTGCCATGACCGAGAGCAGCCGTTCGAGGGAAAGCTCCTCGCTGGCCGCGATGGCGGCCAATTCCTCATGATCCATTTCGCTGTCCTTGCTGGATTGGCGATAAGCTACATGGTAGTGTGTTTTCTCGTCAAGCCCGGGGGACGTGATCAAGATGCGACGCCGTCCAAACCCACTCAGCCATGTGCCAGTCACGCGAGCACAGGCGATAGCGGCTCACACGGCGGGCCAGCATGCCTATGCTGCTGGCACCGAACACGGTGCGTGCGACATCGCGAGTGTAGAGCTTAGGTGGCAATGGCAGGCCGGCTGGCGCGCCGCCGATGCAGCGTTCTGGCGCCGGCTACGCGATTGTGCTGAGCGCGGCCCGCTTCCAGGTGTTGGTCGCGGTGCGGACCTAGACATAGCTCGCGTCCCACGATCCGCCGTCGAGCCGACACACCGGATGGAGCTTCCACCAAACTCACTTGGCTAGAATGCGAAAAAGCCCCCCGAACAAACGGGCGGCTTTGTCACGCTGCGGCCGGTTCGGACTCCGCCGACACCAGGGCCGGCGGATCGAATCTCCGCTTGCCGCGGGCCTCCGAGTGCCGGATCACCTTGCGCCGGATTTCATCGGTCAGGGCGACATATTCGTGGTGCATGCGGCCGCCGGCCAGCAGGAACGCCTCGTCGGTATAGTCCGGCTTGGGCAGGGACGAGACCCAGCCGGGTCCGCGTTCCTTGCCCCAGCGGGACACCGCAGCGGCAGTGCTGGCCCAGAGGTAGGTTTGCGCCAAGGTGTGCCCCATCGGGGACTCCATGGAGCGGCTGTGCATCACGATCATGATCTCGGTCGGGCCAACCCTGTGGCCGGGCATTTGCCCGAACAGGATCTTGAGCCGCTCTTCGTAGATCATGGCCTTCCACTCGTTGATGAATTCGATATCGGTCCATTTGCCGAGATTGTGGAACACGACCGGACCGAACGTGTAGCGCCGCTGATCGGCGGTGAGGATCGGCAGATCGGGACATAGGTCGTAGCTGAATTCCAGAACGCGCGGCGGCGAGCCCATGCGGGCCAGCAGCAGCAGCATCTTCTGGTTCTGGTTAGTTCCGGGTATCTCTGTCATCGGACAGGTCTCCTCAGTCCTGGCTCCATTGCCAGGGGACCGCCTAGTCGGCGGCTTCGACGTCCGATGTGATGCGGCGCTCATCCACGGCGAGCGCGATTGCTTCCCACTCCTTGCGGAGCTGGTCGAGCTTTTCGCAGCGCCGACGATGCTGGGCCACAGCAACTTGCATCGCGCCGGGATCCTGCACGTAATAGTCGCGGCCGTTCGGATGAACCTCCTGAAGCAATTTCTGAAGCCGATCGATTGCGTCGAGCACTTTTATGATTGGCTCGACCAGGCCGTCGCGTGACGTGCCGTTCATGTGCAGGGTGGGGATGGCGAGCTTTGCCATTGCGGGTCTCCTCAGTCCTGGCCCAATTGCCAGGGGACCGCCGATCAAACGAGATCGGCGGGGTCGACCTTCTGTTTCCAGGGCGCCAGCTGATAGAACAGCGGCTCCAAGCGTCGCGTTGGCTCGACAAACACGTAGGTCATGTCGAGCTTACGCTTGTCTTCGTCGATCGTGGTGCCCAGGAAATGCACCTTCCAGCGATGCGCCAGATCCTGGCCCATCGTGCTATAGCCGAACGGGTTGTCTTCGTCGGCCGTCGGTGCGTCCTTGTTGGCGCGAACCCGTTCCAGGGTGGCGCGCAGCTTCTTCGGGTATTGCTTCTTCTTTGCCATAGTATCTCCAATGGCTTCATCGGGCCGCGGGATGCGGCGAGCCTGACCGCCCCTATGCGGGGACGGCCTGCTCTTCTGCCATTTGGTTCCTCACGAATTCCTGGTAGCTCATGATCGAGCGTTCGATCGTAGCGGCGAGCTGTTCCAGGTGGGCGGCCTCTTCGGCATTGTCACCTGGTGTCAGCTTCTTCTGCATGATCTGGATCGCTTCAAGCAGATTGAGTCCAGTGACCGCGGCGATTGCCTTGGCCGTCTTCGTGGGGTGAAGTGCTGCGACGGTTGTGCGCCGCAGGTTCTGTGCGATTTCCACGTAGGTGTTGTAGTATTGCCCACGCGGTTTAAGCACGGCATCGTCGGGGATCAGATCGCATTTCAGCTTGGTTGCGGCGTCGGCCAGGGTGAGGCCCTCAAGCTCGGCGCAAACGCGCACCGAGGCCCAGTCGAAAACCTTGCGATATCCTTCCGGCACTTCGTCCGTGATGCAATTGTTCATGGCTACCACGATCTCGGCCGGCCCGACCATGACCCCTTTGGTCGCACCGAAGACGACCTCGGCGCGTTGCGACATGGCAAGCGACTCGATCTCAGGGGTGCGGTCATGGGTTGGCATGTCGGGGTGGCTACGCCACTGCATCAGGGGCGCGGCCAGGTAGGCGCTCTGGTTCGGGGGCAGCGGATCATAGAGACCGAGCGTTGCTGCGAGCTCATCGAGCGCTGCTACCAGGTTCCCTGGCATTCCGAACCGTGCCGCTTCGAGCAGCACGAGCCGGGTGAATTCGCCGGGGTTTGCGATGATCTTGCGTCCCAACGCGGATGCCGTCATGACTTGTGCAACAGATGATGACATCATGTTCTCCTGGTCGGCACGCGGGATTGCGTGCCGGGCAACAGCTTTTCAATGGCTATGCCACTCAGGCGATCATCTCGGATCGCCTGGTTCGCTGTTGAGGATTTCCCATCCCTTCCCTTCCTGACCTGGGTGGACCGGTGCATACCGATGAACCTCCGGCTTGCCGATCGCCAGTCCTTGTTCGCGCTCGATATGCTCTACAAATCGCATGAAAAGCGCTCTTCTGAACTCGGGATTGGTTTGCAGCAGTCGTCGGAATTCGCCGTAGACCTCGTTGTTGCTACGGGCATTTATCAGGACACGGGTGGGGACAGGATCATAGTGCAGATCGAATCTGAGCTCGAATTTCACGAGTGGCAGTTCGATTGTGTCAGTCTCTTTCAGCCGTTTCAGATCAACGGTTGAAAGAGCCATGTCGAACAGACCCTCAAAGGTGAGGGCCTCGTCGTGGTCGGCGAGCGGCTTGATGATGATTTCATCGCCACCCTCGTCGCAGAGCAGGGTCGGTTTTTCGAACCTGACTGCCATATTGATCAGATCGATTTCGTCTTCGGTCTGCATCACGTCCAGTAGTTGCGCCATCGAAAGTTCGAGGCGTTTCATGCCGGATTTGTAAACTGAGAATTGCATTGGGTTCGCCTATGCTGGTGGAACAAGTGCGGGATAGCGTGACCGAGCCACGTCTGTGACGTCGATCTGCGCCACGCTTCCGAACGATCCTCTGGTTGTCATGTCGTGGACCGCATCGCGGAGCGATTCGACCAGTTGGTGGACATCGACCGTGACGCGCTCATGCGCTTCGCGGCTGCCGCCCTGCCAGGCATCGATCACTTCGCAAGCCTCCTCGCCGGACGTAACGCCGTCGATGAGAAGGTCTGTCGTTGCGGTCAACGTGACATCCACGCGCGCCGTGTATTGTTCTGGTCGCGGCGTGAACAGAGGCAGGTCGTCATCGTCCGCCCGATAGAGCGAGACGGTGGCGACGAGATTTCCAAGCATTCTCACTTGCACGTCCTTCTCGAACGAGAGCGCGACAAGCGTCTCGACCGGATCGGTGTGCGGGTGCAGCCGAGAGACAAAATCATCGAGGCCGAGGACACTGGTTGTGCCGTCGGCATGATGAATTCGGAATGACGGTGGCATTCCTGTCTCCTTCGATTGTTTGGGGGTGTGACGAGTCCGAAACGGCAATCGTCACGGAATAGATATGGTGCGCAGATCGGCCAAAATCAACGAGTTGGGGCCTGGCGACTCATTTGCATGTGTTTTTTTGTTCGGGCTTGCACGGGCGCCGGGTGCGGGATTAGGTTCTCGGCTTCGGTCCAAATGAAAACCCCCCGGCCTGGCGGGCCGAGGGGTCTGAAGGGATCGATCAATTCGCTTGGCTGTTACCGCAGCCTTGCGGCGATGCTGGGGGCGTCGGCCCCGGCCCGGACTGATCCCGAGTCGCTTAGGCTTGGGATATATGGGCTTTTCAGCCTCGTCGCAAGGCCTTCCGCAACGCGAAAGCACACATTGCTGTGTTTTCATGGAGGGTCGATGCATTCGTCGTTCAACGCCCCGGCCTGCTCTTGGGCATTTTCAATCACAGCGCCCTCGGCGCACGCAAAGCTGCTGTTGGTAGCGGTGGCTGCGCATGCGGATCAGGACGGGCTGTCGAAGGTCTCGATCACGCGGTTGGCCGAGATGACGGATATGAGCTTGCGGGGCGTTCACAACGTCCTGGCCCAACTTGAGCGGGCACGCCTGATCGCCGGCGAGCGAGTGCCGGGCATCGTGACGGCCTACAGAATCAAATGGCGTGGCACCGCCAAGGAAATGGAGACCCCTGCACCGGATGCAGGGGTGGTTGTCGGAACTCCTGCACCGGATGCAGGGGTGGTTGTCGGAACCCCTGCACCGGATGCAGGGGTGGTTGTCGGAACCCCTGCACCGGATGCAGGGGTTCGCGCGCGCGTAGATTCTGAATCTCAGAGAGAGAAAGAAAGAAAGGAAGTAAGCAAGTCCTCAGATTCTTCTCCGCTTCGCTACGAAGAATCTGAGACCCCCCTGCCCCCCACAGAAATTCCGACAGCGGCACAACTCGCCAAGGCTGAGATTGGCGGCAGGATGCGGGACATTTGGAACGCGGTGGTCAAGCCGTTCCCGCATTTTGCCCAGTCGAAGTGGCTCACCCCGAAGCTGCTCAATCTCGCGGTCGAGCGGTTCCAGCACGAGTTCAACCGCAGCTTCGAGCAGTGGGAAGCCTATTGCCGCAGGTTGACCAGGAACGCGTGGCTCCGCGGCGAACGTCCGGACGACAGGTCGTGGCGCCCCAGCATCGAGTGGGCCATCCAGGCCGACACGGTGCTGAAGGAGGCCGAGGGCCGCTACCCGCCCGACCCGGAGCCGAAGCCCCAGGTCGTGCAGCCGATGCACGACGTCGATCCCACCCAGGACCCGATCTGGGGCAAGCCGAACAGGATCAAGCTCGAGATCGCGCTGGCGATGCAGCGCCCCGTGATCGACGACGCCAAGCTCCAGGAGCTGTCGCGCGACTACAAGGCGGCGCTGGTCGAGGCCAGAGCCGCCCAGGCCGCGCTGAGCGGGGCGGTGGCCCATGTCTGACGCTCGGCCCGACGAGACCCTGGAAGATGCGCTGGGGCGGCACGGCATCCAGCTGCCCGGCGCGCCCAAGGCTGGGCACACCTACGGCGGCCCACGCGACCGGCGCCAGGTCATGTGCCCGCATTGCAATGGCGGGAGGTCCCGCGAGGCCAACTTCTTCGTCACGATCGACGCGGACGGCCAGGGTGCGGTGTGGGTGTGCCATAGCGCCAAGCGCTGCGGGTGGACCGGGTCGGTGCGCCTGCAAAATGCACCCCATATCAAGCGCGCCAAGGCGCCTCGCCCGATCCGCCGGCCAGAGCCGGAGCGTGACCCGCAGCTGCCCGAGCAGACCATTGCCTACTTCGCGGCGTTCGGGGTGCCGCTCGAGACGCTTGAAGAGTTCGGCGTGTTCCGCACCGTGCGGCGCTTTCCGGTCATGGACGCAGAGGGGCGCTTCACCGACGAGAAGCTGCCTCGCCCCTGTATCGCCTATCCGTATTACCGCGGCGGCGAGTTGGTGAACTGCAAATACAAGACGGTTTACCCCAGCGGGAAAAAGGCCTTCGCGCAGGAGTGGGGCGCCGAACGGACGATGTTCAACATCGATGCGTTCGAGTCGGATGACATCGGTTACATCGTCGAGGGCGAGGACGACGTCCTGGCGATGCGACAGTGCTACCGCCAGGTCACCACGCTGCCCGACGGCAGTCCTTCGGCCAAGAAGCACGAGGAACCGGAGCAGCCCTACGACCCTGACCAGGACGACGATGATCGCTACGAGGCGCTGCGCAACGAGCCGAAGATCTTGAACCTAAAGAAGGTCGTGCTGTGCGGCGACGCCGATGAGGCCGGGGCGCGGCACATGGAGCAGATCGCGCGGCGCATCGGCAAGGAGAAATGCTGGATCGTGCGCTGGCCCACCAACTGCAAGGACGCCAAGGACACGTTGAGGCTATATGGGCCAGAGGCATTGTTCGCCACGGTCGAGGCTGCGGTGCCCTACCCGATCGACGGGTTGGCCGATGTCGATGACGAGGAGATCGCCAGCTATAGAGCCGGCCTCGACGAGAAGCGCATCACGTGCGGCATTTCGCAGATCGACCGCTACCTATCGCTCGCCGATTCGGGTCGCAACTTCATCGCCTGCACCGGGATACCGGGTCACGGCAAGACCGCGTTCTGGGTCGCGTTATCCGTGCTCTATGCTGAGACCAACACCGACTTCCACACCGTCATGTTCTCGGGCGAGATGGAGGTGAAGGAGATCGTCGCGGCGATCGCCTCGGCGCATACCCAGAAGCCATTCTTCGATGGGCCGGCCGGCGAGGGCATCAGCACCGACGAGCTGGTCGATCATGTGCTGCCCTGGATGCGGCAGCACTACACCTTCATCGAGCCGGAGGACAGCAGGGGCGACAGCCCTCCGGTCGACTGGGTCGTCGAGAAGGGCCGCATCGCGATCCGGCGCACCAAGGCTAAGCTGTTCATCGTCGATCCGTGGCAGGAGATGGACATGTGCTACCCGGAACGGTGCAGCAAATCCATGTCGGCCTGGATCGGCGATCAGCTGCGCAAGTTCCGCTACTTGGGCCGGACCGAGCGGTGCAACGTGGTCTGTGTGGCGCACCCGTCGAAGTTGAGGCGCGACAAGGACGGCAAGCTGCCGATCCCTGAGGGCTACGATATCATGGACAGCCAGCAGTGGTTCTCGGTGAGCCGCACCGGCATGACGATTTACAGGCCGGGCGATGACAGCAGCCCCGAAATGAAGGTGCGGGTCTGGAAGGCGCGCTACAGCCAGTTCGCGATGAGGGGCGACACCTCGGTGCGGTTCAACAAGACGACGAAGCGGCTCTACCCCCCTCTGACCCAGGCCGACATCGATTCGGGGCGCGCCTGGGGCAGCGACGCGGCTTAGCGGGCTTGCGAAACACATAACCGTGTGGTTTGTTGCGAGTCCCTTCATCCAGGAGCGATCATGAGCGAGACCCAGACGCCACAGCCGGTCGACCCATCAGCGGCGGCGCCGGCGACGTTGTCCAACGATGACCTCGCTTCGGCCCTCCACGCGGCGCTGAGTCTGCCGGAAGGCCATCCCGCTGAAGGGCTTCTAATGGAGGTCGTGGCCCGGCTGCGTGCCTCGGGTGAGCTGGATACCGAAGACAAGGCCGTCGCCGTTAATCAAACCTCAGTCGGCACGGCTTACGGCGCCACCTTTCTGGATGGCATCGAACATGCCGCGAAGTTCGTCGAGGCCGGCGCGCTGGGCTGGCTTACCGGTCGCGCCCAGCAGGTCGCAGCGCTGATCCGGGACAGCGGAAAGGCCGCGGCTTCCAAACAGTGAAGCCAAAGCCCTTCCCGATCGCGCAGCGCCTGCTACCCCTGTTCCAGAAGGGGATGAAGTCGCAATGGCGCGTGCCGATCTCAACCCACGTCGCGGAGTTCACCACGGCGTCGCGCGAGTTCTGGCAGCATGGCGATTTCGGGCTGGCGCGGCCTGATCCCGGTGATGCGGACCGGATGGGCGAACATTTGCGCGTGCCGTGCAAGCACGAGCACGGCCGCTGCAAGGTCTGCGACGAGAAAGGCTGGCCCGAGACGACGCACCGGCTCTACCCACGCATGATGGTCGGCCAGATTCTTTGGATTCAGGAGGCCTGGGGTTACTGGAAAGGCGCACCGCTGGCGCCCGGCAAATTCGTCGCCAACCCCAAGACCGGCGAGGCTGCGGTCTGGTCTGTCGACCATAACGGGATTCGCAGCCAGGCCGTGCCGAAATGGCGTCCCGGCCCGCAGATGCCGCGCTGGGCCAGCCGCTACACCATGAAGGTGGTCAGCGTTCGCATCGAGCGCTTGCACCACATCACTGAGCAGGATGCGAGAGCGGAGGGGATGATCCCCTACCAGGGCGGCTGGGTCTGCGGCTTGCCTTGGGATGGTATGCCGCTCGGCAGCGCGGTCGAGGCGTTCCGCTGGCAATGGGACTCTTCCAAATCTCCAGGTTTCCGATCGGACCCCTGGGTCGTCAGGATCGAGTGCGACGTTTATCCGGGCAACATCGACAGGATCAAAATACCGGGCCACACCCCATGAGCGCATCGTTGGGGCGCATGATGACGGGCGGCAGCAACCCGGCCTCGCAGAAGGCCCGCAAAGAGTGTGACTTCTTCCCGACCCCGCTGGACGTGACACTTGCGCTGCTGCGCGCCGATCTAGGCCCGAAGTTTTTCAGCACCCTGATCTGGGAACCGTTCGCTGGCGACGGTGCGATCGCCAGCGTGTTGCGTGCGAGTTGCCATCTGGTGCGCTGCTCTGGCGTCCTGATTTCCTCAGCCTCGGTCGTCCCACAATGGAGGCGCAATGGTGCGTCTGGGACTGCGACTATTCCGGCCCGACCCGATACGAACCGCTGCGGCGTCCGAGCCGCGCCATAGGAGAGTGAGATGGACGAAGACGCTGAATTCTTCGATCGCTTGGGCACTTCGACCGGCCCGAAAATGCATGGGGCGCGGGTCAGCGGCATCGAGTGTGCCCAGCCAAGCGGACAGCCACCCTCCACCATGCAGTTGAGCGGCCATGATGGCATCCAGCGCTGGGCCAGATCAGGAGACCTGTTCTGGCGGGCCTCGGAAAGTTGCGAAAGTCTGATGCCGGCGTTCTATCGCTTCGACGCTCTGCCCAACATCGGCCTGGTGGTGAAGCGCACCGCCACGGTATTATGTAGCAACGGGCACCAACTTGCCGATGCGCGAAGGGCGGCCGATCTGCGAAAATCCGGAGGGAACGTGACGTAGGAGGCGCGCCATGTGGGCGCAGTCCATCTTAATCGCCGTATTCGTAGTTGGGATCATCCACGACCTCGAAGCGGCGCGTCTGCCTGTTATAGCGGCGGCAGAATGCCATATACCTCCGCACGCCAATCCCATCAGCGTATTGAATGTAACCGATGAAATAGACGAATGCTTGCCCAGCGGCGTGGGCATCGTCCTGCCACTCGCGCAGGCTTTCGGAGTCGAATTGGGCCAATGGAACTCCAGTCCCCGGTTCGACCGTGAGGCTGCCCATAGACGTCTTTTCGTCGCTGTATTCTGGAATCGGTTCAAGGATTTTGGGGCCAGAGAGTTTGACGGTTGCATTGCTCTCGGTGATCGTTCCTGGAGTTCCGCCTATGTTGGCGACGATCCATTCTATTTTGAGCGGCCGTCCTGGGCGGGGTTCTTCCAAGCTGATGCGTTTGACAACGAGCTTTGGTCGAAAGGTTGCGACAAGGGCCTTCTCGGCCGTGTCGGCCGATTTGAGAGCGGCATTAGCCGCACTGGCGGCGTCTTTCGCGCCAGCCTGGATCAAACTCAACTGCCAGACGAACAGCGCAGCCTGCCCGATCGCAACGAGGACGAGCGCCAGTGTCAGGGTGGTGATCGGCTCATACGTCGAAGGAGCCCAGAGGGATTCCCCTATCTTCTTGTCGCGATCTACCTCATTGGGATTTCCGGCGTGTTCACCGTTCGTTGGATAATGAACGGTTCGGACGGCAAAAACAGCCATGACCAAGATACAGACAACGAGGAGCGCGACTAGCGCGGTCTGCGTCCGTTCGATCTTAGAGGTCTTCAAGCCTAACCCCGTCCATCCCCAACGCAGCAAGCGTAGCCAGCAAGAAAGTCGCGGTCAGCGTGCCACGACTTAGCTTGTTGGTGATCGACGCTTCTGTCTCCTTCAAGCCGTGCTGATCCAGCCGGCGCGCCAGTTCGGCGTAGGTGACGCCCGCCCGCTTCAACTCGGCCTTCAAGAACCGGGTGGCCTTATCAGCCAGCTCCTTCTCGGTCGCGGCCAGTCCCATAGCTACCTCTCAAAATCAGCGGCAGCCCATCATATCCGATATTTTCCTGTAGACAAAGGCTGCTTGTCCTCTCACTATCGGTCGGTACCAACCGATAGTGATAGATGCCTCAGCACTTCCTCCTGTCAGCAAAGGCCCGGACGCTCTCGCTAGCGTCGGTGCTGCGCATGACGGACGAACAGGCTGAGACGGCCTTCATCCGCATCCGCTGGGCGGCGACCGAAGGCAAGCCGGTGTGCGTCCATTGCGAGTGCCCGACCGTGTGGGACTGCCGCAAGGCGAATGGCTTGCCCCGCTGGCGCTGCAAGGCGTGCCGCAAGAGCTTCTCAATCACCAGCGGCACGATCTTCGCTTCCCGTAAGATGCCGCTGCGCAACTACCTCGCGGCCATCGCGATCTTCGTCAACGAGGTCAAGGGCAAGTCGGCGCTGGCGCTGTCCCGCGATCTCGGGTGCCAATACAAGTCGGCCTACGTCCTTGCGCACAAGCTGCGCGAGGCGATGGCGTCCGAGTTGAAAGGGCTGCGGCTGGGCGGTCCCGGCCGCGTGGCCGAAGTCGATGGCGGCTACTTCGGCGGCTACGTAAAGCCGTCCAACCGCGTCGAGAACCGCCGTGATCGCCGACTTGCCAAAAACCAGAACGGCAAGCGCCAGGTGGTCGTCGTGGTCCGCGAGCGCGAAGGCCGCACCCTTCCCGCAGTGTTCAAGTCGGAAAGCGCCGCACTCGGCTTCATCGCCCGCAGCGTCGCCAAGGACACCCAGATGATGGCCGATGAAGCCCCGTCATGGAACGGGCTGCATGCGCGGTTCGCCATGCAGCGGATCGACCATCAGGCGATGTATTCGGACCGGGCCGGGGTCTACACGAACGGAGCCGATCGCCAGGGCGAGACCGAACCGGAGCAGGACAAGGTCTCAGACATCATCGCCGGGCGCGCGCTGGCCTGTCTCGAACACGTCCGGAAGGTGCGGTTCGGCGAGGCGTCGGCAAATTTCCAGATCTCGGATAGCGACAATCTTCCCCTCATCGTGAATATCACGGTCAGCCTCGACCGCAACAAATGGACGCGGCACACCTGATGTCGTTCTGGGTGGTAAGCGTCATCGTCGCGCCGCTCGCGGCCGAAGTCGCCGCCGCCTATCTCGACTGCCGACACTGAGTAGTCACTAAACCCCGGACAGGAACATCACATTCTCGTCGCCCCCATCCAGCACTTAGCAGCGATTGAACTGACGGAGGCGAATGCCGCACTCGTTCGGTGGGGGCATCGCATGGGCGCATGCAGCCGGCCCAACGCCGTCATCTGGCCGCATGGCATGTTCCAGCATGGGGAGTTGGTGGCCGTGACGATTGGGTCGTCGCTGATCAGAGAGCGGGTGGTTGGAGGCATGACGCGGGAGAACGCGATGGAGTTGGCGAGGCTCTGCGCGGCTCGGACCGATCTGTGCCGCGTGATGCTTCGGCTTTGGCGCGAAATGATCTTTCCGGCCTATGGCTACGAGTGGGCAATCAGCTATCAGGACGAGGCGCTGCACTCGGGCGATACCGCTTTGACGGCTGGGTTGCACTCGGAAGGTCGCGGTCCGGCACCGATAGCCGGAGCGGCCGGAAAGGGCGCAACAAGACGATCTGGGGATGGCACCCCGACCCTGCCGTGCGGGCCGCGCGGCGATCGACCACCTAACCCCGATCTGATCCTGGAGTTCCGCGCCGGTCAGGGGCGCCGCCGATAGCCGCGATTTGACAGCGCTGGCCGGCCCGTTCCAGCGTGGCGCATGCCGTCGTTCCTCGACACGTTCTTCCCGACCAGGCCGGCCCAGGAGCGGCTCGAGCTGCTCGCCGCGCTCTATGAACCGCTGGGCCGGGAACTGGCCCTGGCCTACGAGAAGCTGGAGGACCAGGCCGCCCTGGAGCGCTCGCTGAGGGCCGCGGCCGACGCCAGCTTCGCTATTCCGGGCGCTGACATGGAGCGGATCGCCTCGATCAAGATGGCGCGGGTCGAGGCGCGCCTGATGACCCGGCTCGCGGTTCGGAACGTCCTGATGCGGCGCCTCTGTGCCGCGCTACAGGAGGTTCAGGACTGGCTGGCCGCCAATGTCACGCCCGAGGGCCTGGAGGCCTGGGAGGCGCGCCACGGCCCGCTGCTCAGCGAAGAAGAGCTAATGGCTCGTTTGGGCGTGCTGCTGGCCGAGGCAGACCAGCGGGACGGATCCGATGCGGCACCCCGTAGTGATCTACCACGGCCCATAGATCGGCAAGGCTCCGAATCACATAGACCGGGTGATTGAGGGCCCGGATCTCGGTGTGGACCTCGCGCTGCCGGGGCTTGAGGTAGGTCTTCTCTTGGCCCGGGCCGTCGTCGATCTTCACCTCGAGCCAGACGGTGCGGCCGTCGCGTAGCAGCAGCATGAGATCGGGCCAGCCGGCCAGCATGCCCTCGGCGACGAGAATTCCGATGACGCCTTTACGAGGACCGCCGTTTGGCACCGCGACCAGGAGGGCGTCCCTCTTCGAGACGGCCCGGCGGAAAAAGTCCACCATCGCTTGCTGTAGGTTGGATTCGAGGTGCCGGTGCGGCGCGGCCGGCGCCGTCAGTTGAAACTTTAAGTTGTCCTGGGCGAGCCGTTTCTTCGGCTTGGTGGGCCGCTTCGATATGGGCGGTGCAGAACCACCGGGTCCGTTCGATGTAGTAGGCGGCAGGCTGTCCCAGGCCTGGCGGGCAGAGCCCGAACCAGGCGTCTCCGCCACAGGTCTCACAAGCATGTGTCGGTTTGTATCGTGATGTGGAACGCGCTTCGATCTTTTGGACCTATGAAAACCCACGAGTGTGTGCTAATTTATTTTCGTTGGGTGGCGGCCGTTTCGGGTTTGGGTGCCAGAACGGTGCGCCGCGGGCGTCCCCCGCGTCGTTTGCGAGGCGCGGGGTCAGAGGATGTGGTTGGAGTGTGCCTTAGGATTCTCTCGAGCTGGGCGATTGTCTCGGGGCGAGGCTTCCAGTCGGGATCGAAAAGGCGGGCGATCGTGTTCTTGTGGAGACCGGTGATGCCGGCGAGATCGGCGTTTGTTGCTACAAGGCGAGCCGCCGCTGCCCGAATCTGGCTCATCAGCTGATCGATCTGCGATTCCATGCCAACCAAAAAAACACATTCTAATGTGAATATCAAGAAGTCGAGAAAGAGAGGCTCAGCGCAAGTGAGTGCGGCAAAAGACCGGAATCCCATACCATCAGACGGAGAACGTCAGCGCGAAGCGCTGCGCCGGATCATGGCTATGAAAAATGTGTCAGCAGCGGAATGGGCCAGGTTGGCTGGCCTGTCGAACGCCAACGCGATCTATAACCTCCAGGCGGGCCGGTCCGAGCACCTCTCGGTGCCCGTGCTGCAGAAGCTGGCCAAGGTATTCGAAGATATCGATCTATCCACTGTAACTGGCGAAATTTCATCCACTCAGCGTAAGATTCGACGCATGACAGTGAAGATGGTTGCGGTCCAAGGGGTGTGGCGTGACCAGGCCGATGCGCCGCTCGACGAGCAATACGACATCTCGGTGCCAGACAATGTGGATGGCAGCTTTGCGGTCCGCGTGGTGGGCCAGCACGCCGACGAAATGCTGCCCGACGACAGCCACGTCATCATCGAGGAAGTGGGTCGCTTCCTGGGCGCGTTCTACTCGGGGATCTGGGTGCTGGTCCGGCGCAACCGGGGCCGCCAGGTCGAGGTGACGTTGCGCACCCTCACCTCGGACCGAGAGGGCAAGTGGTGGCTCATGGCGCGCAGCAAGTCGCCCGACCAGACCATGCCCAGCGTTCCGGTGCCGTGGCCCTACGAGGGGCAGGTCTGGTCGGTGGGCAACGAGCGCTACCAGATCATCGGTGTGGCGACGGATGCCGTTCTCTCCCTAATCACGCGCCCGGTCCATATCGTCCGTTAAGGCTACGCGACACACCGGAATATTTTCGGAATATTTTCGCCGGAATCGGGCGACCGGTTCCCTGCGTTGACAACGGTTTGACCGTTCAATAAACCTCGATCCCTGGGCCACACAATCGTGTGGTATTTCGGTCGAGATTGCATTGCCCTCGAAACGCAAGCGTCGATATCACCGGGCCACAGCGCGTCACGTGACGCTGAGCCGCGACGCGGCCGGCACCCTCTCCCTGTCTCGAGTCGTTCACCCGCCGAAGGAGCGGCGCCAGCACGACGTCGTGGTGCGCCAGGAGCGCATCGGAGAGGGTGGGCAGCGCCTCATAGCCTCCGCGATCGACAGGCCCACCGCGCTTGACCAGTTGGCCGCGGCCGGCGCGCTGGGCGAGGCAGAGGCAAAGCGGCGCCTTCTGGATGCGTCGGATTGGTTCAAGGAGCGGCTCGAGCTGCTCCAGCTGCGCGCCGTCGTCACGGCCGCGTTCGAGCGGCAGGCCAAGGGCGAGCGTGGCATGACGCCGCGGCAGGTCAGGGCGGACGCCGAGATGAAGCGCCTCGCCAAGGCGATCGGCGCCGAGCCGTTCAACCGGCTGTTCGACCTGCTGGTCTGGGACGTGCTGCCCCTGGTCGAGCCGCGCCGGCGCGAGACGGTGGAGGCGTTGGACGCAGCGGCGCGCCACCTTAAGCTGTGAAACGGCTTGACCTGACCCGGCGCTTTGCTTGACATTGGGGTCTGCCAGAAAAGCGTCTTTGAGGGGTTCGAGGGCGGCCCTCGCCGGTGCAAGCCGGCAGGGTGGACGGAGCGGCGGAAACGACGAAACCCCCGCAGGATTGCTCCTGCGGGGGTTTTTGTCTCAGTCGGCAGCGCTGCCGAGCCGGTCGCCCAGGTCGATCACCTCGCCGGCGAGCGGCTCGGGCGACGGGGACTTGGTGGGCCAGAGCGACATGGCGCCCTTCACCAGCGTATAGGCCGGCGGTGCCAACACGGCACACGCCAGCTCGACGCGGTTGCGGGGCCGCAACGTGCTCATCATTGAGGTCAGCATGGTCGTCTCCTATAGGGATTGAGACTTGGCTGGGTCTCGTCAGCCTACGCGCGAGGGCGCGCAGATACCGGGTCGCATGGGGTGGTTCGGGCGACCACCACACCCCCATGCCTCGCAAATGTGGGCCGAGCATGATCCGGCTCGACGCGGCAGCGCATCATTCGTGCGCACTTCCTGGTCGCCCAAAGGGTGAAGTCCCGGTTTCAGTGTGTCGGCCGGTCCCGGGGGAACGGGTGGAACCGGCCGACCTGGTCACGCCACCGTCAGGGTCTCTTGGGCGGTGGCTACCGGGACGTGATCAGCTCCAGCAGGCCAAGGGCTGGGCGGGCGAGCGATTGTGTTGGTTCGACACGTGTTGTCCGAACCGTGGCTTCGCGGCTGATCACGATCCACGCGCCGGCGCTTTCCGTCGTCATGGGCAAGCCCATCACCGGTGCGTTTCGGTGCGTTGGCCCGATCTGGTGACGTCCGCGCTGCCTCGGGTGACGCGGGTCGGAATCGGCTCTTGGCGGTATCTTGAGAATTGTCGAGAGAGTTGCCTGAGGTGCCGATACGTCTTCGATCGGTATCATCCTCTGATCCTGGCGTCCTTCGCCTGGACCGCTCGGTCGACGCGCCAGTGATTGGCAGCGTGTAGCACCGCTGAAGGGAGTGCGAGCGTCCTGTGGGATGATCGGCTGCTGCGCCAATGGCGCGCTGCCTGAGTGATAGATGGGGAGGCGTATCATTCCTTTCAAGGGGTGAACCCTTTCATCGGCCTGCATCGAGCAGGAAGGCCCGCCGGAGCGGGTTAGTCGGTGGGAGGCCGGTCGACGAAGACCGAGCCAACCTGCGTGTATGAGAATTTCCCGATATGCACGCTGGTGATGAAATTCACGCGCAGGCCAGCTTCATGAGCGGCTTGGATGGCTTTGTTGAGCTGATCAGACCTTTGGCGAATCAGCACTTCGTGTTCCTCGTCTGTCACGTCAGCCGTCCTTCGCGGTGATTTTCAGCTTCCAGTCGCCAACGGTGTTGCCGTTGATGTCGACGGCGTTGCCCTCCATGAGTCCGTTTTGAATCTGGTGGGAAACCTCGCGCAGTATGCGGGTCATTTCGCTTGCGCCATAGCCGTCGTTGAACGCGGCGTTGCCTGTGTCGATCTTCATTCTGAATATGTGGTTCTCCTCAGTCCGGCGGGATGCCGGGCACCGGGTCAGCCGGTTTCGATTGCGTTTACGTCGGCGATACGCGCTACGGTCTGGCGCTTGCCGTCAAGAGTCACACCTACGACGGAAGGGATAAACCCTGCCGCATCGTAGAAACGCACCACGCGGAAAATCAAAGTGGGATATCCGATCAAGGTGAAGTGGCTCATCTTTCGTCTCCTCAGTCCGGCGGGATCGCCGGGCACCGGCTAGGCCGGTTTCGTCTCAGGCCATTCGATGCCTTCCGCGACGCCTGCGAGATGATAGATGTCGCGGGGCGATACGTCAGTAGGAGCCGAAAGACGGCAAGCGTTCTGCGCGAAGGCGACCTTTGCCGCAGGCATTCCGGCTGCTGCGTTCCGGGCGAGATGCCGCAGATGTGGGTAGCGCCGCACGTAGGCGTCGAGAACTGATTGTGGGATCATTATTTTCTCCTCAGTCCGGCGGGATGCCGGGCATCCGGCCAGGTCGATCCTGGCCGGGTTTCGCTAAAAGGTGAAGGCGCGAATCACGGGCGCGCTGCCGTCAAGCGGCGCGTAGCACGTCCGGACCGAGGGCCGGTCGATCTGCACGGTTAGCGTCCCTGTGGGATGCGCGTTCTCCGCCTCGATCATCACCCGGGCCAGCCGGTAGATTGTCGAGCAGTTCAGCTCGTGGGCGCGCGCTTCGGTGATGGTGCCCTCCGTGGTGAAGAGCGAGACCTCGCCGCTGAGCCATCGCGTCGCTCCCTCCATAGTCAGCCCGGATGGACTGTAGTCCAGCGACCCGTAGGGGCGAGGCTGGATGGAGATGTGGGACACATGGCTCCGCTCCACCCGGGCAACGTATTGCCTGATCGGCGTGGGAGAAGCGGCGTCGGCCTGGAAGGCGCTGATACGCTCGAGCTGCAGGCAGAGCAGCTTGATGGCTGTCTGATATTCGCTGTCCTTCGGCCTTTTCTTGCCGAGATAGCGCCAGAACGCCGGCAGGGAGCTGGTGCGCATGACGTGGTCATGGGCATACCAGAGCCCGTGGCTGATGTTCCGGGGGTCGGGTTCCTCGTTGGCGCGGCCGTCCATCTGCTGGATGAAGGTCCGCAGATGGGGGTGGGTCGGGGCCGTGGTGCCGATCGCACCGGCGCCGGCCAGGCCGCGCACGAAGTCCGACGTCATGTCGTAGAGCAAGGTCATTAGTGTGCCTTTCTGCCGGGAAGCGCCGGCTGATCGCGCTGGATGGGGGTCCAGCAAGGCCCCTGGTTGGCTAGGGGTCTTCGAGCGTCGGGCCGTCATTGTGGCTCGCCAGGATCGGCGCGCCGGTGCGATGAGCCTCTGCCATGCGGCGAGCTTGGTCGCGCGTGTAGCCCGCGCGCTCGAGCGCGAGAATGAGCGACATTTCGCTATTGTGGTCGTTCGACCATTTGTCGTTGTGCCGTCGCTCGAAGAAGTTTTCTTTGCTCACGGCAGTTCGCCGGTCGGGCGGCCGAGCTTGCGCCGCAGCCGGTTGATCTGCGGCTCGTAGAGGGCGCGCGCCGCCGGCGTCGCAGCGGCTAGCTGCTCGGCGATGAACTGGCGGTCTCTTGGGCATTTGGCGAGCCTGGATGGGGCGAACCGGGTCGACATCGACCACTCACCGGGTCGACATCGACCACTCGCCCCCGATCCGCTTGCAGGCCGCCTCCGCGGCGTTCCTGGCACGATTGGCGGCCAGGTCTTCAAGGTGTGCGATCTCGGCGCGGATGCGCTGGATCACCTCGTCACGGGTCGGACCGGGCGTGGTGAGTGCAGGACCGCCGTTGTGGCCGATTTTCGATAGTGGCATGGGAGGCCTTTCTGCCGGCGAAGCGGCCGGCTGGACGCGCTGCACGGTGTGCAGCAAGGCCCCGCTAGGCGGGGGTAGCAGGCCCCTCAGGGCGCATGGAGTTGGGATGGGTGGGCAGCTGGCACCGCTTCGTCGTGAAGCGCGCCAGGCGCCGGTTTTCGCGTCGGATGAACCGAACCGCACTGGCCAGCGCCGCGACCTGGTCGGTCGCGAAGCAGTCGAGCGTCACGTAGTTGTGGTAGCTCGGGTGCCAGAAGCGATAGGTGAACATCTGCACGGCTACGCCGTCATGATCAGCAGCTGCTCGGCGCCATAGACTGCCGCCTCGCCGCACATCTCGCACTCGCCGCCTTCCATGTCGGGCTCGCATTCCTCGGCCTCTGCGCCGCATGCGGTGCAGAAGCCGGGGCTGTCGAGACTGGTTAGGTGCCGTTCGACCGCTTTCATGATGCGGTCCGTCGTGATGGACTCATGGATCTTCATGGGTATGCCTTTCTGCCGGTAAGCGCCGGCTGATCGCGCTGCACGGTGTGCAGCAAGGCGCCCGGTCACGCCGGGCTTTCGGCAATCGTTTTCGGCTTGAACATGACCAGCGAGATCGCGTCGGCCGTGAGGTCGATGATCAGTTCGGTCATGTTCGGCGGATAGGTCGCGAGTGCGGCATTCAGCTCGGTGAGCAGGATATGCTCCGAGCCATCGTCGCCGCCGAACAATCTGTTCTTCGCCTCCCACCAGTCGTCGAAGTCCATCTTGGTCGGATCGCACTCGCGTGCGTAGACCACGAAGCTCTTCGTCTTTGACTGGTTCGGATCAGCGGGATCGGGCGGCACGAGCAGGCCCGGATCGCCGTTGCTCATCAGGTAGACACCAACATCGCCGACCAGCATCAAGGCAGGCTTCGGTTTGCCTTTCTTGCCGTATTGGCGGTGATGCTTCGGGGCTGCGGCGCAATGTTCGATCAAACGTCGCACGCCTATCAGGTCGAAGTGTATCCGAGACATGGGTTGGTCCTTTCTGCCGGTGAGCGCCGGCTGGACGCGCTGGACGAGGTCCAGCAAGGAGCTTCACCCCTCTGCATCTGGATCAGATTGGCGAGGCGTGAAGCAAAGCACTCCGATCAGCAGGCCAGCACCTAGCCCGATTAGGCCAAGGCTGCCCCATCTGAGCAACGTGCTGATGAGGAACAAAAGAGTCATGGGTGTGCCTTTCTGCCGGATAGCGCCGGCTGATCGCCCCGCATCGGATGCGGGAAGGCCCGCCGTTAGGCGGGGATAGGCTTCTCCGGCGCCAGCGGTGCATCGATCCGCAGGAACTCGTTGATGGGGTTGTGGTCCGCCTGTTCGTAGGCGCTCGTGTCGATCTCGCGCAGCTCGATGGTCTGGCTGTAGGCGACATGCCAGCACACGTGATCCTTGGAGGTCACGTGCGCGACCAGGCAGTCGAACCTGTCGCCCGGAGCCTTCGAAATGGCGGTCTCGGCGTTCATTCGGTCCACCGGATTTTCCATGTTGAGATAGCGCCAGAACATCCAGACGTGGCTGGTGCGCGAGTCGATCATTGGCCATTCCAGGCCTTCCTTGTGCTGGATGATGTCGCCGCGCTTGAAGGTCGGGACGGCCTTGTTGAACTGGGCCAGCCTGGCGCGCAGCTCGACCACCTGAGCCTCGGGAATGTCCCGATGCGTTTTCTGGTCGACCGTGCCGCGGGCCGCGCCCATCAGGTCTGAAAGTGAAAGAAGCATGGATGTTATCCTTTCTGCCGGGACGCGCCGGCTGATCGCTCCGCGGGGATCGCGGAAAGGAATGAGCCGCCCCACCCGATTTGGGCAGGGCGGCTCGTTGGTCAGATACTCGGCTCGGGCCGCTCCTCGATCACGACATTGCCGAGATCGATGGCGGGGCTGGGAGCCTCGCGGGTGAACATCGCCTTGGCACGGCGCATGCCGGCCTGGCTGGCGGTGCTCAGCTTGCTCATCCCGGTCGTGGCGCAGCGGTGGGCCTGGTAGGCGCCATATGCGGCGACACCGATCGTGCCGCAGATCACCACCACGGCGGCGAGAGCCTGGACGCCTTGAAGGGCCCCTTCACGGAGCATGGGAGCGGCGGCGCGGCCCACGTTGACCATGACGGGAACGGCGGGACGGATGATGGACTGGAGCATGGGGTGTTCTCCTTGGGATTTCGCCGGAAGCGCCGGCTGAACGCCCTCAGCTGAGCTGAGGGATCCCGGACCGCGCCACTTGTGGCGCAGCCCTCGCGCGGGGGCGTTCGCATCGCTGCGGCCCGCACGACCTAGGGATTGATCAGGCATTGACGACTTGTTGCAGCACGCCGCGCAGCTGGTCGCGATGAGGGGTCAGCAGTTCGGCAGTCGCCAGAATCTGCAGCCCCGTCGCGAAGCAGTTGCGTGACCGTGTGATCGTGTCGAGATGATCAGGGGGGAAGTCTGTCCCGACCAGGGCCAGGATGATCATCTCGTTGCGGCGCCGGCGCCGGGCCATGCCGATCCGGATCCGCTGTATCAGGTCTTTGCCTTCGTCGTAGAGCAGCTGGTATCCGGCCGAGAGGGTAATGCCGCCGACCAGGGCGCCGAGCGCAACCGCGCCGCGCCTCAGGAAGGGCCGGGCCAATGCTGTGGACATGGGGGTCATGCGTCTCTCCTTGGTGTTTCGACCGGTCGGACCGGCCCTTATCGAGGGTCAAACGTGACCCGAAACCACAGCGAGACTCATGTTTACACAGATATATGTGGTTTGAAAAAGAAGAATTTCAAGACCCGAAACGATTTCCGCCCCGACTGCCGAGGTTCGCCTGTGGGGTTGGTCCCACCCGCGTCGCGGGTTCGCGCCTGAAGCGCTCGTCGGGGGATCTGGGTGGCGGCCCTCAATGGATCTCGTATCGCTCGATCATGAGCCAGCCGCCGCATCTCTGGGGCTTGCAGGTGCAGGCGCCAGGGACGGCGATCATTTCGACCGAGCCGTCTGGGCAGGACAGGATGCAGCCACGTGGCGTGGTGTGGACGTGGTAGCCGCACCCCTCGTAGTGGCGGGCCGACATGTTGATGAACTGGTCGAGCGAGACGACCTTCTTGGGTCTCTGGCGCGCAGCCATTGATGCTTCTCCGTGTCGTGAGGCGCGGGGATCCACGCCTTCCCGCCCGGCTCAGCCGGGTTCGCCTTGCGGCTCATCAGGGGATTTTTTCGGCACGAAAGATTTCATGCCGCCGTCGTTTTCGATCTGATGGTGATTTTTCAGCGTATCGGACAGCAATCTGGCGACGCTGCCTGAACTGAGAAAGCCGATGATTTGCTTCTGATCGACGCCTAACTTGGCGACGCACTCGTTGTAGATTTCCATCGGCGAGAAGTTGCGATAATCCTGCGTGAGTTCGACGCGCACCAGCGCATAGATGACGTTGGTCCCGTCGCTCAGCAGGGTTTTGATCGTATTGGGCATATCTGACATGGGGATCTCCTTATGTTGGTCCCGCCCGGCCTAGCCGGGTTCGCCCTTGGCGGGCTCGTCTGGGGATTTGGGACGGCTAACGAACATCGCGGTGCTCAGCTTGCTCGGTCATTGGCATGTTGCGCATAATGCCGAGCAGGATATTACGAGCTGCGGATGAGTTCATCGTCGTGATAACGGTCTCGGTCGACAACCTAGCGTGGCGCACCACGTCGGACTTTATCTCATCCGGCGCGTAGTTCTTGAGCGAATAGGGAAGCTCGAACCGCACCAGGGCATAGCCCACCTTCGGTCCGTCTAGCTCGGCCATCTGCTTGATTATTGCCATCGGGTGCATTGGCATGGGGATTTCCTTCTGCTGAAGCACATATTGATGTGCTTTCCCGCCCGCACACAAGCGGGTTCGCGCCTATGCGGCGCTCGTCTGGGGAAGCTCGGCCAGCATCTGGGGTGAAAGGCGCAGGTTGGCGTGGGGACGCCGCGCCGCCTCTTGGCAGGCCATGTAGCCGATTGCCTGGCGAATCTTCTGCGCCGCGGCGTGAACCGTGCCGTCATAGGCCGGTTTCGTCACCACGGGCACAGACCAACCGGCCACCTTGTGCAGGCCGCATTGGAGAGCGCCGCCGGCATGCAAGCTCTGAATCGCCGTCTCGAAGGCTTTCACCTCGTGGGGCTGGACCACGGCGCAGAACCGTAGCTCGGCCGTGGTGTAGGTCTGGCGCTGGTTGATCGCCATAGCAAGCAGGACGCGCCGCTCCATTGGATCGGTGAACATGGGAATCTCCTATTTGGTTGGTCCCACCCGCCGCAGCGGGTTCGCGCCGTCAGGCGCTCGTCTGGGGAAGGAACTGGTCGGCCGGCGCCGCGCTGTCGCGGATCGCCTCGGCGATCGCGGCCGTCACCTCGTCTCGATCGGGCCGGAACGGCCGGTGATCGAGGGTCAGGTCGGCCGAGACGCGGATCACGGCGGCGCGCCGAACAGAGCAGGGCCAGCTGGACAGTGTCATGCGGAACATGGGGATATGCCTTTCTGCCGGGAAGCGCCGGCTGATCGCGCTGGATGGGGGTCCAGCAAGGCGCCCGCGCTAGGCGGGCTCCAGGACATGCTCCTGGGCAGGAACGGTTGGCCTGGTGGTGAGAGGCGTGCCATCGGGGTGCTCGCCCCACGCCTTCAGGCGCTCGATCGCGAGATCGAACATCTTCAGCACGGCCGGGTGGCCATACACGTCGTTCAGGTGAATGACGCTTAAGGCTCCTGGCTCAACCGCTCTCACGACCGAGGTCAGGGTCGGTGTGCCGCGCTCACCGTCGAGCTCGGCATTTTGGCTGACGAAGCGACAGGCCCCGATGGCGCACCACCGGACCGCGTTCGCCTGCAAAGCGAACGCGGATTCGCCCGAAGCATCGCGTGCCGCGGCAAACCGGCAATACCGATTTGGATCGCTGATCAGCGCCCGCGCCGCGACATACATCTCGAATTCGGTCATGGAATCCTCCGTGTGGCCCGGAGCAGGGGCCGGTTGATCAAGCTCCTCCCCCGTGCCACATCGGCATGGGATTCGCGGTCCGATCAGAACCGCTCGTCAGGGACAAAAAGAGGCGCCCTCCCTATGGAGCAGAGAGAGCGCCTGAGTTTAGGTCTAGGAAAGCAACCAAGGGGGGAACGATCCCTTGGCCTATCAGAAATGGTTACGAAACCGGCCAAGATCAAGGCTTTGTGAGCCATAAAACACATGATAATGTGAGTCAATGCCGGTCCCCACGACTCTCACCCCTGAGCAGGAACTGCTGCTCGAACAGGACTACAGCAACCCATCCCTCTCGCTGCGCGCCCTCGCCGCCAAATACGGGGTCGACAAAAAAACCATCCAGCGCGCCGCCGTCCGGAACCGATGGGTCCGAGACTATGGCAAGCGCGCCAGAGAGGTGGCGAATGCCATTCTCTCGCAACATGCCAACCAGATCGTCGAGCAGATCGCTGACGACGCGCCACAGCCGCCACAAAGTCCCCAGCCTCCCACAGGACCAAAAGCCGTTGTGGTCGACCACCCGAAACGCCATGCGCCCCGCAAAAGCGCCCCACCGCGCCTGACCGTGGTCAGCGATCAGCCCCAGAATACCGCCCAACCACACCGACCCACCGCAAACCCCAGCGAAACAGCGCCGCTCGGGGATGCCGCCCCACCACACGCCCCATCGTCCCAAAATACGTCGCTAGATGAAATGATGCAGCGCTTCGAGGAGGACGTGCGCGCCGAGGTCGCCGTGAATATCGGCCGCATCCAGGCCGCCGTCACGCTCCGCCAGCTCTACGAGACGCGCCAGTTCCACGCGACCTTCACTATCATGCAGCAACTGGTGCTGGACTGGCTCGGCGATGACCCGGAGAAACGTGAGCGGGCCGCCCATAAGCTGTTCGGCGGTGGCGCCAGGACCTCGATCGGCCACGTCATCAAGCAGCTGGCCGACGCGATGGGCATGAACGCGGCGCTCGAGCGCAAGATCGTGGGGATCGTCGATCAGCCCGATCAGCCGGCCGGCCAGCCTGGCGCGCCGGTCGAGGTGAACGTGACCCAGGTCATTGGCGAAATGCCCACCGAGAAGCTTCGGGTGCTCAACGAGGCGCTGGCTGAGATCCAAGGGAAGCGGCGCGACGCGAGGTCCCTCCCCGTCCCGCCTGGCTATGAGCCGCCGCCAGGGTCCACATCCGGTCCAGAGGAGGCGCCACGATGATCTGGTTCATCCTGGTCGCCCTGCTCGCCCCGCAGGTCGGACTGATCGTCTTCGTGTTCTATGCGAACCGCGCCACGCTGCGCGCCCTGCGCGGTCCGACCGAGCAGGTGCGGATCGACGCCTATCTGGCGGTGCTGGACCGTCGTGTCGCTGTGCATAAGACTGGGGACCGACCACATGGACGTGTGTAAGTTCAGCACGATACGCTGGGGATGAACCTGCCGGATGGTGTGGCCGAGATCAGGGACACGCTGCTCGCCAACGAGATCGCGATCCAGCGCGAGCTGGGCCGGCGCTCGTTCTACGACTTCTACAAGATGGCGTGGCCCGAGCTCGATCCGGCCCCGTTCGTCGACAATTGGCACATCGGGCTGATCTGCGACGAGTTACAGGCCGCGGCGCGCCGCGAGGTGCTGAACCTGTGTATTGCAATTCCGCCAAGGCACAGCAAGCCTGTGCATGAGGATGAGCCGGTTCTCACTGCCCGAGGACGTATTTCATTGCGCGAAGTGGTGGTGGGCGATTTCGTTCTGACCCACATGGGACGCTTTCGGCGAGTCGAGGCGGTTCACATCCAGGGCGAGTTGCCTACGCTCACGGTGCGCGCCTGGTCAGGTCGCGCTGCCCGTATGGCACCTGACCATCCTCTGCTGACGGCGCGTGGGTGGGTGCAAGCCCAGCATTTGGTTGCGGGTGACAGGGCAGCGGTCGCACGCATCGATGAGCAATGTGGGCAGGATACCGTCTCGGCCGAGGAGGCGCGACTTCTGGGCTATCTGGTGGGTGATGGATCATGCACTCACTCGGCAATCAACATCACAGCTCTAGATGAGACTGAAATTGCCGATATCCAGGCATGCGCCAACACCCTCGGGATCGGGACGTCCATCACACGCAAAACAAAGACCGCAGCGGTCAAAGTCGGATTACTCAATGACAGACTGAAAAACCGATGCGGTGCTGCGCATCAGCTTATCGATCGTGCTGGCCTCACGGGCAAGAATAGCTACACGAAGCGAGCTCCGCCTTCGATTATGGCCGCAACGCAGCGCATCATCGCCGAATTCCTGGCCGCCTACTGGGCCTGCGATGGGTATATCGCGAAACGGGGCTTCCTAAAGGACGGTAGAATTCGAACTGATGTCTGTGTCGGTTGCGACACGGTCAGCCGAGAGTTGGCGCTCGATGTCCAGCATTTGCTTTATCGGCTGGGCGTAAACTCTCGCGTCAGGACGAAGGTAGCGAAGATCAAGACTAGGAAACAGGGTAGCGACACTTACACATCGTATTCCGTCTCGATGACGTCAGCTGATGATGTCGCGCGTTTTGCGTCGGCGGTCACAATTCCGCACGCCAAGCAAGCTCTCCTTGACCGACATAAGGGGCGCACAGACTTCGATAGGCCGCTCTGGCGCGATGAGATTGTGGCAATCGAGCAGAGTGAACCCGCGCCATGTCGATGCCTGACGGTTGATGAGGATCAAAGCTTCACCGCAGGCGACCTGGTGGTCCACAACAGCCTGCTCTGCTCCGTGGCGTTCCCGGCCTGGGTGTGGACCTGGTGGCCCGCGGCCCGCTTCATCACGTCGAGCTACGATGTGGTGAAGCTCGCGATGCGGGACGCGCTGGCGGCGCGCCGGCTGGTGACCAGCGACTGGTATCAGACGCGCTTCCCCGAAGTGAAGCTGGCGGCCGATCAGAACGTCAAGAGCTTCTACCAGACCACGGCGGGCGGGGCGCGGTTCGCCTGTAGCCCGACGGCCGGCCTCACCGGTCATGGCGCCGATTTCGCGATGTTCGACGACCCGCACAACGTCACGAAGGGTGAGTCCGAGAAGGATAGGGACAGGGCCAGGACGTTCTGGTTCGAGGCCATGTCGCCCCGGTTCAACAACCCGTCTCACGGGGTGCGGATCGTGGTCCAGCAGCGCGTCAACGAAGCTGACGTCGCGGGCGAGTGCATCCGGCGCGGCTATCATACAGTAGTTTTGCCGGCCCGGTTCGAGCGCGACCATCCGCAGCGCTCGCCTCGGGATCCGCGCCAGGTCGAGGGTGAGTTGCTTTGGCCCGACAAGTTCTCCGATGCGGATGTCACCAAGCTCGAAAAGGACATGGGGCAGTTTGCCGCGGCGGGCCAGCTGCAGCAGCGTCCCGTGCCGCGCGAGGGTGGGCTGTTCAAGCGCCACTGGTTCGAGATCGTGGACGCGGCGCCGGCGACGCAGCGCAGGGTCAGGTCGTGGGACCTGGCCGCATCCGAGAAGAAGGTCACGTCGAGCGATCCGGACTACACCGTGGGTCTGCTCATGTCGCTGTGCGACGGCGTCTACTACATCGAGGATGTGAGGCGTGACAGGCTCTCGCCGCACGGCGTCGAGCTGATGATCACGAACACGGCCAAGCAGGACGGCAAAGGGGTGAGGATCAGGTTCCCGCAGGACCCGGCCCAGGCCGGCAAGTTCCAGGTCCGCTATTACGTGACGCAGTTGGCCGGGTGGATGCTGCACATCGAGCAGGAGACCGGAGACAAGGTGACGCGTGCCGATCCGTTCTCGAGCCAGGCCGAGGTTGGGAATGTGAAGCTGGTCAAGGGCGCATGGAACGAGGATTTCCTGTCGGAGATCGCGATATTTCCTGGGGGTGCGCACGACGACCAGGTCGATGCGGCGACGGGCGCGTTTCGGGCCCTGACGAGCGGCACGACGGGGATCATCGACTTCTACCGGCAGCAGATCGCGGCGCGTGACGCGGCGCGTGACGCGGCACGGGGTCCGGGCGACGGCACACGATAGTATTCCCCATCAAAGACTCATCCCATGATCCGCGCGTCATGGCATGAGTCCGTGTATCTTTTGATAAATAAACGTGAATTAAAGTTTTGGCCCGAGTCGGGCTGTCGACACTATTATATGTATGATTTCATACGATTAGCGATAATCCCTTGTGATTGCTTATGAAACCACAGGTTTCGGTGCAAAACACTCTATGCAACCCTTCACGTTTGTGTAACCATGTGGCTCCGGTGGATCATTTTTCGTCAAGCGCCCGAGGGAAGGGAAACAATGCAAACCCGAAACGCTACACCCGATCGGCCGCCCCTCATCCTGATCCTCGATCATCCAAACGGACCAGCGCTGGCCCGGGTCAGCTACGCCGAGGGCGACAAAATCGTGGCCCGGCTCAACGGTCGCGTGTCGACATACCACACGAGCATGGTATTTGTTGTCCCGAATGGGGCCGAGGCGCATCTGTCACAGATCGTCGGACACGCCTGACCCCTCCGGGGGACACCAATGCTGCGAAACCTGCTGAACCGCCTCGCCAAGCCGCACGAACTGGTAGGGCCGGCCCAAGACCCGCTGATGCGGCGCTGGTTCCTGTTTCCCAAGAACCGCTGGTTCGGCATCTACCTGCACCACATCCGGTGCAGCGATGAGGACCGGGCGCTCCACGACCACCCGAAGCCCAACATCAGCATCGTGCTGCGCGGCTCCTATCGCGAATGGATGTTCCTCCAAGACGCGCCGCGCCGGCGCGAGACCTGGGACGGTGTCAAACTCTTCGCCTGGGATGGCCTCGCCGTTGACGAAAGCGGCCGCATCACAGCCGCCCTGATCCGACGCGCGGGCCAGATCGTCTGGCGTCGCGCCTCTCTGGCCCATCGCATCGAGCTGATCGACGACAAGCCGTGCTGGACCCTGTTCATCACAGGCCCGAAGCACCGCCAGTGGGGCTTTCACTGTGTCCGGGGCTGGGTCCCGCATTACGTGTTCCACGACAGGAACGGATGCGGCTGAACGCTTAACCGAGCCGCCTCATGAGGGCGGCTTTTTTCATGGAGAAACGTCATGGCGACCGGCGTGAATGCAACACCCTATGACCCCTGGTATGGCGCTGTGGGCGAGATCGGCCTCACGATGCAGAACGCGATCGCCATCACCCCGTCCGACGCCGCACCACTGCCCTTCGTGACGCGCCAGATCCGCGTCGTCGGGGGGGGCAATCTCAACGTCATGTTCGAGAAGGCCACAGCCGCCATCACCATCGCGGTGAGCGCCGGCGAGACGCTGAACTGGCGCGTCAAGCAGGTCTTCGCGACAGGCACCACCGCGACAGCCATCGCGTTCCAGTAAGGAGCACGCCCATGAGCGATCGTCCTTCACCGTCGAACCGCGAGGCGATGCCGTTCAAACTGCTCGACAGCGCTATGGTGCAACGCGTCGTGCAGGGCGCCAAGCAGATGATGGGGCTGCGTCCCATAAACGCGGGCCAGTCCCTCGCGCCGGGCCACAAGCCAAGGGTCGAGCCGACCTTCTTCCCACCCGGCGAGGCCATGATGCCGGCCGCGCCCGACGCGGCGGGCCGCAGGCTCGACTATCCGACCAACTACAACATCACCTACACGCCGCGTAGCTTCGAGAACGTCAGCTTCGAGACGTTGCGCGGCCTGGCCGAATACTGGGACCTGCTTAGGCTCGCCATCGAAACGCGCAAGGACCAGATGGCGAAGCTCGAATTCTCGATCATGATGAAGAAGCGGCCCGGCCAGGAGATGAGGCCTAAGGCCGACCAGCGCTGCGTCGAGGTCGAGCAGTTCCTGCAAAGCCCGGACAAGAACCTGCCCTGGGCCGACTGGGTCCGGATGCTGCTCGAGGAACACCTCGTCATCGACGCGCCGGCCGTCTACTGCAAGAAGACGGTGGGCGGAAAGCCTTATGCGTTCCAGATTGTCGCCGGCGACACGATCAGCCCCAAGCTCGACTACTACGGCCGTCGCCCTGCACCGCCCAACGTCGCCTATCAGCAGGTCCTGAAGGGTCTGCCCGCGGTCGATTACACGGCGGACGAGATGATCTATGCGCCGCGCAACCCGCGCGCCAACCGGGTCTACGGCATGTCGCCGGTGCAGCAGATCCTGATGACGATCAACATCGGGCTGCGCCGCCAGGTCGGCCAGTTGAACTATTTCACTGATGGCAACGTGCCCGACGCCCTGGCCCAGGTCCCGCCCGACTGGTCGCCCGACGTGATCATGCAGTTCCAGCAGATCTGGGACAGCATGATGTCGGACTTCAGCCAGCGCCGGAAAATGAAATTCATCCCGGGCGGGGTGAACTTCATCCCGACCCGGCTCGACAACTCGCTGATGGACCAGTTCGACGAGTGGCTGGCCCGCGTGGTGTGCTACTGCTTCAGCCTGCCGCCCCTGCCCTTCGTCAAGGTGCAGAACCGCAGCACGGCCGAAACAGCCTATGAGACCTCGATCAGCGAGGGGCTCGAGCCCCTGATGATGTGGGTCAAGAACTTGATCGACCTCGCCATCACCAATTGGTTCGGCTACTCGGACCTGGAGATGGTGTGGGACGACGTCCGCAAGGTCGACCCGGCCGAAAAGGAGGAGCGCGACCTCGCCAAGGTGAAGGCCGGCGTCATCTCGATCGACGACATGCGGCTCGACGAGGGCAAGGATCCGCTGGGCGTGCCGCCCATCGTGTTCGGCATCGGTCCGATGGGCTTCATGGCGGTGTCGGACATCGTCAAGGCGATCAAGATGGGCTACACGCTCCAGGGCGTGCCGCAGCCGATGGCCGCGCCGGGGATGGGCATGCCGGGACAGCCTGGCATGCCTGGTGCGGCGCCCCCTGGCGTGGCCCAGTCCGTCATGGGGCAAGACCCTTCGGACCCGCTGGCCGGCCTGCCACCGGCGCTGCTGCAAGCCTTTGGCCTGGTGCCGGGGTCCAAGGTCGAGCCGGCGGTGCAGCTGACCCACGAGGACCTGGAGGACGCCTACCAGGACGGCCACGACGACGCCATGCTGCTGGCCGGGACGGACCGCAGCAACGTGGTGCCGATCCACAAGCACCCCGCCGTGCAGGCCGCGCTGCGCGACGGCACCAGGCTGGCCCAGCGTCACGCGCGTCACCTCGGCGGCCGATGAGACTGTCATGGTGGCGCTGGGGGCGCCGGCGCCGGCGCCGGCCGTTCGTGAAGCCGCTTGACATCATGGCGGGCGGCTACACCGGCCCAATGATTGCGGCGGCGCTGCTCAGTGGTCCGCAGCGTGAGCCGGGTGCTGTAATCCTGATCGGGCGCGCCATGAACATGGAGAATAAGCTGTTCGTCAGGGTCAGGCACGAATTACTGCCCAGTGAAGCGGATGACTTGGCCAATCAACTCAGGGCGATGGCCGCGTCGGCGCGCCAGAAACGGCTATAGCCCGGTCGCGTCCATCGTTTCCGGCTTCTCGTAGAATGCGCGCGTCGTCTGCTCGAGCGTTTCCCTCGCCAGTTTGATGCCGTAATCAAGGTGCTCGGCGCTGCGGGCCATGCGTGCCAGCCGTGCCGACAGGCCGACGGTAAGGACGCCCATTGCGAGTGTTTCGTCGCTGAACACCTCGTCGAGAAATATTCTGATCTCACGCGCTCTGGCTAAAACGGCGTCGTATTGTTCTGGCGTTCGTTGCTTTATCGACATGCCGGTGGATCCTTGTCGAGCTGGCGCCCCATATGGCGCTGGAAGATGGCGCGCAGATCGTTCTCCCAGCCGCCGCCCGAGCGATATTCGGCATAGTGTTTGATGCGGCGCAGATCGTCGCGCTCGAGCAGAAGATCGGTGCTCGCCACGACGCGGTCGGCGAGCTTGCGCATCAGGCCCTGAAAGCCGCCGGGTTGCTTGCATGGTCGATCGATGTGCGACAGCAGGGTGCGGCGCTCGAATTCGCTGAGCGTGATGGTCCAGCGGTCCGGTTCGCCGAACAGGTCGGTCACAGCTTCAGGGCTTCGAGTTCGGCCTCGGCTTGAGCGGCCCAGCGGTCATAACGCTGCGCGTCGGCGATATGATTGGCCCGGTCCTTCGACGCAAGACAGAGTTCCGCGTAATCGCGCTCACGCTTGGCTTTCTCGCGGCAGCGCGCCGCGTATTCGCGCAGCTGGGTGGGGTCGGACTTCCAGTCGGTCACTGCCTGATCTCCCGGTAGGTCACCACCCTGATGATGCTGAGCGCGGCCAGGATGCGGTCCGACGGGGCGCGCTTACCAGAAAGCACATCGGAAACATAGCTATCCGATAGATCATGCTGCTTGGCCCATTGCCTCGCGCTGCCCGCTTCCCGGCAGGCCCGAGCCAGAAAAAGCCTTACGCTCTCGACGTCCATGTCAGATGTCATGTTTTCGCTTTTAAGCGAAATCGCTTGCGAGGGTCAAGGCGCTGGTCTATGAGTCGTGCGCCATTCCACATGTTTGTGTGTTGGCGCTGGGCGCGGCGGCTCACCGCGCGTCTCCCGGCCATTGAGGCCAAGGAAGCTCGCGTCGCCTGATCGGGACCGCGAGCATCTGCACGACGGATGCTTGCGGACGGACGCCGTGTGGCCCCGAGCGGTCCGATGGATCGGGGCATCGTTTCAGGCCAGGAGATCGTCATGTTCGGAGTCGAACTGCTGATATTCGGCTATGCGCTGGACCGGCTGCGCGGCTTCGTCAAGAAAGCGCCTCGGTGGCTGCCGTGACGCCGCACACGAGCCAAAGAACGAGTCATCTGATGGCATGGGTCTATTACTGGCTCTTCCAGCACGAAGGGCCTCTACCCAAACTGGCCGATATCGCCAAGCAATATCCGCGGCAGCGCATCGAGGCCTACAACATCCATCAAGCGCTTGCCTCTCTCAATCGTTCGAAGCGTATCAGGTGGCGCAGCGGGACGCGAAGCCTGCATCGCGGCCATCAGGCGATCTGCATCGTGAGCAGTGGCAAAGTGCTGAAGACCATCGATTGCCCGTTCGATCCGCCTGGAGAGGAATCATCGTGAACATCGCGATCGACTACGACAACACCTTCACGCTCGACCCGCCGTTCTGGCGCGGATTCATCATGCGTGCTGTTATGGCGGGCCACAAAGTGCTGTGTGTCACGATGCGTCACGATAGCATGCCGGTCGAACACGAGATGTCTGTTCCGGTCCACTACACCGGTCACAAGGCGAAGCGGCCGTTCATGGAGGCGCAGGGCATCCATATCGACGTGTGGATCGACGACATGCCCGAGTTTGTCTGCGTCGATGCTGCGGCATGAAGCTGACCATCACCCAGACCGAGCAGATCATCGACTACTGCGGCGTGCCGTGCCGCATGTGGCGCGGCACGACCGAGAAGGGCACTCAGATCTACGCCTTCATTCCGTTCATCGGCATCCTGGCCGGCCAGGACATGAGCGAGATGGACGAGTTGATGGAGGTTCCGGCGCCGCCCCAGGCCGACGCGCTGTTGCAGAAGACCGAGCAATGACCAAGCGAAACCCATATCGCGGGGCGTGCTGGGACTTCCAGGTCAAGCCGGATTACACCGGCAAGAGCGAGATCGTTCGCGAGCCGGGCAAGCCGTATCAGATCAGCCCGATGGATCGGTCGCAGTTCAACTGCCAGGACTGCCTCGACAGCGGAACAGTGCTGGGTCCGGAGCGCCATCCGGTGTGGCCTAACTATGTGCCGTGCCCCACGTGCCAACCTGTCGAGCAGACCTCCCGATGACCGACCTCGCCGGCGCCATCGAAGCACTGGATCCTGCGCATCACGCGCATGTCGCGGCGTTGCTGGTCGACATTGTGGCGGCGCGGGAGTTGCTCGCGAAGCTCACGCCGCGCGAAGCAGATGTTCTCGACTGCATGACGCGTGGAATGCCGAACAAGGAAATCGCGCGGACCCTGGGCATTTCGCCGCGGACTGTGGAGATACACCGCGTGCGGGCGGCCAGGACGCTTGGTGTGCGGAGGTCGGCCGAGGTAATACGCATTGCCGTGCTGGGAGGTCGCATAGCACCCCCGTTCGACGGAACCGCATCGGAGAACCACCGTCGTGCCGGATGATGCACCTTCTTTTTTCGAGCGGGCCGTCTATTGGCCGACTTGCTTCAAGTGCCGCAAGCGCGTCGATCAGATCACGGCCAACTATGATCATGAGCATGGCGTGCTGCGGCTCGAAGCCGAGTGTCACGGCGAGCGCGACACGGAGGTCGTTTCCATTCCTAAAGGCGCAACGCCGACGATCTTGCTGCGCTGGCAGATGAACGAGGGCTTCGCGTTCACCTGGATTTCCCCTTCATATCGAGGAGCTTTTCTCAATGACTGAGGAAATCGAGAAGATACAGGAAAAGACTGGCGAAACTCCCGAGAAGCGGATGCCTGCCCTTAGCGCTACGCCGGAGTTGCGTTGGTATAGTCGACCATTCAAGAGGTTAGGTAGCTCGACGGTCGACTACACGAAGCCAGAGTTGGAGCAGTGCTACATCGATTACGAGACAGGCGACACATTTTGGAAGGCAGTTCATCTTTTCATAGACACGATAACAGTAATGGTGAGCAACCCGCAGCCTCCTGCGCAGGATAGCGGTGATGCGTGATCTGTTGGAAACTCTCGCGGTTATATTGATCATCCTGATTTTTTGGGTGCTTAGAAGAGGACCTGAGGGCGTGGGCACCGATATTGGCGTTGCCATCGCCGCGTTCAGAAAGGCGGTCGGCCGTGGGTGAGATTACGGGCATCGAATGGACCGATCACACTTGGAATCCCTGGATAGGATGCCAGGCTGTCTCATGCGCATGTGATTTCTGCTACGCCGAGGCGACAGTTAAGCGTTTCGGTGGCGACTTCGCCGAACGGCGCCGCACCAGTGAGCAAAACTGGAACCAGCCGTTCCGGTGGAACCGGCAGGCCGAAGCCGAGGGTCGGCGCCATCGGGTGTTCACCTGCTCGTTTGCCGATTTCTTCGACAACAAAGTGCCGCTCGAATGGCGCCTCGACGCATGGGCCGTGATTCACGACACGCCCTGGCTCGACTGGCAGATCCTGACCAAGCGGCCGCAGAACATCGTCGCCATGCTGCCGTCTGACTGGGGCGACGGCTGGTCGAACGTGTGGCTCGGCACCACGGTGGAGAACCAGAAAGAGGCCGATCGGCGCATCCCAGTGCTGTTGGATGTGCCCGCCGCGAAGCGCTTCCTGTCGTGCGAGCCATTGCTCGGTCCAGTCGACCTGGATGACGTCGGCCTGACGAAGGTGGATTGGGTGATTGCCGGCGGCGAGTCAGGACTGCATGCGCGGCCAACCCACCCCGATTGGTTTCGCGACTTGCGCGACCAGTGCGTCGAGGCTGGTGTGCCGTTCTTCATGAAGCAGCATGGCGAGTGGATCGGGGTTCCTGATCTGCGCAACTTACCCGGCGGTAATGGGCCCGGCTTCGGTGCCTTCGATCATCATCCCTACGACCAAGAACATGAGGCGATTCGGGTCGGCAAGAAGCTGGCCGGCAAAACGCTGGATGGCCGCGAGTGGCAGGAGTTCCCAGAATCTTGGGATTTCCCTGCCAGCCCATCGAACAAGAACTCGATCCCTCTGGATCATGCGGGGCCATGCATGTGCTTCGGCAAACCAATCAACCCCGTCTGGCGCTCTGCTACCGACAAGACATTGATTGGCTATCGATGCGGCGAGTGTGGGTCTGCGTGGCCGATTTCTCCCAGGATGTTGGATTTGTCCAATGACAGCTAAAGCAAAGTGTGACTTCCGGCGCGACAAAAAGTCCAGGTCCGTCTACCCGACCGCCAGCGACGCCGAGCTGGCGCAATGCTTCAGGGAAGGCTCGGCCGATTGGGACAAAGGTGGGCCTTGTCCTTACCCGACCGGCGAACGCAGGTGGTGGTGGCAGCAAGGCTGCATCTTCGGGGAGAACGCATTCTGGCGGCAGAGGCGCGTCCCTGCCGCGGTGCGGGGTGCAGCATGACTGACCGCAACCTGCGCCTGCCGGCCGTCATGGAGCGCACCGGCTTGAGCAAGAGCACAATCTATGATCACGTCCGCCTCGGCATCTTCCCGGCGCCGCGCAAGATCGGCCCGCGCATCTCTGCCTGGCGTGAGGACGAGATCACAGCGTGGATGGAAAATCTGCCCGAGAAGCCGCACGTCCCGCTCGAACCCAAGCGAAATGGGACACAAAGCGGGACACGCCCCTCGTAACGCACTGATTCCGCATCAGTCCCGTCTCCTACTCCGGGAGCCATGTGACCACCAAAACTTCCTGCGTTATCAACAGCTTAATAGCGGAAAACCGCCGCGCCACGCATTTCGTGGTCGTCCGGCAAGAGCCGTAGAAAACCGCCAAAAACCCGTTGAAGCCGGGCCGAGTCATGTGACACGGATGGGACACCGTGTCCCATGCCCTGGTGTCCCATGCCCCTCACCGACGTTCAGGTCCGCAAGGCCAAGCCGCGCGACAAGCGCTACCGCCTGGCCGACGGTGATTGCCTCTCCCTCCTGGTGCTGCCCAGCGGGGTGAAATCGTGGCGCTTCCGTCGAGTCAGGGGTGGCGTCGAGCAGGTCCAGACCCTCGGCCAATACCCGGACATGAGCCTGATCGCGGCCCGCCGGCGGCGCGACGAGCTGCTCGACGCGCCGATCGCCGGCTCGGCCGTCTCACCCCCGCTGCGCGACGTGGCGCGGGCATGGCACACCGCCCAGGCGCCAATCTGGAAGCCGGGCCACGCCCGCGACGTCTGGACCGACCTGGAGCGGGAGATCTGGCCCAAGCTGGGCGACAAGCCGCTCTCGACGATCACCAGGCCCGAAATCCTGGCCGTGTTGCAGCCTATCCAGGACAGGGGCGCGGTCGACCTGGCGCACCGGCTGCGCCAGCGACTGACCGACATCTGGGGCTTCGCGATCCAGGGCGGCGCGCCGGTGAGCAACCCGCTGGTCGGCATGGAGCGCGCCATGACGAAGCTGATCCAGCGCGGCCGCCGGCCCGCCGCGCTGACGCTCGAGGGCGCGCGGCAGGTGCTGGGCCGGGTCGACCGAATCCCGGCGCACCCGATCACGCGGTTCGCGGTGCGCCTGCTCGCCCTGACCGCGTTGCGCCCTGGCGAGTTGCGCCTGGGCCGCTGGGAGGACCTGACCGACCTGGATGGCGACGAGCCGATCTGGCGCGTCCCGCCGCTGCGCATGAAGCACAAGCTGGTCGACCAGCTCGACCAGCACGAGCACTTGGTGCCGCTGTCCCGGCAGACCGTGGCGCACCTGCGGGCGCTGCACCGGCTGACCGGCAAGACCCCGCTGATGTTCCATTCCTGGCTGGCGCGCGGCAATCCGCTGACCGAGGACGGCCTGATCCGGATCCACCAGCGCGCCGGGCTGTCAGGGGTGCAGGTGCCACACGGCTGGCGCGCCACGTTCAGCACGATCATGAACGAGCGCTACGGGGCGGATTACAGCGTGATAGAGCTGATGCTGGCCCACAAGCCGAAGGACCAGGTCGCGGCGGCCTACAACCGGGCGCAGCACATGGCGCGCCGCCGCGAGTTGGCGCAGCGCTGGGCCGACCTCCTCATGATCGGGTTGCTGGAGCCGGAGCAGCTGGTGGAACTGCCTCGACGGGGTTGATTGGCTCCCAAGTCTCGCATCGGCGCCCGTCCGTTGCCCGTGTCCAGTTCGCGTGATCGTGACCGCTGTCGATCGAGGCCCAGAACGGCAGCTCGGGCGGCAGCCAATCGCACAGCTTTGAGCCATCGATTTCTTCGCCATGCCACCGGCGGCAGGTGCCGCAGCTCTTGATCATGGTTGGTCCACACTCCTGGAGCTGACACGAACGCTCTTGCGATCAACCAGAAACGACGGCTCGAAATCGACCCACATCTCGAACGTGGCGCCGCAGCCGCAGGTGAACTCGACCTTGCCTTCAGCGTTTGGACCGCCATCGAGCACGTCGGGATTGCTGGCGTATCGGTGCTCGGTCCCGCAGTAGGGGCAGAACCATCTGCTCATGCGAATGCCTCGATCCAGGCGCGCATGTCGCCCATCGTGCCGTGCATCGCGATCTTCAGCCCGAGATTGCGAACTTCGCTCCTGATCATGCGCGTCTCAGTATGCTTTTCCAGATCGGATAGCATCGAGGTCAGCGCATTCGGCAGGTCGCCGGCGTCGACGAATTCGAGCGCGCGGCGCTTGCAGAACGCCAAATGCTCGGCGCGGGACCAGTCCATCATGGCTCGACACGCGTGTAGCCGTCCTCGAACGCCGCCCTGGGCGATATGGACCGAAACCCATCGTCATAGCGCACCGCATAGTCGCCCACTTCGGCGCGCTCGGCCATCGCCGGCACACTCGGGAAAAACGACCGCCGCCCCTTATCGTCCGGCTCGACGAACAGCAGGCGCGTCATGCCGTGGCCGGATGGCAACGGCTCTTCCTCGATTGCCACGATGGGGAGCGCCTCGACGATCTTGTGCGAGCGGTATTTCGGCCAGTCCGTCATATCGAGCTTCCTTTGTCGTTCTCGGCGCACCAGACTTCACAGTCATCAAGACCTGGAAGGCGACCGAGGACGAGCGGACCCGCGAGACGCACCGCGAGCTCGACGGGCGCCAGGTCCTGGGGATCGACACGCCGTTCCTGACCGGCACATCGAAGCGGCCAGACTTCCATTCGTAGATCAGGCCGTGCTCGAGCAGTTCTAGAGCGGTCTCGTCGCTCATCTCGGGCTGTATGCCGATAGCCAGCGTCTCGAACGCGGTGCCCGCTTCCTTCGACAGCCCTTTACAAGGGTGCTCGGTCACAGCGTTTCGTCCTGAAGGATCGAGACGGCGTGCTGCATGCCGCTCAGGTAGATCGCGGCCAACGCCTCGCGGAACGAGAAAGACGCGTTGCTCATGTCGGTGAAAATGCTCAGCGCGATCTGCTGCGCCGCCTCGTTCTGGTCAGCGGTCACGTTGCATCGATCCATGTTGTAGGGGACCATTCGAAACCGCCCGCCCGGCCTGGACGGCCTCAGCGGCTCGGGTTGCACTGGACTCTTCATGTCGGGCGCGCCTGCTCGCGTTTGAGCTCACTCTGGCGGCGCTGGTCTTCGGCCGCTTTGCCATGCTCGACCCAATACCGTGTAACCCTAGCCAAAGCTTCCAGCGCAATCTTGCGTTCGGGATTTGTCGCAGCGGTTCCCAGCGCTGCGACACAGCCATAGGACAACGCCTGAATCACCTGGTTGGGGGAATGTCCATCCATGATCGCGTGTCTGAGCAATTCGCCAACTCCGACGCTGAACCGTTCGCCGAGTTCGACGTTTAACTTCTCGCCCATGCCGATTTGCTATCAGCAAGAACGGTTGCAACGATATGCTGAACAGACTCAATCGTGACCTGCATATTGGCCAAGCGTTTTTCGGCGTCCACTAAGCACAGACGTATCGCCTCCCCGCCGTCCTGGATTTTGGATTCTTTAGTCATGTCCCGAACGCCCCTCAAGATACGAAAACAAGGCTATTGCGAGTTCGCGCTCATCGTGGTCGGCCAACACTAAGTCGCCTCGGGGCGCGACCCTTGTCATGCGTCTGATAATTCCGCACATGCCGGAAAGCAGCTGCTCTCGGGTTGATCGTTGAATAGGAAGATCGACGGCGCGCACCCCCACAACAGCCTCCACGAACGCCGCGCCTTCGCGCTTTGCTTCGGACGCCGCGCCGGATAGGGCTGGGGATTGGCGCTGGGCGTGTGAGTTGTTGCGGTTAGCGTCTTCGCAGATAGTCAATATGCGAGAGCAAGCAAGTAAGGCGGCTCCATGCCTTTCTGCATCGAAGGAGTGATAGGCCGTTTGCGGGATGCGTCCCGTGCCATCGCACCGGTCGCACGCGAGCGAAAGCGCGCCACCGTTGCATTCCGGCTCAGCTACGGGAAGGGCGCCCCTGCCGCCGCAGCGCGGGCACAGGGCCGTTTGGAGTTGGTCAGCGGGCATTTTCATCCTCCAAACTGAGAACCGCGCGGATGGCATCTTCGGCTGTAAGGTAAGGGCCGCCGCGCCCTATGGTGCTGCGCTCATTCCATCTGGCTTGCCAGTGCTGGCCGCCCGCGCGATCTCCCCATGAGAGGCCGCAACGCTGCTGCGGCGTCAGGGATGCGAGCAGGTCGCTCAAGCCGGTCATGACAGCACCATTGGCGTGAAGTCCGGGTTGCGGATGCTTTCATCCTTGTCGCCGCGCAATCTTCGTGCTTGCCGCCGTGCTCGGCGGGGCATGAGCCTAGGTCGGCCATTTATCATAGGTAGACCCCTTCCCTGATCTGGGTGGCGAGCCGGATCACCTCGTCGAGCTGGCCCGTCGAGATCAACGCCTGAGGCGACCGTCCGCCCAGCAGCTTGTGCGGCTCGTCCAGCCAGTCGTCGAACTCCTCCAGGGTGAACAGGTCGCTCAGCAGTTCGTAGACCTGGGTCGCGTCGATGCAGTCCATCCTGGATGTCCTCCTGCTCGCGTGAATCGTAGCGCGGCGAGATTGACACATCAATATGTGTTTTGTAGCGTGCCGTGCAGCAGCATGAGGCGGCCCGGATCATGAGGATGATCTCAATCTCTGTGATGGTCTTCATCGGCATTGCGGCCTGGAAGGCCCTCGACATGATCAAACTTCTTTGCGGAACGGAAACCGCGATCTGGATCGCTCTGATCGTCATCGTCGTTGTGCTCTGCATCCTGGACAGCACGAACTATGGGTGACGTCGATCTCGATCAGGTCAGATGCATTACCCTGATTGGCTATCGCACGGCCGAACCGCCCGAATGGAACAACGATGCCGAAGCCCTGGCTGAGCAACAGCGTATCGAATACCTGGATGGCCTGCCGTGCTGGCTGGAGTATCGAAAGAAATGCGCCGGGGCGTAGGCCGTCCAGCCGCCACGGGAGCGGCTGGAAACGGGCTGTCAACCTTTACGACCCCGGCGCACCTGACCACGAGAGGATGTAGTAGATGCCGGACGATCTGAACAAGCTGTTCGGACTCGACAAGCTGCCACCGCCGGTCGACCAAGACGAGCGCACCCTCCTCGATGGATCGCCCGTCACACCGGATCATCTCGAAATCCAGCCCGACGGCATGCAGAAGAGCTATATGGTGCTCAGCGAGGCCGAACGCGCCAAGGGCTTCGTGCGCCCCGTCAGGCACTCCTACAGGCATTTGACCTGCGGCACGGTCACCACGATGGGAAGTGCGCTGGCCGAGACTTATGCGCGCTCGCCCACGTTCTATTCGGGCACGTTCTGCGTCGGTTGCCGCAAGCACCTTCCGGTCGGTGAGGATGGTGAGTTCGTGTGGGATGGCACTGACGAGAAGGTCGGCACATGACCACGCGCGCCGCTGACGATGTCACCGAGATCGCGAAGCGCACCAAGCAGCTTCGGGACGAGCGCGAGATGGCGACTGATATCGACAAGGCCACAGGCGAGTGGCTGGACCTGCACGGCCGCCGTGCCGGTGTGACGCGGGTCGCTCATGAGTCCGATTATGCCTATCGCAACCGCATCAAAGCGGCGACAGGACAGTGACAGCCAATGCGAAAACCTCGATCCGGATGCGTCGGCCTGGCGGCGGCGATCTCGACGGCTATATTTTCACTGATGAGGCCCATGCGCGCCGGTGGTTGCAGCAGGGATTCGTGGCCGACTGGGATATCAGACTTGAGCGCGTTGAGCTGAAAAACGACGGCATATGTCCGCATTGCCGCGGTTCGGGCACCAGTGAACGCCACGCCAAGGTAATCCAGCGGCTGAGTGTGGCCGAATTCCTGGGGAAATCATGACCGCATACATCGACGCCGCCAGTCTGAACGAAAACGACCGGATCATAATGATCGGGTCGTCGGTGATGAAGGCGCCGGCGTCGTCGGCCGACAAGCCGCTGGTCGCCGGCTTCATCGTCGAGACGGACGAGAAGGCCGATCGCTACATCGCCAAGCTGCAGAAGCGCTTCCCCGGCATTCGTGTCATCGACCGCAACCCTGGCCCAGTGGCTGACACGGTCCTGGTGCGGGTCGGGCCGCCCCTACGGTGATCACGAAAATTCCGCTTGCGCGACCACATCAAGATGGGATAGCGCTTCCGGTCATGAGCATGAAGCCATCACATCGCGTCACGAATACATTCCGGCTCGGGCAAGAAAAGCCCGCGTCGCAGGGTATTTGCGCGCGTGGAGGGTTCTGGCGGGGGTAACGCCCCGGATCGGCGAAAGCCACCAGAAGCCTCCGCGGGTCAGCCCTCGGAGGCTTTTTTGTTGCTCGCGAGATGTCAGTCCTGTGCAAGTCCAGGGCCAAGCGCCGACTACGTGGCCTGGTAGAGCTTTTTGTTCTTTGACTTGTGGGGGCGTAGCTCAGCGGGAGAGCACTGGTCCTGCAAACCGGGTGTCGTCGGTTCGAGTCCGACCGCTTCCACCACTATGCGGCTGTAGCTCAGAGGTAGAGCACCTGCTTGCCAAGCAGGATGTCGAGGGTTCGATTCCCTCTGGCCGCTCCATATTGCGTGTCCCGATTGGGACGATAGTTGCGCTTGTAGCTTAATGGTAGAGCCGGCTGCTCATAACAGCCTCGGTGCCCGTTCGACCCGGGCCGGGCGCACCATTTGGCTCGCGCAGGAGATAGCGGGGTAGACTGGAGGCGGTTCCAGCTAGGTCTCATAAGCCTAAGAGGGTGGTTCGATTCCACCCCCGCTACCAAATTGCCGATGTAGCTCAGTGGTAGAGCGCCGCTTTGAAGAAGCGGGCGTGGGTGGTTCAATTCCATCCGTCGGCACCACGATGCGGCGCTAACACTCTGGGGAGTGTGTCTGCCTTCCAAGCAGTTCCAGACGGGTTCGATCCCCGTGCGCCGCTCCATCTAGCCGGGAGTGCTCCATTTTGCACGTCCGCGCCACGGTGCGGTCCGGCGGCCATTTCGATCCGGTCGGTCCATAATGGCAATGGAACGAGACTGTTAATCTCGACGCTGCTGGTTCGAATCCAGCGACCGGAGCCAGTTTGGGAGTCAAGTGTTACGGTAGCACGACCGGCTCCAACCCGGTTAGCGTGGGTTCAACTCCTACGACTCCTGCCAAATTGCGTCGCGAGCCAGACGGCAGAGGCGTTCCGCTGCAAACGGAAAAACACCGTGTTCAATTCACGGGCGGCGCTCCAACTCGATGGTGACGTGAGTCAGCCGGCGTGGACGGCCCGCTGTGACCGGGTCTAGATGGGTTCAACTCCCATACGTCACCCCAATTTGCCGGATTAGCACAGCGGAAGTGCAGTGGTTTTGTAAACCGAAGGTCAGGAGTTCGAATCTCCTATCCGGCTCCAGTTTCATGATCCCCGGTCGTCTAATGGCAGGACATCGGATTCTGGATCCGAGGGTTGTGGTTCGAGTCCATGCCGGGGAGCCATTGAAACACACACTTCGATGTGTTATTGCCGTTTTAATGAAGATGCGCACCGATCGCAGTCAGATCAAGGAAATGCTTCGAAGAGGCGTTTCATATTCGAAGATCACTGCTAAGACGGGCGCAACAAAAGGCACGCTCAGCTACATAGCAAAGAGCAGTGGAAAACCTCTAACGCTTCGTCTTGATCATTTCGATGGTGATGGAGGAAATCACGACATTGAAAACCTACGGTTCATATGTCCCAATTGCGATAGCCAATCTCCAACTTACGGACACAGAAACCGCGGGCGTTACGCTCGGCTTGGGGTTAAGCTTTCAAGTGTGCAGGGTAGCCACACCGCGTTTTGAGCGCGGAAGCAAGGGGTTCGACTCCTCGGCCCCAAACCAGTTTCGCCCATTCGTTCAATGGCAGGACAACCGATTCTCGATCGGTCAACGCGGGTTCGATTCTCCGCATGGGCGACCAGTTGCGCGTGTGGCGGAACGGTAGACGCGGCCCCCTTAAAGCGGGCTGTCTCGGCGTGCAGGTTCGATTCCTGTCGCGCGCACCAATCAGGAGCAGCACATGAGTGATCGCGATGTCCCGCTGCACACCTACGAGCTGATCTATCGAGACGCCAATGTGAAGCGACAGCGCATGCGCGTCGCCGGCGGCTGGATCTACTCGTGCTCGCTGCTTAGCTCGACCGGCAGCGTGGCAATTTCGGAAGTTTTGGTTCCAGATGCTCGCGTGGGCCAACAGGTAGAGTCAGCACGTTGAGAGCGTGTCCAGTGCCGGTTCGAGTCCGGCCGCGAGCACCAGATTGCGGGGATGGGCAAATCGGTAAAGTCGCTGCGTTCAGACCGCAAGGTGTGGGCTTCGAATGCACCCGCTCTCCGCCAAATGGAAGGTGAAGTCGGCAGGAGCCGGCCGCCCGTTCGAAACGGGAGGAGACCCGCGAGGGTCAGGGGATCAAGACCTCCGCCTTCCGCCAGCTTGGATCGTGCCGGGGGTTGGCTCCCCCAGCGGGTTGCTAACCCGTGGCTCCCCTCCGGGGATGAGGGTTCGATGCCTTCACGATCCGCCATGCCCCGTTAGCAGAGTGGCTAATGCGCGTCCTTGGTAAGGACGAGATCGCCGGTTCGATTCCGGCACGGGGCTCCATACGACCAGCCGTTTGCACCACGCCTGAGCCGGCCGCGGCCTGATGGGGCCGGACGCTTTCGCGAACGGGTGTGGCAGGCTGTGCTGGGCAGGGACAGCCGGTGGCTCCGGCGAGCGGCCTGTAAAGCCGTGCCCTTCGGGGGAGAGGATCGAAACCTCACCTGCCCACCATTGCTCGCGTAGCTCAATGGCAGAGCAGTCGGTTGATAACCGACCGACGATGGGTTCGATTCCCACCGCAAGCACCAGATCACGAGAAACACCGGTAACTCAGAGGCCAGAGTGCTGTCCTTTTAAGTCAGAGGTCGCGGGTTCGAATCCCGTCCGGTGTTCCATGAATTCCTCGCGGACGCGCGGGGCGCTGCATTCCGCGATAGGTCCAAAGAGCACGCGGGTGCAGCTGGATTTGCTCGCATCTTTCAGTGGCAGGAAGCTGGATTGTCGATCCGGTAACAGGGGTTCGATCCCCCTTGCGAGCGCCATAAAGCCGCTTCATCAAATCGGCGCGCCATCTACCTGCCGCTTGCCGAGGCGCGGCGAGGGTCAAACCGAAGCCGAGGGGTGCGACCCGCCCCGAAGCCTGGGGCTCGCCCGCCACGGCAAGCAGCAGTTTCAGGGCGTAGGACAGTGGCCAGTCCGCCTGCTTCGGGAGCAGGAGATCGTGAGTTCGAATCTCACCGCCTTGACCATTTTCGTTGTCCTCGCCTGCGGATCAGGCGCCGGCACTCCTAATGCTGGGTGCGCCGGTTCGAATCCGGCCGGGGACGCCAACAGGATGTAGCTCAATGGGAGAGCACCGCGTTTGGGGCGCGGGGGCTGGTGGTTCGAGTCCACTCATCCTGACCAATTGCGTGCATAGCTCAGCGGGAGAGCGCTCCGTTCACACCGGGGATGTCGGGAGTTCAATCCTCTCTGCACGCACCAGTTCGGGGGGCACAGTCCCGCCCGTGGGGCACGGTCCGACCCGGAGAACCGGTCGGCCGCGAAGCTATCGTTGCGCGCCTAGCTCATCGGGAGAGCGTCGCTTTGACATAGCGAAGGCGGCCGGTTCGATTCCGGCGGCGCGCACCAGCTACCGCTCCGGCGGTTATGGCTGTAACGGCCTGGATGGAATGCCGACCTGGACCCGGGGGCAGCGCCCGGCGTCTCCACCAAGGGGGACGACGCAGATCTCGACAGGTCGATCAAAGATCCAGGCTCAGCCCGGCAAGGAACGGCCGGCAATCTGTCCGCATGAGAAATGCCAATGACAACACTGGCATGGGAGCGGTGCGCCTCGCGGCGTAACCACCCGGCGCCCTGAGGGGGGCGTGGCAACAGCAGGGGCGGCCCTCGAAAGGTCGCCCCACCCTCGCCTATTCGGGGCTGTGGCGCAGCTGGGAGCGCGTCTGCATGGCATGCAGAAGGTCGTCGGTTCGATTCCGACCAGTTCCACCAAATTGCCGCGGTCGAATAAGGTAGTTCACCGGTCCTTCAAATCGGTCGGCGCGGGTTCAAATCCCGTCCGCGGCACCAACCGTTTCCATATTGGAAAGTGTTTACCCCTGCCGATGGCTCTCGGGCTCTGCGCTACGAACGTGGAAGAGCTGGTTCGATTCCAGTCAGGGGTTCCAGATCATGCGGCGGCCGCCGAGCCGGGCCATGGCCTTCTAAGCCGAGGGAGGTGGGGCAAGCACCCACCCGCCGCACCAGCTTGCTCTCGCCTGTGGATCAGGCGCTGACCCTCCGAAGGTCGGACGCGCCGGTTCGAATCCGGCCGAGAGCTCCAGCAAGGGACCGGGTCGCGTGCGAGCGTGTCTCCCGGGACAAAGTCGATGCCGAGACGCGAGCCCCGGCATGGTCCCTCACAGCGGCGGCGCGACCGGCTGACGACGAGCGTGGAATGCAGTCCCGAGATGCCGCGCGGGGCAGGCCGTTCGATACGGCTAGTCGTCAGCCAAACCGCCCAAAATCGGCGAAAAATATTCCTGGAAATATTCCAGATCGTTGCGGGCGTGGCGGAAAGGTAGACGCGGCCGGCTCAAACCCGGCTGATCATTCGTGCAGGTTCGAATCCTGTCGCTCGCACCATTTCATGGACCAGTGCGCCGAGTGGCGAAGGCAGCCGACTCTTAATCGGATGGGCGAAAGCCCCGCGTGAGTTCGAATCTCACCTGGTCCTCCAATGCCCGTGTAGCTCAATGGCAGAGCAGCCGCCTCGTAAGCGGCCGACGAGCGGTTCGATTCCGCCCACCGGCTCCATGAGGATGTGTTATCTCGGCTCTACCAACAACCGCGAAAGCCCGTGTCATGCGTGCCAGAAACTCCGCCCTCGACCTGGAAGCGCTCGTCCTCAACGCTGACGCGCGGCCGCTCTCGACCTGGCCGCTCAGCAAGGAAAGCGCACGCGACGCCATCACCGCCGTGATGAAAGGCAACGTCGAGGTGGTCGACACCTGGGACGCCGTGATCCGCACGCCGCGCATCGAAATCCCGGTGCCGAAGGTCATCATGCTGCGCTACTACGCGCCGATCCGGGCCGAGCCGAAGTTCTGCCGGGCCAGCGTGTTCCTGCGCGACAGGTTCAAGTGCCAATACTGCGGCGAGCCGTTTCCGCGCGAGCAGTTGACCTACGACCACGTCATCCCGCGCACCAAGGGCGGCCAGACCGTGTGGGAAAACATCCTGACCTGCTGCGAGACCTGCAACGCGCTCAAGCGCGACCGGCCGGCCAACTGGAGCGGCAGGCGCGGCGCCGGCGAGATGCGTCCGCTCAAGGCGCCTCGGCGCCCCAGCACGGCCGAACTGCTCCGCGCCGGGCTCGATCTGCTCGACCAGGAGACGCGGGAGACCTGGGGCGACTGGCTCTACTGGAACGCCGAGCTGAAGGCCTAAGCGTTGTTGGCCGCGATCCAGCCAGCCTGAGCCTCGGCGTTTAGGTTGCCTTCCGCGATGAAGCGGTCGAACTCCGGATCATCGAGCGAGCCGAAATAGCGCGACACGAGCCACCGTCCCTGGAGCCACAGGCCCAGCGTGACGGTGGCGATCGGCGTCTCGCTGGGCCACGCCTTGGGCGCGAATTCGTTCATGATGTCACGCCATTTCCTTCTGACCTGTGTTGAGTCGCCCACGCGACGGCACGTCATGCGTGCTCGCGATAGGCGGGAAGCCGGCACTGGTCCGCTCCGAGTCCTGGACCCGCAGCACCGTCATGGGTCGGTTCGCCACCCAGGCGTTCCACGTCTTCACGCCCAGCACGAGCCGATCGATGGTGCGCAGCTTGGTGTGCGACATCGCATCGTTGACCAGGCGCTCATGATAGCGCCGGGTCGGGCTCGTCTCCGCGCCCTGCCCGTCGTCGACCGACGACGCGAATTCCCGGGTCTCGTCGAACGTGCTGCGCCGGCACACCAGGGCAAGCAGGCCGCCGAACCATGCCGCCTTGATCGCCTGGAACCGTAGCGATCCGTTGAAATTCGCGATGTCCTGGATGATCGGGAATTTCTTCAAGGTATCGACGATGTCGGCCGACTCGAGTGGGCACGACATGTAGGAGATCGAACCAGCATCATAGTGCCACACGATCTTGGCGATCGCGGCGCAGCGTTTGGCTTCCTGCACGCCGTTGATGTCGAGCACGTCGGCCGCGCTCCGCTTCGAGCCTGTCCCGGTTGCTGTGAACGCTTCGCGCGCGATGCCGAACCTGATGTCACAAATCGCGGCAATGCCGGTCTCATGGATCGCGGTGAGCCGGTGCTGCCCGTCGTTGAGGATGCCTTCCCGGCTGACGATGATCGGCTCGCCGGTGTTCACCCATTGGCCGCGCTCCAGGATGTTGGAAAACCGGCGCACCAAGGACTTCTTTACGGACCGGTTGCCCGTGTTGAGGCGCAGAATCCAACCCGCCACATCGGCCGTGCAAAGCCCTGTGATGGTGCCGTCGTATTCGGTCACCAGGGTAAGCAGATCATCCTCGGTCGTGGCGATCGGCTTCATGTCTTTGGTTCCTTCGGACCCGGCTTTGGATTGGTCCTTGCGTGGCGCTGGATTTCCTCCTGGCGCTGTGTATCGGCCCTGGGCGTGGGGCGAGGCATGGCCTTGGTCGCCACATTCTTGATCCACCAGGCGCCCTGGCGCAGCGCTGAAAAACCCTTCTTTGGCGGCGTCATTCGTCTTTGCCATAGGAAGGGCCGCACCACGCCGCCGGTGCGGGCGGCGTGCGCTCGGGTGTGGGACCGAACCAGTCGGCACGCCGGCCGCGCCAGTTCTTCTCGCCGGGCCGCATCCGGCCTTCCAGGTGGATGCCCATCAACTCGGGGAGGAGCACCCGCTTAGGGCGCGGCCATTGCAGCGAGAACAACATGTCAGTGCGTCCCGCCGTGCCGTGCTGGTTGGGGTAGGTCTTGATCCCAGTCCTCGCCGCGTTCCAGAGCTGGAAGAAGCCGATCGGGACGTAGCCGTCCTCCTGCAGCTTGGCGACGCGCGCGCCCAAGGGCCACGGCCCGGGCACGATGTAAGTCTGATCGGAATGCATGACCTGCGGTGTTCCGATGTGCTGCATCCACGCCTCGTAGTCGGGACACATCATCCGGTCGATGCCGTAGATGCATTCCGGATCGAGCGACGCGACGTTCAGGATTTCGCGGGTGCGTGGCGGCAGCACGATGTCGGCGTCTATGTGCAGCACCCAGTCCGACAGCGACAGCGCGGCGACGCCGGCGTTGATCCCGTTCCCCTTATTGAAGGCCTGCTCCTGGTAGTAAAAATGGTCGGTCTGGATGACCCGGATGTGATGATGGGCGCATAGGTTGTGCGTTCGCACGTCCCCGGTATCGCTGACCACCACCATGTCGTCGAAATGCACCTTGTTGAGCGGCAAGGTGTGGGCCAGCACGTCGGAGAAATTCACGCAGACCGTCACGCATTCGAGCCGCATATCAGGCGTCCTCTAGGGGTTTCGGCCTGACCCGTCGCGGGCCACCTTGGCCGCCGTCTTCATCATCGCCCGGGCAGATCGGCGAGCAGGGCGGCATCCAGGCATATCGGCCACCGGTCGTCTGCCTTTCGTATTTCTGGACCCGGTGACACACTTCGCAGTAGCGCCGCTGGCCGTGGTGCCCGGTGTAGTGCCACAGGTGCTGCGGCATCAGTGCTCCGGTTCATCCGGGGGCGGCTCATCGGCAGGCGGCTCATCGCCGTCGGGCTTCGCATCGCCGGCGGGCGGCTTGCGTCGGTCCAGATCGGAGCCGGGCCCGTCGTCCTTGAACATCGCGCCCTGGTCGAAGTTGATCGGCACTTCGGCGCGCGCCCCGCTGTATTTCTCGCCATCCGCGATCGCCAGCAACACGGTCATGCCCTGGCTATCGAACAGCTCGTGGCGCAGCGGATCGCTGCTGTCGAAATCGCGACCTGGGTCTGGATCGACGTGCCCTTGCGGACGATCTTGATCAGCTTGCCGGGCAGGGTGCGCCGTCCATCCGCGGCGATCATCTCGACGGCGCGGCTCACCGCGTATCTGATCGACGCGCTCACCCGATCGATGGTGGCCTTCTGCTCGTCCTGCTTGCGCATGTGCCAAGGCAGCGGGTTGTGCTCGTGCTTGAACGTGTCCAGCACCAGGTCGCGCAGGTCGCCGAACATGGTGTCCGCCGCCAGCACCAGCAGAGCGGCACGTTTTTCGGCAGCGCTGTCACGCGGCTGTTCCGGCGGCGTTGCGGTTCCGGCCTTCTTCATGCGACTCTCCTTTGCGAGGTGGACATGGAAACACATGATAATGTGCTTGCCAAGCGCGATTTGAGCGCGGCGCAACTTGCGGAGCGCAGCGTCGCTGCACGTGCCCGCTGGGCCGGCCATCGAGCCGAGACCAATCCGACGGTCCGCCAAGCCGCGTGGGGAGAAGCGACACCGCCCTCCAAATCCGCCGTATCGCTGTTCCGGCAGGGCATGCCGTCGAGCGGCCGCTCAGGCGGGTTGTGGGACACCCGATCGGTCGAGCCGTCGGCGGGCCAGATCCGGGGCAGGTTGACGTTCCATTTCCCCAGGGCCTACCGCAGCGACAAGCCCGACGCGCCGCTAAAGCACGAAAAGAAGCTGCTGGCCCATCGCCTCGCCGCTGATCCGGCCCAGCCCGTCGCGATCACCAACCCAGGCACCATCGCCGAGGCGCAGCGCCACCCCGAGATGCGCGCCCTGATGCAGGGCGCGGTCGAGACGGTGCGCCAGAACCAGAAGGGGGCGATCGCCAAGGCGACCGAGGACGGCATCATCCCCGAGGGCACGCCGCCCGGTCTGGTGCGCGAGGCCTACAAGCACGCCGCGCTGCTGGCGCTCCACAAGGCCGGCCTGGTCGACTGGGCGTTCGAGATGGATGCCCACGCCAAGAAGGCGTTCAAGCCGCTGGTGCCGTTCATGCGCTATGCGTCGCGCCGCGTGTTCGACCAGCTCAACGTGCAGCACAAGGGCAAATGGACCGCGTTCCGCGACGAGTTCGGCGAGGAATTCAAGGATCGACGGAAGGATGCGGCTGGCAAGGTGCGCCGGCGGATGCGGCCCAACCAGGAGTTCGTGAAGGTCGATCAGGCCTGGGGCGAGCTAGCCAAGGCGTTCGATGCGACGAAACACCCGCGCGGCCAAGGGGGTAAGTTCTCCCGCAGCGGCACGTTCGACGATGCGATCCGCGGCGCTCAGCTGAGCGGGGGCGCCGTTGGCGGCATCGCGACGGGCCACCTGATTTCGTCGCCGCGGGCAGCGCGGCACCTGACAGCGGCCGTCGACAAGGTCGGCAAAAAGATTGGCAACGCGGCCGAGGCCCGGTTTCGCCTGGCGAGTCGAAAGGCCGGCGCCTACACGTCGCCGCATGCCGAGCAGGTGCTGCGCAGCCAGGGACGACTCCTGAACGGAGCTGCACGTCTGGCTGGCAAGGGGCTGGGGCGTGCTGGGATCGCCACAGCTGCCTTCGCCGCGGGCGATTACGCGGGCGACCTGGTAGGCCGCAAGGTGTTCGGCCAGCACGGCAGCAAGAAGCACTACCGGCATTTCAATGCCCTGGGTTTCGGTCTCGGCAGCGCCGGCGCGGTTGGTGCTCATCTGCTGGCCCGGGCCCGGTTCGCGCGCAAGCTGGTCCGTCGCTTTCCGTTGTCGGGACGCGCCAAGTTGCTGGCCTCTGGCATTGCCTTGACGGCTGGCCTTGAGGGGGCTGGCACGCACATCCAGGATCGCGGCGAAGAGGCAATCGGCAAGCTCGCCAAGATGACGCTGGCCGACCTGGGCCTCGACATCGGCAAGGCCCCTTCCCCGGGCCAACCGCTTCCCGGTGGAGTCCAGTCTGGCTGGCTTGCGGGCCGCCTCGCCCTGGCCCGCAAGGAGTCGCAGGGCCAGCGCGCCATGAAGATCCTGACCCAGAAACAGAAGATGGAGCGCCACTTCGCCGCCAACGCGGAACGGGTCAAGGACCTGGAGCACGCCCCCACCATCAAGCAGGGCATGCTCGGCTCGACCCGGGGCTACGACCTGAAGCGCGAGGGCATGTCCCAGCCCGGCCTGGGCCTGGGCGGCGCGATGGGGACCCGCATCGGCTCTGCCAGCCGGGTGGGCCAAGGCATGCGGATCGGATCGACCCAGCGCGTCGGTTCGGTCGACCGGATCAGCCCCGGGCTACGCCTGGGCCAGACCGCCAAGTTCGGCGTCAAGCAGAAGATCGGCACCACGGCGCGGTTCGGCGTGACGCAACGACTCAGCCCGTTCCAGCGGGTCGAGCCGGTCGGGCCGCTGCGCAAGGACACGATCGGCGGTCAGATGGTGATGCAGCGCGCCACGCACCTCGGTAACATCAGACCGATCGCCGCGCCGCACTACCAGAACAAGAAGATCCAGTATCACGCCAACCCGACCTTCGCGCGGCCCGGCTCGATTCAGCGCTTCGTGAACTCGATCACGGGGGTCAACAGCGCGGCCATGTTACCTGGGCCAGCCCGCTCGTTCCGCAAGCCGCGCCGGTTCACCAGCCATTCCGCGACCAGCACCTACGGGGGCGCCTACGCCAGCTCGGGCACGCCGACGCAGGGCGGCGCCCAGATCAGCGTGCAGACCCCGAACCCGTCGCTCTACCAAAAGCTGGAGCCGATCGAGGAGGCTATCGCGCTGCGCAAGGCGATCCAGGATGTCGAACGACGCGCCGCGGTCCGGCAGACCATGCACGAGTTCAAACATGGCAAGCTGCGGTCCGGGTCCAAGAAAGGGCCTCGCGTCACCAATCGTCGCCAGGCCGTCGCCATCGCGATCAGCCAGGCCGAGCGGCTCGGCAAGCGCGTCCCGGCCAAATTCCTGGCCGGGGCCGCCGTCGGCGCTGGCGCAGCCCTGTTCGGCCAGCACGCCAAGGAGTCCTACGACGAGAGCTCGCCGGCCACGCATGCCATGGCAGGAGCCGCGACCGGTCTTGGCGCGGCCTACCTGCTGGGCCGCACCAGGGCGCGCTACGCGGCCCGGCGCGAGGCGAGCCGCATCTTCCATGCCGGCCTCGATGCGGCGCGCACCCATCTGGGCGCGACGGGCGACAGGTCGGCGTTTCGGACCGCCAAGCATGCCGCGGTCCAAACGGCTCGAAAGCATCGTGACGAGGCCCGAGCCGCATGGCGGCCGCGCAAGTCGCACCTTGCCATTGGGGCCGCCACTGGCGCGACAGCAGCTCTCCCGTCTCGTGATCAGGAAAACACATAACTCTGTGGCATTTTGCACGGACCATGTGATAAGCTGCCATTTTCATGGAGCTTGCGATGACGAAGATGCTTGGGTATCTTGACATCCTGAGGGGGGCGAGTTGCGCCCTGGGCGCGGCGCTTCTCATCGGGATGTGTTTCGCGGCCCACGCCGAGGCTCCGCCCGGCACCGATCACAACACCCCCGAGGCACGCTGGTATGAGGGCGCCCGCTCCGAGACGGGCGTGAATTGCTGCAGCATGGCGGACGGGCACCGGGCCCAGGCCCGCTACATCGGCACACCGCCCAACGGGCGATACGAAGTCCTGATCAACGGCGAGTGGAAACCCGTGCCGCCCTGGACCTATCTCATGAAGGGGTATCCACCTCACCCGGCCGGCTCGGCCGTGGTCTGGGAGACCCATATCCCTTCGGATCCGATCCGCTGCTTCTCGCCTCCGGTCGCGGCTCAATGATGCGCGAACCCGTCGCCCGCGACGAGGCCGGCGTTCCGATACTTCAGACGTGCGGCCGGCGCATGAATGATTTCGGTCCGTGGCCCAAGCTCGAACTTCTCGATCACTGGAACATCCAGCCCAACGGTGATCGGACCTGCTCGTTCTGCGGCTCGCTGCACCACGACGATTTCTACCGTCTCGTCGTGGCATCGCTGGCCGACGACAGCACGATCCGGATCGAAGTGAGTGACAAGCGCTACAAGATCTATGTGCATCGCCCCGAGATCCGAAACGCCGCCGAGGGTGGCATCAAGTTCTACAAGCACCACGACGTGCATTGGACCGACGAACAGCGTGCCGAGATCATCCGCATCTGGCCCGACGTGATCGGCAAGTCGAGCGCCAGGTTCGAGCAGGTCATGGAGCGGCTCAAGCTGCGCTTTCCCGTGCCGGAAACGCCGCCAGACTCCGAATGACCACGACGACTTACCTCCACAGCCTGATCGAATAACCCAGAGCAGAACGCAAGACTAAAGCCGCACCCCTGGATCGTTCCCAGGGGTGCGGCTGGCGCTGGCCGCTCGCACCCATTCCCATTGTGACTTCGCAAAGCCCCGCCCCCGAGCGGGGCTTTTTCTGTTGGAGGTGCGTGTGACGCAATTCACCAACTACAGCCAGACCATCGGCCTCACGCCGGTGCAGATATGGCCCACCCTGAGTGGGACGGTGTCCTACATGCGGCTCTGGAACGTCAGCGCGTCCGGCGGTCCAACGATATGGCTGACGCGATACGGCTCCAGTCCGGCCGCAAATACGCCCGGCTCGTTTCCCCTGCAACCAGGCGAATTCGAGGAATTCGAAATCGCGTCCGGCTTCAATCCGCCGCTCAATTCGGTGTGGGCCATCGCCACCGCGGCCGGCGCCGAACTGACCGCAGAAGTGGGGTCCTGACATGCCGGTCCGGCGCATCGGTTCGTCCAGCTCCATCATCACGCGCCGGACCAACTTTCAGGGCAGGTCCGCAATCATCAACCAGCCCGTCGTCGCGTTTCCGTGGCGGACCCTCTACCAAGGCGTCTACACGAGCGGCGCAGGGTCTGTGGCGGCGTCGAGCGATCGAGGCGGCCAGTCGCAGCACACTTGGTATTTCATTGCGCCGGGCGTGACCTCGATCAGGGCCGTCTTTGGCAACACGGCCTACAACGCCAACTCGCCGGCCGGCGAATACACCACCGGTCTTTCCACACTCACGGTCGGCATGTCCTGGAACAGCCCGAAGAATATTGCGGCCAACGGCTGGCGCTACGGCACGTTCCTGGGCGGCAACAACACAATCTCGATCCCTCCCGGCGCACTCATCGCGTCCGATCCCGTGCCGGTGGTCGGCGTGGTGGGAGCGCCGTTCTGGAGCAGGACCTGGCTACAGATTCCGGCCGGCGGATCATTTCCGTTAGGAATGGTTTCCAGCGCGTTCAGCTTGTCGGGACTGCCGATCATCGCGCTGGATGCATCATCCTGCGGCCACAATTACCCACAGAGCAATCCTTTCAACAACGGCAACAACACAGGCGCCGACAAGCGCTTGGTCCAGGGCGTCTCGGGCGACGGCGGCGATGGCGGCGCGTTGTGGATCAGCACCTACGGTGACCACAGCTACGGGCCGCTGGGTATCATCGGAACCTGCGCCACGCCGAACATTCCGGTTGTCGCCATCATCGGCGACAGCAACGCCGAGGGTCTGGGCGACGCCTGGGCGGAACTGGGGATTTTCCAGCGCGCCCTGCTCGCCGCTGGCCTGACCGGCATCAAGCTCGCGTTCAGCGGGGACTCGGCCTATCAGTTCACCCCGCTCACGCAACGTCTCATGCGGCAACTTCTGCTCGAAGCATGCACGCATGCGATCTGCGAATATCC